GTTCGCCCTTCTAAAGAAACTAAAACGGATTCTCACATCACCGAGCGTGGCCTTCCGGTTATGCCTGGTGATATTGTAATAACAAACGACGGTTCTATTGAAGAACTTTACAAAAAAATTGATAAGGTATTAAAATGAGTCAAGATATTATTAACACACTGAAAGTACGCGTATTCGACCTGTCTGAAGTTGCTCAGGCTTCCCAAGACCGCATTAAAGAACTGGAAGCTGTTCTGGGTGAACTGGTTCAGATTCTGCCTGTAAAAGCTAAAGAAGACGGTTCTTTTGAACTGGCCGCTATCGTAGAAGCAGCTAAGTCGGTTGTTCTGGCTGCTGATGTCGAAGCTGAAGTAGAAGATGAAGTAGAAGGCTAAGTGAAGTTTAAAGACTTTACTACAGGTCTTTATGTTGCAGCTAAATTTTCTGAATCGACTTTAGATGAAATTGAGGATCTTCAGCGAGAGTTGAAGATTCCTAATCCAGTTCCTCGTCATAAAATCCATTCAACGATATGCTACTCTCGCGTTGATGTACCTTATGTATGCTCGACCGGGAGTTTTGAGGTTGCTACTTCAGGGGAACTTGAAACCTGGGATACCCAAGACGGTAAGGTCCTAGTTCTTAAGTTAGACTCTGACTATCTAAAGTTCCGACATAACTATGCTCGTGCGTTAGGTGCTACTCATGATTTCCCTGACTACACACCGCATATCACCCTAAGCTATAACATTGGACCTGCTCACTATAAAGGTGAAGTCAAGTGTCATGTAGTTCTAGACCGTGAATACAAAGAACCTCTTCAACTAGACTGGGCTGACGATTTAAAATAAGGAGACTTTGGTCTCCTTTTTTGCATTTAAACAGTTTACATCACTAAATAGTTATGGTACTATACCCTTATACCAACTTACTCAGGAAACCAAAATGAAAACTTACAAAGAATTTTTAAATGAATCTAAAGATGCTTTCAACCATGTAGAACTGAGCATTACTGATTCACAGTATGGCACTCATAAACTGTTCCGAGCAGTCCATATTAAAGGTTCTCATGAAAACGCTATGGTTGACCTCGGTGAAGCAAAAGACCTAGAAACTCTGTTGAGTCACGTTAAATCATGGGATGCTAAAGAGTTCCGTATCAACGGTAAACCTGTTAAAATGAGCGAAATCAAAAAACATTTAAAGTAAGTGTTTACAATGGTAATGGGTCGTGATAAGATGACCCTATCAAAACAAAAGTGAAGGAGATTAAAATGAAACGCGCAGAAATCATTCGTAATGTGGCAGTAACAGTAGCTCTTGGAGCCACTTCGGTTTCTATGTTTGCCGGTTTTATGGCGGGTCTGTTAACTACTACCGAAAACGCCGTATCTGCAGGACTGGCATTATCAATGATTATTGTAGCTTTCCTAATGAACGAAATCTCTAAGTGAGGAAATATGTACGGATTATTCATGTGGTCTCGGTACTACCCTTGTGGCGGGACAGGTGATTTTGTAGATTGTTACGGCTCTATTGAAGAAGCTATTGAAGCCGCTCGTGAACGTAAAGACTTTAACGACAAGTATGAAGTCATTAGTTCTTCATTTTGTTCTATAACAAGCGGGTACACCAATGACTTATAAGCTGTACGGTGATTTTGAAGCGAACCCTCATACTCGTCAGAATTGTCGTATCGTGTGTGGTTCTTTTGAAACATACCAAGATGCTGTAGAATATGCTCGTGATGTGAGTTATTCATTTATCGAAATCACAGACCAGTATGGTAACTTGGTAGATGCTTCTGGCTGTTCTATGAACACTGGTAATAACTTTGCTCTGTTTGCTGGGTCTGATTACTACCCATCAGGCGGTTACCATGACCTGCGAGCTAAATCTCAGAACATCGATGAACTGCGAGACCTTATGAAAAAGCAGTTTAATGGTCGTTTTGACTGGTGGCATATTGCCAACCTTAATACTCATACAATTGTAGAGAGTGGTTATCGTTAATGAAAGTATTCGCTAAAGTAACTCATCCTGATAACGGCTATAGTCACGATTCTGAACTGGCTCATAATCTGATTGCTGTGGCTCCATTTGGTGCTGAATCGTTTCATGAAGTCAAAAAGATTTCTATCGGCCGTTCGAGCACAAAGGTCCAGCTGGTTGATGATAAATATCATTATAACAGTGTGAACTTCACTTTCTATGTTATGGAAGATAATGCTCCAGTTGAGTATGATATTTTCAAGAATGAACAGATGGCTGGTTGCATTGAACATGATTATATTATGATCAGCCGGTAATATGCTTTAAGTTTTAAGTGATATTATTACTACATGGAGACAACAGTCTCAAAATGACCTCAAGAGAAGCCTGTGGCTTAAGCTCTAAAACATGGTGAGGTCTCTATTCAGAAAGTTCTTGACACGATAATTTGGTGGGAAGTGTACAGCCTTCCTGGATTATTCGAGTGAAGCCCTCATGATGGGTGGAGAGCTTTTGAAATAGATGCGGGTTAACTTCAGTTGGTAGAATGACGGGTTCATATCCCGTTACGCGATGGTTCGAGTCCATCACCCGCCTCCAAATAAATGGGATACTATCTCAGTTGGTTAGAGCACCGGACTTTTAATCCGGGTGTCCGAAGTTCGAGTCTTCGGTGTCCCACCAATTAGGGTCGTTGGCTGAGAGGGGAAGCGACGGACTGTTAATCCGTGTCTTAGGACAAGGCAGGTTCGATACCTGCACGGCCCGCCAAATAAGAAGCGAGACCAAACTGGTAATGACCTTGTTGAGGCCTAGCCCAGATGGATGCGCACTCGCAAGTCGTCGAACTGACGTTCCCTGTTATACAGGTCCCTCATTGAAACCAGGTATATCACAGCTTGAAGCGGCGCAGGAAGGTACTAGTTATCTTTCGAGGTATAGCGATTCAGTTAATGTGTTAACAAAGATTATATCTGTGCACGGGTATATGAGAGCCATTAACACTTATTCAGCTTTCCGGAAAGCTTGAGAGATTCGTATCCCTACGAAAGATAATTACATGGCAGTCTAAAGAGATGAGTTAGAGGTCCATAAGTAAATGCCGGGACCGAAGGCGCTGTTCCCACAGTACGCTGTGTTCTACAATAACCTACTTGTTTGTACTCTTTAGACCCGGATAATGACGCTTCGGCAGAACATCGCACGGGGCTTTTGGCCCTATAGCTCAATTGGTTAGAGCACCCGGCTCATAACTGGTAGGTTCCCCGTTCAAGTCGGGGTGGGGTCACCAAATTTAAGGGGTGGAAATATCTTCAGGAACTCCATTAACGGACCCTGCGGCCCACCTCAAAGTATTCGGTTCGAGGACTTATTGACTTTTCTCCAGGATGACACGTTTGGCGACGTGCCTGTTGAGGAAACGATTTATTGGCCTTATAAAAATGTAGTGCAACGCCAATTGTTCTATAACCTGGTTCGAGTCCAGGCGTTCCGTCCAATCAACTTACTGAGAAAAATATCATGACCATCCTAAATGAAGATTTACTTCCTTGCCCGTTCTGTGGCGAAAAATTCCCTTTTACGTATATCAGTTATAGTTGTTGCGTGTTAGAATGCAAATGCGGTGTCGGAATCGCAGGTTGTAAAGGCGCTGTTACCGTGGTTTATGACTCAATGGAAGCTGTTCCTGAAGAATTGAAGCCTTACGCTGAACCGGCTAAAGGTCTTGCTTTCAGAGATAATGATAGAATCATCGAGTGGGAAGAACATGGTAAAGTGGGTCTTTCTTGTATGCGTGCCTTCGAGCATGCCGGTCTAACTAAAATTTGGAACAACAGATGCAACAAGATTACGTAATTTTTAATCCAGAATTCGGCTCATATGCTACATTTACTGATAATGAATACTGGGTTGGATGGGAATTCACCGGCATCCTTGACGCTGACGGGTTCACTGATATCGAGTATGCTCAGGCTCAAATCGATGGTATAATTATGCCTTCAGGCCGCGTACTGGTTAAAGCCGCAGAAGAACTTAAAGGGTGTGTTGTTCGTCGACGCTCAATCATGATTCACGTAGAGGATATCTAATGGACATTGGCTCAGGGTCAAGTTACCCTAGTTGCGCTTTAAGCAACTTTGCTCCGCATGCTTTTGAAATAGACGGCGTTAAATGTGCTTCAATGGAAGGCTTCTTACAGTCGTTGAAGTTCAGCTCTCCTGAAATGGCTGCACACGTTTGCACTTTAGTTGGTAAAGCAGCTAAGTTCAAAGGTAAAAAGAAGAAATGGTTCCGTACGCAAACTCTGTACTGGAAAGGCGTCCCTATGCAACGCCAGAGTGACGCCTATACGCTTCTTATTGAAAGGGCGTATAATCAATTGGCCACTAATGAAGGATTCAAGAGAGCTATCCTGGCCACACAGAACGCTACGTTAATTCACTCTATGGGACGGTCTAAAAAGAACGAAACTGTTCTGACCGAACAAGAGTTCTGCAGCAATCTTTATCGAGTACGTGAAATGCTTAAGGCTTCGAAATGATAGAATTAATGAAAGACCGACATGGTGTTCCAGTTTTTGAAGGCGATTATATCTTATTTGGTGTAAAAACCTCTGGTATGGGCCAAGATGGTGAAATGCGTGTTGGTAAAGTAACTGGCAAAACAGGTCATGGGATTGGTGTAGATTCTTATTCGTATCGATTCAAGGTATCTCATAAAATTGTTAAGGTAGATCCACATTTTGCTTTAGCTTTTATAGAGTATACTAAATAAACTTATTAAATGTTCAGTGGTGAAATCGGTAGACACGACCGGAATAGCTTGTTTGAAACCCTGGTTGGTACCCAGGTGAGTAAGGCGGAAACCGGTGCAACAGACCTAAGCGTACAGGTTCAAGTCCTGTCTGAACATTCTCGGGACATAGCTCAGCTGGATAGAGCAGCGGACTTCTAATCCGCAGGTCGAAGGTTCGAATCCTTCTGTCTCGACCAATTCGCATCGATGGTGGAACTGGTATACACATAGCACTTAAAATGCTACGCCGCAAGGATTGAGGGTTCGAATCCCTCTCGGTGCACCAAATTAAGACCTGGGAATAGTTGCTTAAACTTAGTGAGGAATTCAACGGCAGATACGTCTGTGCAACTACATAAGGTTCGAATCCTTATTTCCGTCTTATGCCGGTTTAGCTCAGTAGGTAGAGCAACTCACTTGTAATGAGAAGGTCGGCGGTTCGATTCCGTCAACCGGCACCAAATTTATGAGGAAAATATGAAAGTTTACGTCGTAGTAGAAGAAAATTGGAACGTCGAGTACGGGTATAATGAGTATTCTCTGCCTAGGAAAATCTTTGCATCTGAAGAAGCTGCAAACGAATACGCTGACGAAATGTCCAAGATGAATTCTTACAGCACTTATGTTGTTGAAGATTACATCGTAGAATAAAGAATGACGTCCTAGAATTGCACTCGAAGACGTAAGGCTGGCGAATGACCTCTGGGTGCATCTAAGTCATCAGAGCCGAGAAGAAAGGGTTCTCAGAAATGGGAACCCTTTCGGGCATTTAGATTACCAGTTTACACACTCAAAAGAACGTGGTATAGTACTCCTACACAAACATGAGGTGATTATGAAATTTTTTAAAGATGTTGAAGATGGTGAGAAATTTGTCCTGCCTAACGGCCAACAACTGATTCGTGTTTCCGAATCAAGCGAGTATAACGCTGTAGATACTATTGATTCATCTAAAGGCTTCTTTATTGCTGATGACGATGAGACGTATACTGTTGACGAATTCTGGGCTGATGTTGAGGAAGTAGAATGAAAATTACCAAAACGTTTGAAACTAATTCTGATCGCGAAATCCCGCTGGGTTGCTGTCTGATTCACTGGAAAGAAGGCGGTCATTCTGATGCAGTGATTGGTCAGTTAGAAGATGGCTCTCGTTACTTTGCTTGTGCAAACTGGACTGCACGTGAAGAAGAACGTGCTCAGTTAATTGGAAGTGTTAAAGTGAACTGGGACGAAATTGAACGCATTGAATTTATCACGGTGAAATCATGAGACGTAATATTACTGCCGGATACCCGGCATCTCTCTTCGAGAGTCAAGATTTTATTGACTTCAACGAAGTGACTGAATTTCTACCAGCTTCTTGGGTCCTGCAATACGCTGACCTGATTGTAAGAAACTGTTCAGAACCATTATACCAAAGCGCCTGGAAAGCATGTATGGAAGGCTTCCGTGCTGGTGCTGCTTCCTGGGAAGATGAAGATGGATATAGCGATTCTCTGTTCGACGTTTACGTCGATGAAGCAATTACAGAAGCTCTTGAAGAATTCATCTACAAAAATATGAAATAAGGTGTTTACTTTTCTAGAGAGTGTGTTACTATAGACACATCACACAATTGAGGAAAACATAATGCATTATCCTGATAAAGCTAAAGTAATAGCGCAAAAGTATTTTAAATCTTTCGGTGGTCTGTTTGGCAAAACACCTAATTTCCCGTCAGGTGAAGAGCGTTTGTCAGCTTTACGTTCATTAGAAAATATCATTTTGTCTAACATGCAGACTTATGGCGGTGATCCGGCGCTGTCTCGTATTATTGAAACGGCTGCTATAGATTTCATGGAAGAAGTTATCGAAACTTATAAGTAGTTTACAATGTGTAGGAGACGTGTTATGATCTCCTACACAAACGGGATAATTTAATTTTTTTACACACTGAAAGGAAAATACAATGGCTATTCTGAAAAAACTGGTTGCATTCATCCGTGCTAAACTGGGTACCTTTGTTGCTAAAAATACTACTGTTGAAGACCAGTATACTGAAGCGGCGAACATCCTGATTGACAAAATCACGCAGCTTCGTGTTTCTCATGTTAAGTCTGTCAATGAAGAGAAACGTATCTTGGCTCTGGCCATCGAAAAAGATAAACTGGCTGAATCGAAAGAAAAAGAAATTCGTCGTCTGATCGCTGAAAACATGAACGTGGAAACACACGCTAAGCTTGGTCTTCTGTATCGTCGAACTGCTGCGGCTCTGCGTGAAAAAGCTGCTGGTTATGCAGGTATGCGTGAAGAAATCGAACGTAAAGTGGTTGAGTTGGACGATGCTCGTCTGGACCTGGCTGTTAAGCTCGAATACATCCGTGAAACTCGCTCTGCTGCTGATCTGGGTATTAGCTCTGCCGACGATGTGATCGAACTGGCTTCTCTGGCTAAAGTATCTGTCGACGACATCACTATGAAGGTTGAAACCTTTAACGGTGCTGAACCTGGTACTACCACCACAACTGCAGATGTTCAGGAATACCTGGCTTCTCTGAAGTAATACTAAGAGGGCTTCGGCCCTCTTATTGGGATAATAGAGGATAATAGTATGTCTAAAAGATTACAAGTTGAAGCACTGCGTGAAAAAGGTATCCCTGAAAAGGCTATTGAGCTTTTGATGCCGTATATGCAAGACCGTTGCTCTGAAAATAATTTTTTGCAGACTCGTGGAAGCCATAACAACAAAAAATACCCACCTGCCATTATGCTGGCTAATACTAAGTTTATAAAAGAAATCGTGCTGGAATTCAGCCGTCGTTATAACGGTGCCCGTATAGAAGGAATCTATCAACTTGAATACAGCATCTACGCGTACAATGATGATAATGAGCATTGGTTCTCTTACGCGAGAGATAAGGCAAAGTTTTTATCTAAAAACGAGGACCATTTTGCTTTTGTCTTAGAATTTATGATTGAAGGTAAAATTTACACGGTTTCTTTACTTTGCAACCCTAACTATACTAATATGCCTGGTCAAGGGTACTATAGTGAACGGCGCACTTATCTTAGAACTGTGTTGACACCAGAGATCTATGAGTTCAGCCAGAACCCTGAATTAGCAAAGCAGATCGTTGTAGAAGAGTTCATCAAACATTGTCGTGAGGCAGTAAATGGCTAGATACTATCGCAATAAACCTATTGACTGTGGCTATGCAAAGGTAATTACAGACAAGTTCTTGTTTATACTGGCAGGACTTACTATAGGTCTGTGTGCTATGATATTTTATCCGGCATTCATGATTAATGAAATGGGTGCTGAGATGTCTGTACTATCAATTTTGATCATGATAGTAACTGGGTTTTCTTTTGGATTCCCTATTATGGCTATACCGTATGTCATTAATGGCTGTGCTAAATTAAAACATATGTATAATTACCGAAAAGAAGTAAAAGAGTGGGAAAAAGAAAATGCAGAACAGCGCCTTCTTGATTCCAGAGATGAAACCTTAGCTTTCTTAAAAGAGATGAGAAAATGAGCAAATATACTTTTGAAGTAGAAGTTCCTGAATACAATGATTATAAATCAGCACGAGAAGCTATTAAGGCTGTCATGGGCCTGACTGAACAGATCGAAGCTGAAGCAGAAGCTATCGCTGACGAAATGGGTGTATCATTTAGTACAGGTGAATATGGTAACGGCCGCACATATTACCCTAAAGGTACTAGTGCTGAAGACTACGGTCTTGAATACTATTGCCAGTGCTATGATGTAGACCTTGACGAAAACGGTAAAACGGTTGAAGGCGCATGGGTATCATCTAGTGAGATGTGCTAATGAAACGAAATCCTAAAGAAGAAATGGCTAAAGCGGTTGAAGCTATTAATGATGCGATTCGTCATGCTAAAGTTGTAGCAGATCGCTATAATACTGAATTCACTATTAGTCCTGCTTACGGTATGGGCGGTACGTATTATTCGCCAGGTTTCTTAAAGAAAGAACTTGAGCAGTACACTGAACAAGGTAATCCTTCATGGGCTACCGTTAATCAACACGAGTACTACACGAGCCTTGAAACAGGTGGTTGGGTCTCTTCATCTATGGAATGTTAAAAATGAGTAATGTAACCGAATTAGAAGCAGCTGCAAAAGAACTGGCTATCCTGTTTAACAAAGTTTCTAAAATGGCTAGTGAACAGAACTTCGGTATTGAATTTGACACCTACGACGGTTCTATTCGTTTCGAAGATTGGCTGAATAGTTCTTGTTATGGCGAAGAAGCTGGACGTGAATTTAATGTAGAAGCAGATGGTCGTATTTGGCATCCTAGCTCTTGTTAAGGAAATAAAATGATTAAAGCAGAATTTAAGCTTGGAACAGTCAGAGATGTCGAACAAGCCATTTCTAAACTGATCACTGAAGGTGAAGCTATGGCAGAAGCAACTGGCGAGCATTTCTGCGCTGGCAATGAAGAGTATATCCCTGTAACCTCTGATGAGTGGGAAAGCTACAAATGGATTCGTGATGATAACTATCTGCCTCACGACCAAGGCTTCTGGTATTCCAGCTCTATGCAGAACTGCTAGTTTACATTCACTAAGGGTCATGTTATAGTGACCCTTACAGGAGGAACAATGATTTTCGTTAAAAATTGCTATTTGCATTACCAAAATGAACATGGCTTCGAAAGCACTTGTTCTGTAGCGTATTTGCATATGCTGTACACCCAGTACACTGTTCGTGAAAAGGTAAAAGCAGCCGCGTATCTTTATGAAAAGCTTATCCAAGAATTAGATGGATTCACTTATCCTGATGCTAAATTCATTGACGGTGAATGGATCATAGTAGAAAACCAACAAATCACTGAAGCTGAAATTAACCGCTTCATCAAATATTGCAGAGGTAAACATGTCTCGTGAATTAGATTGTGCTGTACGCACTGCTAAAGCTGCTCTGGAAAACCTGTTCCAGATCTGTGCAGAAGAAAATGAAACTGTCGATATGTACTTTGAAGACCGTAGCGGACTTGTTCTTGAAAACGCTATTTACGTAAATTATAATAGCATTTCAATCAACGGCTGGCAGAGTAGCTCAAGTGATTGTTGATTACTGTATTGAAAATCAAATCCCGTTCCATAAGAACGGGAACATCCACTGGTGGGAACATGACAAGCATCGTAACGTAGGCCTGCATCTATTCAGATGGGCTGGAGAGATTTCAAGAGCCTTAGAACATATGTCTATAGGTCGTAAACTACTATACGATATGCATGACCAGTATCCTGTTCTGCGTGGTACATCTCTTCCCGTTCTAATCTACGACTTTGAAGAACAGCGTTGGAAAGAGCCTCCTTCAGAGCATGAAATGTTTTTAGCTTTATGCCGTAAAAGAGTTTACAACCGTCTTAAAAATCAGTATAATGCTCCTATAAATCAACTGAGGAAAATATTATGATGTTAGTTATCGGTTCTCGCGCTCTTGAACACCACGGTCTTATCAGTTATGATGACATCAAAAACAGTGATTGGGACTTCATCGCAGACCAAGGCTCTTGGAATGCATTTAAGGCCCAAATGCTAGGTATTGAAGTAGCAGTCAATAATCCTGATGTACGTGCATTCAAATGCATGCATAATGGCCGTGAAACTCACTTTGAAGCATATATCGTTCCTGCTATGACTCGTATTCGTCAGGAAGTTAATAAGATGCTACCAGAGGATTTCACTTCGAGCTTTGAACTCTTACGTTATTCTGAAGAGTTCCTCACTAAGGACAATATTTCTGGATTTTACTGGGCTACTCCAGAAATGTGCTTGGCTATCAAAATGAGTCATCGTTTCAAAAAGAATAACCCATTCTTCCGTAAAACAATGCATCATATTCGCTTCTTGCGTAACAAAGGGGTTAAACTCTCTTTGGCTATGGAAGAGATTATGCTCCTTCGTCAGAAAGAAACTCTGAACTACAACCATCCTAAGCTGGATGTGAACAAAAGTACGTTCTTTAATGATACCATTTATACACTTGACCATGACAGCATTCACCGGGCCGTAGCTCTGGCGGACCGCCCTGCTTATACTTTCTATATGAAAGATGGCTCTGAAGTCATGACCTCTCGCGAGAAGTTCGAGTCGCTGCCTGAGGCTATTAAACTGGCTGGTGTTTATGAAGAAACCTGTGTCTTGGCTTTAGAACGTTCTCAAGTCCCTAATAACTTCCAGAATGTAAGTTCTGAGCATAGCTTTATGATGGCCCTTGAGAAAGTATGTACATCAATTACTTCAGGCTGGTTCCGTGAATACGCCTGGGAAAACTACCATAAGGTAGTCCATATGTACAAAACTCTTGGCGTGAACGATTACATTGATCGTTTCCACAAAAATGAGCATCTGATTCTGCCGTTTCAGAAATGATGCATAAACCGTTTACAGAAAAGACCTGTCCTAAGTGTGGGCAGGTCATTAGAATCAGGTACAATAGCAACAATTACTTTGTAGAACATGTTCGCTATTGTCAAGCCAATAAAATTTCATGGCAGAACCCAAGATGATTACTAAAGCATTATATTTGTACTGGACCAATAGCGGGTATCTTTATAAACCAGAGAAGTTCTTTTTATATCTTTTAGTTATGGCGATTACTTCAGTAGGATTTGGTGTTTTAACGTTTAACGGGCTTTTAATCTTTGTTCCAGCTTTATTGCTACCACAAGTCTGGTTTATTAGTCTTTGCGTAGTAGCATGTACGGTAGTTTACTGGATACTGCGTTGGTGTTATCATCTGAAGCTAGAAGCAACTAATAAGATGGATGCCAAAGGTAAACGGCTTGACAAAGAAGAATATAAGGTCCGCACGAAAGAACTGGAACTCAAAGAGCGTGAATTAGCTCTCCGTGAACGTGAACTTGCATTAGGCTTTGCAAAAGATTTACGATAAGTGTTTACACCGGCGCAGGAACGTGTTACTATACTCCTACACCCACACTAGAGAGAAAAATATTATGAACGGTCCAAAAACTTTTAACAGCCAAGCCAAAGATGTAGGTCGTTTCGCTATGGGTATTTCCAACGAAGTGATCAAAAATGAAACAATGTTCTTTAACTGTGATGTGTATTTTGCCTGGAAACATGGCGGTCCTATCACTCGTAGCTTTATTGAAAATCTTCCTGAAGATTGGCAATGCGGGCCTGATTTAGTAATTGACACTCGTATCCATATGCTGATGCCTGGTTGGTATCCTGCTATTCCGGGATACCACCATGATGACGTACCGCGTCCTGATATTCCGGCCGGCCAACATTTCTTAACTGCTGGTCAACCTGATTATGACAACCCTCGCTATCATGCCGAGCATATTATTGGTCTTGCTAATGCCGATATTTGTCCCACTCATTTTGCTACTGGTGTGGCTGAGTTTTCTGAAGTTCCTGAAGGTGCTACGGTCTACAAACACTGGCATCCAGAAGTCTTACGTCACATCGAAGAAGGTACACTTAAGCAATGGGAAGCTCCGGACCGTACACTTCTTCAATTCAACCATGATACCTGGCACACTGGTTCTAAAGCGGTTCTTAACGGCTGGCGCTGGTTCGGACGAGTCTCCCGCAATACTGACCGCGTTAAGAAAATTACGAACGAAATCCGAGTGAATGCTCAGGTTTATCTTGAGTTCCCTATGGAAGGCTGGTAATGACAATCTATCGTAACGAGTATGATAAGGACGCTATTGGCGTCCGTCATATTGACCCAAGAATGACTGGAGTCTTGAAAGAAATGGCTGAATATAAAGAATACAATGTAGAATATCCTCAGACCTTTGTAGATAATTGCTCTAAAGTAGGTAGTTTTATCGGACCGTTTTTAAGTGTATCTTTATTTCTCTATTGTAATTGGACTGTTTTTACAGCACTGGAACTGGTTTTGCTTTCTGTTTTAGTGAGTGTTATGGGTACTCTTAGTGGGTTGCTGATTGGTGGCGCTATAGGATGTGGTATTGCTGGAACCATCGCTGGGTTCAGAAAAACCAAGCACGACAAACTTAAGCTTGAACAAGCTAAAGAAGCCGAGTTTGCTAACTGGATTAAAGGATGTAGAAAATGAATACCATGAGTAGTTGCCGTCCACGTACTTGGATTGATGATGACGAGGCAGGATTTAAGATTGGCTTTGCTCTTATTTTTATTAACTTAGGAGCCTTAGGCATATACGGCCTGTTTAGTCCGATTCCTCTTGTATGGGTATTTGTTACAGCGGTAAGTATCTTAGGGTTCCCGTTAGCCGCTGCTATTCTTGCATACATTTTCACGGTTGTTCTTGATAAGTTGTACGCGAAAAAATACAAGAAATATGTTGAAGAACGTAACTTTATGAACTGGGTCAAAGGGTGTAGAAAATGAGTGCTCCAACTTATTTGATTTCATTTAAAGATGGCCAGGAAACAGGTCGAATCTACTTTAACTGGGGATGGGTTCCTCCTTCTCACCAGGAAGTCGGGATTAAAATTCTGAAGTTCATTGAACTCGGTATTCAACCTGGCCAATTAGCAAGTGGTAAACTCGGTGAATGGGATACCATTAAAGAAAAGTATTATGGTACTCTGAAACGTGAAAAGTACTATGACATGTATGATGTGCTGAAGGCTATTCACTATGGCCTTTACGATGGTGAATTTAACATGAAGGATTATTTTGAATGAAAGAATTAAGCGCCGGGATTATGTTCTTTACTAAAGACCATCGTCTGTTCATGGCTCGTATGACCGGCATTAAGCGTAAAGACGGAAGTTCTCGATGGGACATTCCTAAAGGCCATGTAGAACCGGGTGAATCTCCTAAAGAAGCAGCAATCCGTGAATGCCAAGAAGAAACTGGATTCACAGACTTTAATCCTGAAGCCCTGTATGACCTAGGCGAGCACGAGTACGCTCGGAATAAGAATATTCATCTGTTTAGTTATATGCGCTTCGTGGACATCGAGAGCTTCAGGAATTGCAAATGCACTGCTTATCACACGTTTGAAGATGGGTCTTCTATTCCTGAAATGGATGCATTCGCATGCATTAAACCTGAGATGTGGAAACATGTAATGGGGCCGTCTCTTTACCGTATTATGCAGAAGTTGTATCCTAATGTAGCATGATAAATACTCCTATCAATAGATAGGAGGTCCATATGGACATTTTTGACATGCTTCGTATCGATGAAGGATACGACAACAAAATTTATAAAGACACTGAAGGTTATTACACAATCGGTATTGGCCAGCTCTTAACCAAGAGCCCTGATATTAATGTTGCTAAAGCTGAGCTTGATAAACTAATTGGCCGTAAGTGTAATGGCGTTATCACTCGTGCTGAAGCAGAGAAATTGTTCTTGAATTCAGTAGACAAAGCCACCAGTGGTATCTTAGGCAACCCAGTTCTGAAGCCTGTATATGAATCTCTTGATGCTGTACGTAAAGCGGCATTAATTAATATGGTCTTCCAAATGGGCGTTACTGGCGTCGCAGGGTTCACTAATTCTTTGCGTATGCTTAAAGAGAAACGTTGGGATGATGCAGCAATTAATTTAGCTAAATCTAGATGGTATAATCAGACTCCTAACAGAGCAAAACGGGTTATTTCAACATTTAAAACAGGAACTTGGAAAGCATATGAAAACCTATAAAGAATTTATCGCCGAAGCGCGAGTAAGTGCGGGTAAATTAGAAGCCGCCGTAAATAAAAAGGCCTATTCATTTCATGATTTGCCCGATAAAGACCGTAAGAAACTTGTAAGCCTTTATATCGACAAAGAGCGTATTCTCGCTCTCCCTAGCGCTAATGAAGGTAAACAGGCCAAGCCTTTGAATTCTGTCGAAAAGAAAATTGATAACTTTGCTTCTAAGTTCGGTATGTCTATGGATGACCTTCAGCAAGCGGCTATCGAAGCAGCTAAAGCAATTAAAGGTAAATAACAATTTACTTTTACGATAGCTGTGATATAGTAGCCTTACAAACTTAATGGAGGCCACTATGACACGTATTAACTTAACTCTTGTTTCTGAACTCGCTGATCAACACCTGATGGCTGAGTATCGTGAACTGCCGCGCATCTTCGGCGCTGTTCGTGATCGTTTGGCTAAAGGACAAGGCTTCAGCGATATTCCTAAAGACTTCCGCCTCGGCGCAGGTCATGTTAAGTTCTTCTACGATAAAATTGGCTTTTTGTTCTTGCGGCAAAATGCTATTATTGAGGAACTTTTAAAGCGTGGGTTCCAGATTCAAAATACCCATGTTGACGTATCGGATATCCCGCTATGTTTAATGAATGATTTTACTCCATCTGAAGCTGACATCGCTTTAAGTCAGGCTCGTTTGGATGAAAAAATTGCACAAAGGCCTCAGTGGTATAAACATTATGGTAAGGCTATTTACAACTAAGTTAAACTTTGATAGAATGTTTCTATCAACTTAAAGGATATAAAATGAAAACATATAAAGAATTTATCGCTGAAGCTTCTGCAGGAAAGGTCAATGGCATTAATAAAGATGAGTGGACCTACCGAGGAAACGGCTTTGACCCTAAAACAGCTCCTATTGAACGATATTTAGCTACAAAGGCTTCTGACTTTAAAAGCTTTGCTTGGGAAGGACTTCGCTGGCGTAACGATCTAAATATTGAAGCTGATGGGCTTAAATTTGGCCATATTCAAGATGTTGTTGCTAGTAACTTGGACGCAGCTTTTGTTAAAGCCGATGCAGACCTTCGCCGCTGGAATTTAAAATTGTTCTCGAAACAGAAAGGCCCGGTATTTGTACCTAAAGCTGGTAAATGGGTTATTGACAATAAATTGGCTAAGGCTGTCAACTTCGCTGGTCTTGAATTCGCCAAACACAAATCAGCATGGAAAGGTCTTGATGCAATGGCTTTCCGTAAAGAATTCGCCGAGGTTATGGCTAAAGGCGGATTTAAGGCAGATCTAGATACCACTAAAGGTACGTTTAAAGACGCTAATATTCAGTACGCTTACGCCGTTGCTAATGCAGCCCGTAATTAAAACTAATTCCTAATAAAGCTGAACACGACCTCTCCTCATGAACGTCGAGTCCTCTGAGTGAAGTAGCTTTCCCTACCTGTAATAAGGTCGAGCGCAAGTGCGGTAAGGGGTTTACATAGTGTGTCGATGGATTAAACATGTGCCAAGGAATGGCCCCATTTAATTTAAATCTTACCATCCTAGGATATAAAATGAAAACTTATAAAGAATTTATCACTGAAGCAAAAGCCCCAAAGGTTTTTCAAATTGCTGCTCAAGGAAATTTAGACAAAGACTACGTTGATGCTATTGTGTCAAGCATCACTAAACAGGGCGTAGAAGTAGATTTCGTTGATTTTACTAAAGGCAACACTTTTAATATCGTTGTATCTAAAGGCTCTTTGGCTAAAATTAAAAAGGCCTGGGGTGTTATGGGTGCATTCGAATTAGATGATGCTGAACTTCAAGCTAAAGGTCGAATGAATACAATTAAAGGTCGCGGTTCTCTATAAGTTTAGTGTAGAGAATTCCCTTTGCCAAGGACTACCACGTGCCAAGGAACGGCCCTACTAACTGAGAACTATCATGAAATACTTAACAGCTCAATATCTATCTCTGATGCATGCTTTCACAGACCACGCAATCAGTCGTTTAGATAACCCAGAAAATTCGTGGCAATACCCTATTGCTATGCTTCAAGAATATGGAACACTACGTCTTGATGGCGGCCGTCAAACCGGTAAAACTGAAGCAGTCTCTCAATTCGCTGCAGACTGGCTTTCAGAAGGCAATTCTGTTGTAGTCATTGCAAACAAAAGCGAATACGCTCGAGATACTTGCGACCGTATTAAACGCCGCTGGAAAGTTTTAGAAAATATTGATAAAGAAAATGGCGTACTGATGCATGATACTGTGCGCAGTTTCCTCAGTGGAAAAGATAAATTCCGAGGCATTTCGCTTAAGCGGACACTCTTTATAATTGAAGAACCTATTCGTATTCCAGAGATGTATAAGTTCTACGAAGCTTGGGACGACCTTTCTGTTTGCTACTCTGTAAATAAGCCTAAGTTACCTTTATTTTTCGTTTTGGGGATTCAGTAATGACGCGTTATATGTTTATGGATGGTCCTTTTGAACGGTCTGTTATTCAGACAGAAGCGACTATTGAAGAGCTGAATTCTAAGCCAGATATTGAAATCATATTTGTTACTGGGCCACTTTGCGGTCTAGTATCTCGTAGTCTGATTTGTTATGATCGTAAACTTATTCGAGCTATCGAATTGTTTAAAAAGCCTATCAAGTTGGACATTTCTATCCGCTACACAACCGGTGGTTAACATGGCCCAGGTTATTATTAAAGGTTCAGATAAGGCTATTAAAGCCTTTTGTGATTGGTTCAGTAACAGTGGTGAGCAAGGGCTGATGGAAGCCTGGGCCGACGACTGGAACCCAGAAACCATGAAGTATGAAGAAGCAACTTCATACCTTGGCACTCGTGGCTACTCGTCAGAAATCGAGTTAGTCGAATATGACAAAGAAACAGATGAGGAAATTCCTTATGGCCGTTGAAGATATCAAAGGTTACAAACCGCACACCGCCGAAAAGATTAACCGTGTTAATGCCATCAAAGATGCTGAAGTCCGTCTTGGACTGATCTTCTCAGCCATCGAAGACGAACTGCGTGAACATGTCCCAGGTCAAAGCGATGAAGATTTTAATTCTGATGTTCAGGCATTAAGTGCTATAGTGCTCGCTAAAGACCGTCTTAAAGAAGCTTCTATGTGGGCCTGCCGAGCAGTGTTCCGGCCTGAAGAAAAGTACTAGTTTACAAGTGTGTAGGAGTATGGTATAGTACTTCTACACCAAAATGAGAGGAAATTAAAATGACTAACATCGATCCAAGCGTTTTCATCCGCCGCAATAAGCTCCGTCGTGTCTTTGAAACTACTTTCAGAGATATCAATTCTTCTGTGAAGTCCGCTGCTATCAAGGCTGGAATTCAACCTTTCTTTATTAAATACTCTAATCATCTGTTGGACCGTGCTATCCAACGCGATATCGATGAAGAGTATGTATTCGCCCTCTTCAAAAAGATTCATCTTCATGTCGAAGAAATCTCTGAATTCTTGAAATTACCACCTCTGCCTATAGATACTGCTGATATCGATCCTGATGTGGTGTATCGTCCTCAGAGACTTGAAGTCACTGATGGCACCTTATGGCTGGGTATGACTGTGGATAACCATATTCCAGGTCGTTGGTATTCATTGAAATGCCGAATGGCTTTTGTTAACAATAAACGTTTAAAAGGTAAGATCAGCACATACGTTATTAATCTCTAAGAGGAAAACATGAAAAAAGCGATCCTGGCACTTACGATGCTTTCTGCATCTGTTTTTAGTGCTGAGCACCACTTCAGTAATGTCCAACTCGATAATTTGCAATACGCATATCAATTCGGGGAACAATTCACTAAGGACGGTAAGTATAAAACTCACGAGACTCGTGATAAGAAAGGACTTGGCTACATTATGGCCGCGATAGCTTGGCAAGAGTCAAGTGCAGGCATTAACACCAGTAAGAATAAAAAGAAACACCACGCTTATGGAGTGTTTCAAAATTACTTGCCTACAGTTCGCAATAGGGCTGCACAAAATAACTGGAATCTTTCTGATACAGAAATCAAAAGAATGCTATCAGATCGTAAGCATTCGGCCCGCTGGGCGTATATTGAACTGAGTTATTGGTTAAATATACATAACGGAGATATTCGTAAAGCTATCTCTAGTTATAATGCGGGGTGGAACGTAAAGGCAGGTAATAAATACGCCTCCCAAGTTATAGAAAAGGCGAATTATCTTAAATCGCATGAAATTTTAATTAGTGGATAGATATGAAAAAATTATCTTTAGCCCTTGGATTATTTTTATGTTTGGGAGTTAATGCGGCACAGAGTACCGATAAATCCAGCATCCTCGAATACGCACACAGGACCGCTAAAGACTACTGTTCGCCAAAAAACGTTCAATGCATAACAGAGTTCTCTAACCAAGTTATTATGGCTTTTAAAGACGGTCAGATGGACTCAAGATCTCGATTCCGTGAAAATTCACTTTCAGATCGTTATGAAAATAGGCTGCTTACAACAGAATGTATTCCATCTGATGTCAAGTATAAAGAAATATGCGAATCTATGGTCGACCGTTTAGTCGACTCATACAATAGAGGTTTAAACTCTAAATGATAACCCAATACATCTCCGGCAATATCGTAGAACTGTTTAAAACCGGGCATCATATCGCGCATGGCTGTAATTGCCATCACCAAATGGGCGCTGGTATAGCTGGTCAGCTTGCTAAAGCCTTTCCACAAGTATTAGAAGCAGATATCCGTGAAACTGAGCTTGGCGACCGAGAAAAACTCGGCCTTATTACTATAGCAGCAAATAGCCAGCCTGAAGGAACGGCGTATTGCTTCAATTTATATACCCAATATAATCCTGGTCGGAATCTAGATTACGGGGCCTTGTTGAACGCCTTCAGACGTCTTGATATGATATCTGAAAATCAAATCACTCCTCTAACAGTTTATATTCCTCGGATTGGAGCCGGTATAGCTGGTGGTGATTGGGCTAAAATCGAAACAATCATTAATATGTTCACCGACCATACTAACATTATTGTAGTAGATTGGGACGGTTCATAATGAATATGTCTGAAGAAGAAAAAGAGTATATCATCGAAAACATCGATGAACTAATCCGTTTAGCTAAAAAGGTTGGTACTGCTTCTATCATCGATACAGATGACGCGTATATCCAATCTATTATAGCTTTAGATAAACAACGTCTACAAGTTTTAAGTATGGATGGCATCGAAGGTGACTACTGAACAAAAGGCCGAGATGTTTCGTTTAATCGATGAGTACGTTGGTGCTCATTATGCTTATACCTGGCTAGCAGATGGCGGTTGGGACTGCGACGATGAAGGTCTTGACCACGCTAATGCCTGGAACGCTTTGAAGGATTTTATTAATGGGCTGTGAATTAAAAGAAATGATTCAATCTTATTCTTCTTTGGCGTCTGATATCGCTTTTGAAGAAAGTAAGTGGAATAAATCCCGTCGGTACATTAAAGAACTTCAAGAAGAATACGAAACTCTTTGGCAGCAAATAGAAAATAAAATCGAAGAACTTCGAGGTAACTAATGGCTCAATTGTACTTTAACTACGCAGCAATGAACGCTGGTAAGTCCGCCAACCTGTTGACGGCCGCTCATAACTACAAAGAACGTGGTATGGGTACATTGATTCTTAAGCCTGGCGTTGATGGCCGTGATTCATCTACTGAAGTTGTATCTAGACTCGGGCTTAGACAGGAAGCGAATATCATTACTCCTGATATGGATATATTCGAATTCTTTAAATGGGCCCAAACGCAGCGTGACATTCACTGTGTATTTGTCGATGAAGCTCAGTTCTTAACTCGGCACCACGTGATAGAACTGTGTAAAATTGTCGACCAATACAACGTTCCTGTGATGGCCTACGGCCTTCGTACAGATTTCCAAGGCAACCTGTTTGAAGGCTCAGAAACCTTATTGGCCGTTGCTGATAAATTAGTAGAACTTAAAGGTGTTTGTCATTGCGGTCGTAAAGCAACAATGGTAGCGCGTATTGATGAAGAAGGTAATGCTGTACTAGAAGGTGATAAAATTGAATTAGGTGGTGAAGACAGATATGTTTCTCTTTGCCGTAAACATTGGTTCGAATTAGTGACTGGAAAATAATATGAAATGGGTGATGTGTTATCGTTGTCTACACGTCTATGATTATAATAAGGCGCCTAGGACTGCTACCAAGCGTCTTAAAAATAAAGAACCTGAATGTCCTAAATGTAAATGCAAATTAATTTTTAGCTGATAAATACGTTTGTAAACTAACTCAAGAGGTGTATATGAAGCATTTGTCACATAAGCAACTCCGTAATTTGACCATTTCTCAATTAGACGAAATTCGACTTGAGGTTGGGCACATTATTTCAGCACTTCGTATTTCTTATAAAGAAACTGATTCTGAAGCGGACTATAAGCGTATGCGTTCTCACGAAAGATACCTCGATGCAGTTAAGGCTGTTTTACAGCATAAACGTAATACTGGTCAAAAATAGGAGGCCTTATGGCCTTTAAACACTCACTTTGTCTCGCCGTAGGTGTTTGTATTAGTCTTCCTGTTGTAGCAACAGAAACAGAAGGATTTAATCAATACGTCGAAGGCGCTTTAAAGGTTTACGCCCAGTTCCAAAAACCAAGTAAACAAGAGTCAGAGCAGTTCTATAGCTTTATTAAAAACAAATGGTCAACTGTAAATTGTACTAGTGAATGCTCTGTTACCGGCATCAACGCCGGACTACAGTATGCATCCCAAATGAGGATACCATTAGACCATGAAGTTCAATGAGTTTGTAACACCTGGTAAACCTAATGAGGCAGATAATTACTTAGGTCTTTTAATGGCTTCTGCGTCATATTTTCACTCGGCGCATTTTGAAACCAAAAGTTACTCGCGACACAAAGCATACGATAACTTTTTTAGCAACATTCCGGCGTTAACAGATTCTTTTGGAGAAACTTGGTTAGGATTTTCTGGAAAGAAATACTCTCCTGCTATTCCTGCTCAAAAAGATCTCCCGCCTGATACAATAAAGATGCTTGATCACATCATAAGTGAGTCAGAACGCATCTATGAAACTATGCCTGGGGCTATTAAAAACATCATTGATGAGATTAATGCTCTTTGCTATCAAACTAAGTACTTGCTTTCATTAGATTAAATCTTAAGGGGACCTTTTTGGTCCCTTTAGGGGTTTACAACGGTAGTAGGACATGTTAGTATATCCTTACACAAACATGAGGAGAACATTATGATTAACACATTCCGTAAGTATGGCGAAATGAAAGTGCTTCACAAAGACGGCAGACTGTTGACTCTTAACTTTAAGTTCATCCCAGCTATCGATGAAGTCGGCATCTGCACTGAAGATTTTTCAGTTAATGCGTCGTTCGGATTCTGGGTAGAAACTTCTGCTTCGGTAGAAGAGAAAACTACTCTTATTGAAGATGGGTTCAGTTGGCTAGCCGATGGTGAAGCTGAACGTGTTGCTAAAGAAATCGCTGAGTGGGTGCTCTAATGAATATGGTAAATTCCTCTGTAAAAGCAGAATTGATTAAAGCTATTTTCGAGCTTAAAGAAGCTTCCATTCTGTTTGGCGCCGCAGTTACTCCTACGTTCCCAGCTTTAGAGCATAAAGCTCGTATGGAAAAACTCCAGAAACGCGTTAACGAAATTGTGGAAAGGCTATGACCACAGATCAAAAACCTTTCGATTATCTTAAGGAACTGTAATGGCTGTTGGGTTTGCTAAAGACGGAGCTGAGCAAGATGAAATCGCTGCCGTTGTACAGGCTGCAGTAGTTCACGCTCGCTCCCAGTTCAATACTGAACGTGAATCGCTTTATCGTTGCTTTGAGTGTGAAGAACCTATTCCTGAAGCAAGACGCCAGGCAATTAAAGGTGTGATATACTGCATCAGTTGTCAGGAGATGAACGATGAAATTTTTAAACGTGAGCCACGTAACTGTTGGCATAGGAGCATGAGATGAGCATTGGTAAACTTGAAGTTGGTGATTTGATTTTAACCCGTACTTACACAGGCGATGAATCCGTAGAAATCTGCCAGTACCGCGGCGCTACAGGAAGTTTAATGTATATGGTATATCACCCTGAAGCTATCTTGAAATATAACCAAGAAAGGTTTGTTAAAGATATTGATAGCCAACCGGCTAGCGTCCGTATCGTTCGTATAAGCAATGCTGATGCTTGGGCTGAAGTAATGACTCGTGCAGCAGAGAGTTTACAAGCTGGTAATGTTGTGGTATAGTATTCCTACACAAACAAACGAGGAAAACAAAATGAGTTTACTAAAGTGGCAGTACCCGACATCATCTTCTGCGGCTAAAATTGAATCAGACTTTCCGGGTGAATCTGACACAGATCTGTCGGTATTTTCTACTTCTAATTTTGCAGAACTTAACTGCGACGTCATTCATGTAAAGCAGTTCGATGAAAAGGAAGATGAACTTAACTGGGTCACCTTTACTAAAGCTGAAGCTCAGGCACTTGTTGCTTATCTGAATTCTGTTATTCCAACTATGGACAAATAAAAATGATTATCAAACGTGATTCTTGGCACTGCAAAATGGTCACTTATCTGCTAGATTCTCCTAAGAGAGATCTCTGCGGATACATTCGTCAAGTGCTCTGGCTTCTGATGGTGTTTATTGCTTTAGCAGTATGTTTACTTCTGTGGTTCGGATCCACGGGTGTAAGTATTTTTACTGCACTTGGTATTAGCTCGGCAGGTTTTATGCTTCTGCCAGCAACATTAACCGGTCTGATGGCGATTGTGTTAATTCTTGGACTTATCGGCAGTCCTATCTACTGTATTTGGTATCTTTACGAAAAACGTAGATCTCGTAAAGAAGCTGAAGAATACGAAGCTCGTGCAAATGGTACGTATGTTAAACCTGCGCCAGGCTTCATTAAGTCAGCGTATAAATCATTCAAAGACAAAACCTGTCATTTTATCGAGTTCAAATGAAAAACGATCAAACTTATGTAGTAAACGGCCGAGAGGCCGTTTTTAATGCAACAGTGATTAAAAGTGGCATGTTCTATTTCCCTGTTGCTGTATTTGTCTTTAAAGACAACGGTGAAGTGCTTAAGGTAATTCATAATACTATTTCTTCTAAACAGTATGTTGAAGACAATAAGCCATTTGATTTAGACATTTATTTTGACGGCCAATGGCACTCAGGTAAACGAGGTTAACATGTTTATTAAACAGGTCAAATCTAAAGTCCAGCTGAAAGATACTTTGGCTCGACAGGATTCTCTTGAGATTCTTACTGAAGACGGATATAAAATCGAATGTAACGTCGACTTTATCTCTTTTAACAACCACGGTACTTATAATATTTTCTTGGCTGAATCTGGTGCCCGGTATTTAGTTAAAGGAAGTAATACTGGGTACTGTGAAATTGCTATCTTTACAGAATATAAAGTATCTTGCCACCGTGTAAAATGCATGCATCGGACGGCTCGTAACTTCCGTGAAGAGGTAAGTCCTAAAGACCTTAGCTACAATCGTGCAGGTGAACAGTATGTCTGGGTCCCAGTTGAAGTAGGTGATTCATTCGTTAAATCCGGCAACACGTTTGAAATCTTGGCGATTAGTTCTAATGGTCAGATGATGTTTGCAAGCACCCCGGATGGCGGCGGTCTGCAGATTAACTTTACTGACAAGTGTATGATTGAAAAATTCCATGGTCTTCGTTGGGGTACACCAGATTGAAAACAATTGTAAAAGCTTACTTCGGGTCTCATCTTTATGGGACCTCTACTCCGGAAAGTGATGTAGATTTCAAAGAAATCTTCGTTCCGCACCCTCGTGATATTCTAATGGGACGAGCACCGAATCACTTTAACATGAACACTAACAACACGGCTACTAAGAACACTCATGATGATGTTGACCATGAGCTTTATAGCCTGAAATACTTCTTTGAACTGGCTCAGTCCGGTGAAACCGTAGCACTTGATATGCTGCACACTCCACCAGACCTGGTTGTTAAATCTGATTTGCCTGATGTCTGGAAATTCATCAAAGACAACCGTTCTCGGTTCTATACTACAGACATGAAGTCATATTTAGGGTATGTCCGTAAGCAAGCCGCTAAGTATGGTGTAAAGGGTTCTCGATTAGCTGAACTGAAACGCGTATTAGAAGTTCTGAACCAATATCCAGAATGGAAATATGCTGATCGGCCTAAAGATAAGGCTCACAACCAACGCTGGAAATTAGGCGAAATTGAACACCTTCTGCCTACGTCAGAATTCTTGTTCTGGAAAGACGACGTTGACTCTAAAATGGGTGTTCAGCGTTTCTATAACGTTCTAGGCCGTAAGTTCCAAGATACAATCACTGTTGCTGAAATTAAGTACAGTCTGACTAAGCTTGAAGCCGAATACGGTGAACGTGCTCGCAAAGCAGAAGCTAACGAAGGTGTTGACTGGAAAGCTTTGAGCCACGCATATCGTGCTGGCGTCCAGTTACGTGAAATTTACCACACCGGTGATTTAGTATTCCCTCTATCATCAGCAGATTTGATTAAAGAAATCAAAGCTGGTAAGTTACCGTTCAAATATGTTCAAGAACTTCTAGAAGACACTGTTGACCAGGTTGAACGCTTAGCAGCACTTGCTCATAAGAACGGAATGCGCGATAAAGTCGACATGACTTTCTGGAACGACTTCGTCGAGAAAGTTTATCTTGAGAACCACCGGTCTTATTATCGGTAGTTTACAAAGCTTTTAACGTGTGGTAGTATAATCTTCTACCACACAAGAGGAAATATTATGAGCTTATTTTGGATTGCTATGCCTATCGTGATTGCTATTGTGTACTTTGTAATTGGGTTCATCATTGCTAACAAGATGGTTGCTACTGACTACATCGAATCTTCTTTAGGGTGGTGGACGTACGTTCTGTTCTGGCTTCCTATTGTTATCTGGTCTGGCTTCTACCATGCTATAGGTTGGCTAATTTCTATTCCAGCTAATTTAGCTGAGAGCCAAATCAAAAAGCATCTGCCGAAAGGTCCTCGTCCTTTCAAATAAAAGTAAGGCTCCTTCGGGAGCCTTTTTCGTTTAGGTGTTTACATCTTCGTATGTCATGATATTATAGACCTACACAACTAAAGAGGTAAATATGAAAGCTATTATGTGGTGCTTTGGCCCTAATAAGATTATAGGTGAGCTCCAGGAACAACGTGAGGTAGAAGGTGTAATGTATTACACTTTTCTTGAAAAAGCCACAGGGCGTTGCTACACACTCCAGGAATCAGACTTTACATTTATGTGAGGAACTTATGAAATTATATGTATATGAAATCAAATTCAAACGTTTTGTTGACGGTATATGGGACGGTAAGTTCCGCAAAGTTTCTATCAGCGCCGAAAACGAATACCAAGCGGTGTTCCAACACGGCCAGACAAATGGGGTATCTTTCCCAGAGCAGAATGTTGAAGATGTTATCGTGATGGTCTCAGGCGGTCAGCATTCTTACTTTGAAGTAGGCCATACCTACGAAACTCTAGAAGGCAAGAAAGTTAAAATCGTCGAGTTCAAAGACCTTAACGTTAAAGAAAAGCGTACTGGCTATGAAACCGTGATGGACGAAAATGGCCACCACCGCTACTCTCGTCGGGATCGTGGTCGTTGCACCGGCTCTAAGACTTCGGATCCTGGAAATATTCAGCTCGGTGTATTCTGGCTCCGTATGGACATTGACGACCCTTATTGCTACATCATGGAAAGGAAATCATAATGGGTGCTTTACTGTTTTTGATGCTTTGGATGTCTGTAGGTTTTTGTATCAACCATAAGACCGATTGGGCTATGCCAGGGCGTAACGACCAGAAAGTAAGAAATTTCTTTTTGGCGTTAAACATGTTCACCTGGCCTTTATGGCTTATCTGGTACTTAGCAGTGGAGTTCTACTAATGAGCTGTGTAAGAAAATACCTTAAAATCCGAGATGTCTTTGCATCTGATATGATTGCAGCTGCAATCAAGTATGCGCAGGCTGTTAATCTAGCCTATCACTATGTGAGAATGTATCCACATAATATGATCGAGTTTAGAAAAAGACATATCTTGAAGTCTAAAGCAATTCATCTTATTATTATGGATCACGACCAGATCCAAGCAGCAAAAGACTTCAAAGAAGCTTTAGATGAGCTGGATTTAGAGATTGAAGCTAAAATGAATGAAGCACAACTTAAGGCTCATAAATCCGTTTGGTTCACAGGAGACCGGTAATGTTTACTGCTCTAGGTTTAGCTTTGGCAAGTTTGCTCCTTGTTGTATGGATGGCCGCCGGCTGTGTAATAGCAATAATGACGTCCGGCTGGGTCAAAGGTCGGACTGCGGTAGAGCGTCTACCTAAGAACATTTTGATTATCCTATTTTGGCCTCTTTGGTGCTGGTATATCTTAACGGTGATGTAAATTATGGAACTAATTTTAAGTTTGTGTGCAGCTGTTGTACTATGTTCGGTGTACTTATGGTATGGGTTTAATTTATACACTAAAATCTGGTGGGCCTATGGCAAACAAAGCCAGCTTAAGTCAATTTTAACCTTTATCAGTATTGTCTTAGGTTGGCCACTAATTTTCTTAAAGTGTCTAACAAAGTAGTTTACAACGGTGTAGGATGGTGATACTATCATCTTACACCAACACGGAGATGCAAAAATGTTAAACGAAATCGTAATGAAAATTATTGAAGAAAATCGTAAAGCCCGCCAAGCACACCGAGCGAAAGTTGAAAAACGCGCCGAGGAGTTGAATGCTGGATGGTGCAAGTCCCGTTTCGGACGTGACGGATTCGATAAAGTAGTTGCACCTACCTGGGGAGTCGATGACCGTCCGCATGCTCCATTTGACGGATATCTGTGGGAAAACGAACTGGGTGAAGTAGAAGCTTATCATGCCGGGAGTTATCTCCCATATGTTACTGAACTTGATAACATGGATAAACCTGAGTATACAGGTGACCACGGATGGTGGAAGCTTCGTTTAACACAAGAAATGTACGACGAGATCTTCGATATCTACGGTATCCAGTTCCAAATTCCTTATAAGCGTTGGACTATGGAACAGACGAATACCGAAGTTCTAATGGTTAAAGTACGAGCTCACCAGGACATCCTGAAAGCGATCCAGGAATACTCTAATGAATGGTTTAATAACCTATTCGAGAGTATGAAACAGGACAAAGGCAAAGCTCCTGCGGGCAAACAGGTAGTAAAAGGACGTGTTGTATCTGTTAAGACCTTCGAAGATTACTACGGTATTGTTTCTAAGATGACTGTAGTGTTAGAAAACAAATCTACTGTCTACGGAACACTGCCGAAATGTGTACCACTGGACCATCGTGGTGAAATCGAATTCAGTGCTACATTCGAACAGGCTCGTGATGATAAAACTCACGCATTCTTCAAACGACCAACTAAGGTTAAAATCTGATGGAAATAGTAGTATGGGTTCTGGTAGCCTTCATTGGCTACCTTGTTATCGGTAATATTGTTGCCTGCTGCATGAAGTTACGTGGTCACATAATGACTGATACAGAGCATGATTTCAAGATAGTAATAGCCCTTTGGCCTGCTCCTGTTATTTTGGGTATTTTGGAATCACTCATTAAAATCGTAACATTTCCGTTCGGCGGCATCTATTGTTTCATGGACAAGCGCAAATGATTATTTTATCTAATTGGATCGAAAACACTGCTTTATACCCTCCGGCATATATCTACGCCGGAATGCCTAAAGGAAAGCAAGAGAAGCAGGCTGAGGCCATTTGTGAAGAACTGTATAAGTTTAATTGGGGTAAAGACAAAAACGTCCTAGGCGACCTCAGGGAGCTCTGGCGCCATACCAGTGTTTTATGTTCTACTAATTACGACGGTTCGGTTAAACGCGAAGTAATCGAAAAATATTTCGATGATTTACAAGCAGCCCTCATTGAAGCCAATAACAAGCTTCAGACCATGTTCAAAAAGCACCAAGACCTGAACAAGTGGTACAATGACCATCTTAAAGTGTCTAATGCTCAGATTAAAGAAGGCATTTACACCTACAAACAGGCCCAACTTCGTATCATTGACAACAGTCGTTTTGCTTTAAAATAAATGTCGGTATAATGGTTTCATGGATGATTCCATTACACTCTATACTCGGTGAAAAAAGAATGGAAATTTTATTTGGTTTACTTTGTGTATTCTGCTATGTTATGATAGGAATCCTGATGACGAAGTTGTTCATCGCTACATCCGGTTGGACTGGCATCTATGATGACGTCACTGAAGACACTGAGATAGCATGGATTGTAACTTTCTGGCCTATCTTTGCTGTGTTCTGGGTAGTAGCTATTGCAGGACTGCCACTGTTAGCTTTAATTCGTAAAATATTCTGAGGAAAATATCATGACCCGTAACGAAGTTATTGAAAAAGCACACGAAATTTTTATCAACGTTCAGGCTGAAACGGTAGGGTTCCCTAAGGCAAAACGTATTGATGTTCTGTCTAATCGTCTGAAGAACGAGTTCGGCGACTTTGCCCATCTGTTTAACTCGACCCAGAGTCGGAAGTGGCGCGTAGGATTTACTCATCATTACGACTTCAAAGAGTTCTTCAAGCACTCTCGTATTCTGTCTAACATCATGGCTCGTAAACGTCTCAGCAATTTTGGAACTATTTCAAGCACTCGCCAACGTTATGACCTGCGAGCAGCAGAATATCGTGGCGCTGAAGCAGTTATTACTAACCATGTTGAGTACTTCATCAGCCAATTCAACTATGATCGTGATCTGATTCTGAAGCTTGCTTCTAAAACGATGCGTGATACTAACCGCCATCAACTGTTCGATCACCAGAAAACTGTTGAAGTAATTGCTCGTCGACCTTCTATGTTAGGTCTGAATGATTCGGTTTGTATTGATATTCGCATCAACAAAGACAAAGCATACAAAGATTTTCGTGCTCTACAGGTCATTAAAGAGCAGGTTGCACAGGCACTGTGCATTATTCCTAACGTAGCTTCTTATGAATGGAAACCGGCTAATGGCCATAGCGGTACTTATATGGTGTTCTTGAAAGATACAAAACCGGTTAAAGAGTTTGACGAAGAAATTCTAAATGGTAAAGTCTCTTCATCAAAATATACAGTAGATAAATCCTTTATTGCTACTGTTGCTCAGCCTGAGTTAGTTCCAGCTGAACGCCACTTTGCTTCCCAGATGCTTGAAGTAGTGTCTAAGCTCGATGATATGGTTAAAGAAGCAGAACAGAAGGTGGAAGATGCCCGTAAGCATCTTACCAACATTACAACCCAGCGCGGCAAGCTGTTGCGCGCAATTCAGGCACTGAAATGAGAAACCAACTGAAAGCCGACCTTGTCACGGATGACGAGGATTTTGAAATTGACTGGAAAGCAGCCTTAGAAATGGTTGATAGACGCGAAGCTGCAGCAAAACAAGTTGTCCCTTGTGAAAAATGTAGTAGTATGCAAGTACAATTAGTTGACTGGAGCTCTGATATTCTGAAAATGAAATGTCGGACCTGCAAACACAAGTTTGAGAGAACATTAAAATGATTAGTATTAAATTAGACACGCACGCAGTACGACAGATGTTCCCAGAAGGCACTGAAGCTTATTCTCAGTTACAGCAATCTGTTATCTCTAACATTGCTAAAGACCTTATCGTTAAAGATACAGGCAACAAAGTTCGTAAACTGATTCAAGATGAAATCAATGCTTACGGCTTAGTTGTTCCTGATGTATCGACAGCTGTTCAGAAAGAAGTCGAATCATGGTTCAGCCGTCGTGGTTATGGGGCTCCTTATGAAACCTCTAGTGTTCTTAAAGATCGTCTTCGCGAAGCTGCTAACCGCGAAGCACGTAATGCTATTGACTTTATTATTAGCGATGTAATTAAGAATGCTACCGATAAAGCAATGAAAGATATCGAATACAAAATAGAATCTGCTACTCGTCGTATCGAGAAAATCATTGTTGACCGTGTTAATCAGAACTTTGCTTCAATCATCGACCAGGCTGTAGCAGAGAAAATCAAGAAAGCTTTCCCGGGGTTATAATGGCTAAACGTAAAAAATATCTGGAAGAAGCTGAACGAGCTATTGTTCGCTTATTAATTGCTTATTCTGAAGAGCACGATCAGATTCCTGATTTCAGCGTATTAAAATCTGCATTGACTAAGAGTTATAATAAAATTCATTCAGATATCCATGACGAAATTCGTCGTAGTTTGAAAATTAAAACGGCCCCGATCCAATCGTATTGGGACGCTATCTCTAGTCCTGCGTATAAAGACGCTTATAAAGAATTCATGATTCAAGTTAAGGAACAGAAAAGTGTACACAGTATTCGGTTATGATTCAACTATCCATCGCTGCCCGTATTGCGACAATGCGAAACGCTTCCTTACAATCAAAAAGGAGCCATTCGAATTCATCAATGTCATGCCTTCAAAAGGTGTTTTTGACGATGCTGTTATTGATGACCTACTTAAACGCCTTAATCGCGAGAGCAAAGTAGGATTAACGATGCCTCAGATTTTTGCACCTGATGGCACCCATATTGGCGGTTTTGACGAATTACGAGCAACTTATAAATGACTATAGCTTTCTTAATTCTTATTGCTTATTTTGTTATCGGTATTGGCTACGGTAAAACTCTAGTTGCTTTAGATGACGGCTCTGCTCAAGGCACAGTTTTCATCGCAGGCTTCTTGTTCTGGCCAATTGCTTTAATCATCGCTTCTTTCTGGAACTTCAAATGAATGATCTAGAATTTGCCGAATTTAAAGATACAGTAGATTTTCTTAACTGTGAACTGGAAACCGACCATAAGGTCGGTACAGTGTTCTTCCATTGTCCACAGTCTATTAAAGATGAAGCCAAACAATGGGGTTGGTCTGATACTGTAGTTCGTGAAGAACTTTGTGAATTTATGGAATCACTATGAAAGATGAAATAATTGTTTTAAATGAAGCCAAAGGTGAAGAAGACCTTGAATGGATGCTTTATGAATTCATGGTCAAGCGCGCTAACGAATTCGGTATTGACTGGGCCGTCCAAAACGCGTACGGCGAAAATGAAGTTGTTATTAAAGGCGTAGCTTACACAGTTCAGTGGCAATACGTGGGTCTTGAACCGGCCGACTATAAAGAAATCCGTAATAAAGAAACAGGTGAAGTAGACTACGATCCTGTTGGCCCTTGGTCATGGGATTACGGCGGTCCTGACTTCGAAGTTTCTAGCTATTGGCGTGATGAGTAAGCCATGGTACAGCGCTCGTTGGGAAACTCTCGAGCCTGAAGAACCAGTTTACACTGAGTCTGAATCATGTTATGATGAACCTACGGTAAATGATCTACTTGATTTAGAGGATTACTATGATCGGTAAATGTTTTGAAATCGTTAAAGAAGATAATGAAGACGGTTACGGCACTTCAGTGTTGTTTCCACAACTGAAGGTAGGCGTCAAATTCAAGGTTCTGCGTACTGGTGCTGAAGAATCGTGCCATCACCACGGCATTAAAAGTATTATTTTAGAAGATGGAACCGTTATTGATATCGATTCTGTAGATTCATCTTTCTGGTGTCTTTGGGCCCCGGCCTCTATGGACGAAATTAAAGAAATCCCGCCAGAATCTTTTGGTTCTATAGCTAGCACGGGTTATTTTGACGGGCAATATCTGCCTGACCGCTTAAAACGTATTGAAAGGGAATTTGACGCTGAGTATAACTATTACGATGCAAATGTAATTAAAGCTACTATTGAACACATTAAGTGGCTTGAAGCTCAGCTGAGATTTTCTGACAGACCGTTCTAATAATAAATAGATTCATCTACTTATGAGGTGAATCTATGTTATTGGCTGGTAAACTCTACAAAGAAGAAAAACAAAGACTATTTGATTTGCAGGGCGGTGTATGTCCTTTATGTAAACGCCCTCTAGATAATGACGTACAAGCCAATCACTTGGACCACGACCATGCTTTATCAGGTCCTCAAGCTGGTAAGGTGCGTGCATTGCTCTGCAATCTATGTAACGTAACCGAAGGTATGATGAAACACAAGTTCAACCGTTCAGGTCTGAAAGGTCAAGATATCGACTACCTCGTTTGGTTGAAAGAATTAGTGGCGTACCTCGAAAAAGACTACTCTGGAGCTAACATCCACCCAGAGTATGTGACTGATAAGTCAAAAGAATTTGGACGTCTCAGTAAAGAAGAGATGGTTCAAGAAATGCTTAAAGCCGGATTTGTATATAATGAATCCGACACTAAAACGAAGCTTCAAGCTTCATTCAAAAAACAACTGAGGAAATCGTTAAAATGATTATGAACTTTGTGAACGACTTTATCGACTGCGGCAATGAAACTGTTCTACGTTTCGGCTCTGAATTCCCAGCGATGTTTTCCTTCCTGTTCTTTTTCTCTTACTAAGGATTAAAATGACTAAGTTCCGTGATATCGTAGCAAACATCATCGTTTATATCGTTCTGTTCTTCTCTGCACTGGTTGCAGTCCCAGCCATTGCACTGATTATGGTTGCTGAAGCTATTCGTGGTACTAAGCAACCGAGTGTTTCTAAAGAAGAAATGACTCGTCGAATGGAAGAGCTTACTAATAAGATTGAAAAGCTTTTCAAATGAATATAGAAATCTACGGCATCCCAGAACAAGTCTGGAGATGTCCTGGATGTCATTGGATAAGAGGCCTTTTGGCCTCTTTGAACGTTGAATATACTTTTATCGACGTAATAAGTCCTGGTGACACCGGGCCTGTTTATGATAAACCACTCATCGAATCTCTGGCTAAACGTCTAGGCCAATTCCCTTCACTCTCTATCAAGTATCCTGTTATCTTTGTAGATAATCAGTTCATCCCATCTCTTAAAGATTTCCAGCAGTTCCTTATTGACAAAGGCTATGACCGAGATTTAATTGAAGATTAGGGTGTTTACAACGCCCTTTAGTCATGTTAGTATACTCCTACACTAACAACGGAGATACAATGTGAAAACTGTCGAAATCCAACGCCACATCATTGCTCACGTGCAAGTCGAAGTTTCAAACGGGTATACTCAGGACCTTATGATCGAGGTTCGCGGTTCTACAATCTTCTTCCGTAGTCGTGGGAAGTGTACTGAGTGCAATACCATGGCTGCTAAAGCTCATGTTGGCAAAGCGATTAATGCCGTGGTTGCTTTGATTCCTGAGATGTGCGATTACGAGCGAAACGAGATCGGCCGTTTAGTATTGGGGTTAATCTAATGATTAAAATTGAAGATGCAAAGGTAATTATTCGTTGTATCGTTGATGAATGCAAAGTTATGTTCATCACTATGTGGCCCACTGCTGAACTAGGCCGAATCCAGATTGAATTCTCTATTGGTTCAAAAGTATGCTTTATTAAAAAGGGTCAATACGTCCATCTTCAAACTAAGCTTAAAGAAATCGGCGTTAAAATAACTGAAGATGAAGCTTCGCATATGGCTAGTGTAATTAATCAACATTTGGAAATATTTTAATGGGTAAAACATACCGTCGTAAAGATATCAAATCGAAAGGTGAATACTGGTCAGGGCGCCGTCAGGCTCCAGCAGGCATCTCTGATGAAACTGTGGCAGATAACATCTTCCACTCTGATAAGCCTAAGCGGTGGAAAGGCCTGGACTCTGCAGTTAAAGAAGATCAGAATCGCTATGCACGGGCCGACAAACGTCGTCTGAAACTGAACTACGATTCTGAAACTGAACTCAAAACTGACAAATACTACGCTCGCAAAGCCAACGAAGGCTGGCAACACTCGTAATTTAAGAACTCGTGAGGACCGAGTATAATGTCCTCCTTGGATAATAAAATTTAAACCACAGAGGAAAATACTATGTCTCAGGCTATCAAAAATGTTCTGCACTCTTTTGCTTTTGACAAAGTCGAAGAAATCCGTAAGAAGGGTGGCATTGTTACTCCTGAAATTTTAGATCAGTGGGAAAAAGACCTTCACGGAACTATGGTTGAAAATGAGCAGAAAATTGGTAAAGCTCGTATTCGTGAACTACTAGTCTGCTATATCATTGACGAATTTGATATTGATGCTTTTGGTGTCCAGTCAGTTGTCAAGAAAGCCGGCGAAATTTCTGATACCTGTATTCGTAAAATGAAAAATCAGCGTAAAAAAGGTTTCAACGATCTGAAGATCGTTAAGGCGGCAAAATGATTGTTCTTAATCAACAAGGCTGCCCGAAACGTGTACGATTCCGTATCTTAGAACTAAGAAACGGTGAACCTTATTTAGTTGATAGCTATGCTTCTATCATAATGGTTCAACGATACGTTAACCTGCATACATCTGGTCTCACGCACAAAGAACACGGGCTTCCGGTTAAGTGCCGATTCTATATGATGAGTGCGGACCACCCTGATTATTCAGGTCTTAGTAAAAGCTGGACCGAAGGTCTTACACTTAAAGAGCTTGAGGATTATCTTAATGACTGAAGAACAACTAGCTGAACTCGGATACCTTGGTTATCTGATAAGTCATACCGAAGATGGGCGTGTTTTGATTGAAGGTTCATCCAATGGTATCGATTGGCTCATTGAAGAAGACTTTGATGCCTGGTGGGTATACGAATACACTTCTTCAGATACATTTATTTCTGTTGACGCTTTCGGTGTATTTGAACACGCTCATGAATGTGCAAGGAATCTACGCTGATGGATTACGTTGATTATTATTTTGAGAACCTTGGATTAAAGTTCACAATATTTGAAGATGGCGAACTGATGTGTGGGAATTGGCAACGCAACGTTATGGACATCTATGAGATGCTAGATGCTGAGTTCGCTGAATCTTTAAAAGAACTTTTAGATTATCTTCATGAAGAAAACCCTGATACTGAATATGCAATAACTGTTCTGGACTGGAAATTCATGATTCGTAAATTCTCTGAAATCTATGGTATGTTATGAACAGCTTAACTTTGATTGCTAACGATGAACATTTTATTGTAGATAGTTACATGGGTGTGTATTATTTACCATTTGGTGATGCATCAGATGATTCGTATAATTTCCACGTGTCTGAACTGAACCACAGCCATTATCAACGCTTATATAAAGGCTTGGTACAATACCAACAAGAAAACGGAATAACTTTTTCTTTAAACTATGAACAGTTCCTTAGTATCTGTGAACGTTTATTTGAAATGTACTGCATTCTTCGTAAGCTGTAATATGCTTTAAGCGGCCTCTTCGCATCCGATGATATAATGAATATATATACTATTTGATGAGGCCAATTATGAGTGATTACGTAAATAATAAGGAGTTGTACAAAGCTATTTGTGCTTGGAAGGAACAGGTTAGAAATGCTCCCGAAGGGACTAAAGTGCGACAAAATGACACGATTGGCCTTGCCATCATGTTAATAGCCGAAGGTCTGAGCAAACGATTCAACTTCTCAGGATATACCCAGTCTTGGAAGCAAGAAATGATTGCAGACGGTATTGAAGCCGCAATTAAAGGTCTTCATAACTTCGACGAAACCAAATACACCAACCCTCATGCATATATTACAATGGCTTGTTTTAATGCCTTCGTCCAGCGTATCAAAAAAGAACGCAAAGAAATGGCAAAGAAATATAGCTACTTCGTTCACAACGTTTATGATAGTCGTGACGATGATATGGTTGCGTTAGCAGATGAAACCTTTATTCAGGACATCTACGATAAAATGACGCAATACGAAACCTCAGCATACAAGGCACCTGGGTCTGATAAAAAGAGTGAACCGGTAGTTGAAGGTAATGAATTGGAATTTTTATATGAGGCTCAAGATTAACCTCGAAGGATTTTTAGAAGAAGTGCAAGACCAAGACGCTATCCCTTATTTGCTTAAAATGTATCTAAGGGAAATACTTGATCTTGATATTCACATTGACCCTAAGAACCCACATGATACGGATATCACATCCGAAACTGCTTTAATTAACCATCAGTATAATGTTTCTGATGACGGATTTAGCGTAGTAATTGATTACACTCCTAAGGTATAAAATGACTGAGATTGAAATTGATAGCATCACTGAAGCACTAGAAAAACGTGGTGTCGAGAAGGACGAAATTGAAGAAGCGATTCTGGCCCAGCAAGCTATTGCTGAAAGTCAGGCGCAGGCAAAAGCTAATAAAATTTACCGTAAGAACCGTCGTGAACTTGACCGTTTGTATAAACACGCTCAAGTAGCTGTTCTTGACAATAACTTCCCGGCGTATAAGTATGCTATCGAGAAATCTCGTGACATCTTACGCCAACCATACACTGATGAGATTATTCTGACCGGTTGGCAGACCTCTCGCAAAATCATTTGGGACATTATCAATGATCAAGCAGGTAAAATTTAAACGTTTGCAGGTTAACGCAGGATTCACTCTGTCTATAGCTAATGGTACTATGGCTGTTAAAATATCAGAAACGCACTATCGCGTTCTAGGCTCAACAGGGGTGATTATTAAAGCTGATCCGAAAGAGCTTGTATGGGCTGACACTGCACAAATTAAAAGGTGGTATAAATGGTAAGAGAACCTGATTCTTCTGAATACTTTATCCATGATGTAGACGATCTTGGCGTTGTAGAAACCAAGGTCGGCTTCGGTGAAGGTTGATGGAAGCTGTAATAGCTAAAGCGAATACATTATCTCGTAACGGGGCTATGTATTCTCCTGAAGCTTTGGAAAAAGCAATTGATTATGCAAAGATTCGTAGCGATAAGAATGAAATGATTAACCGGTTCAATTTCGCTTACGATAAAGCTAAAGCTGAAGGTACTATCACGTATCGTAAAATTTAAAGGGCTTCGGCCCTTTTCTGCTATAAGAGTGGATGATAAAATATCTTTATTTAAAGAGGTGACTATGAAAATTATCCATTCGGGTGATTGGCATTTAGGTGTAAAGGCGGACGACCCTTGGGTTCAAGAAATCCAATTAAAAGGTATCAGAGACCACATCCAATACGCTAAAGATAACGGTATTGATACGATTATTCAGTACGGCGATATTTTTGATGTGCGTAAAGCCATTACTCACAAGTGTATGGAGTTTGCACGACAGATTGCTAATGAGCTTGAACACGCAGGGATTAACCTGATTACTATTGTTGGCAATCATGATATGCACTACAAGAACACTCTGACCCCTAATGCGGCAACAGAAGTTCTTGGTAAGTATAAGCATATTACTGTTATTGAAAAGCCTACGACTTTAGACTTCGATGGAACCCTGATTGATTTGATTCCATGGATGTGCGATGAAAACACAACTCAAATCATGGACCATATCAAGCAGTCTAGCGCTGAATACTGTATTGGTCACTGGGAGCTAAATGGCTTCTATTTTTATAAAGGTATGAAATCTCATGGGCTCGAACCAGATTTCCTCAAAAAGTACAAACAAGTATGGTCTGGGCACTTCCACACAATATCAAGCGCAGCAAACGTTAAGTACATCGGAACGCCTTGGACGCTTACAGCGGGTGACGAGAACGACCCGCGAGGATTCTGGGTTCAAGACACTCGGCTACAAACATTTGATTTCATCCCTAACGAAACAACATGGCACAGGAAAATCTTCTACCCTGTAACAGGGCCATTTAATGCAAACGAATTTAAAAATCTAGCAGTTCGTGTAGTTATTACCAAGGTAGATGATAAACTGGCAGCCTTTGAAAGTGAGCTTGAAAAGGTAGTTCATGAACTTCGCACAGTTTCTAAAGTAGATAACTCTGTTGACACTGAAGAAGCCGACGAAGAAGAAGTAGTGGGTCTGCTTGATATGATGATGGAATATATTGAAGCTCTTCCTGACGCGACATCTCAAGATGACATCGATGCTCTTAAAGCATTAGCTACTCAACTGTATATCGAGGCCAGTGCATGAAAGTTTTTAAGTTAAATAGGGTCAAGTACCAAAACATTATGTCGGTAGGTCAGGCACCTATCGATATCCAACTTGATAAATGCCATAAGACGTTAATTACAGGTAAAAATGGCGGCGGTAAGAGTACTATGCTCGAAGCTATCACATTTGCTTTATTCGGCAAACCTTTCCGTGATATCAAGAAAGGCCAGTTAATTAATTCCTTCAATAAGAAGAATCTGGTTGTTGAACTCTGGATGGAGTACGACGGGCACACATTCCACATCAAGCGTGGTCAGAAGCCTAATATTTTTGAAATTGTACGAGACGGTGATAAACTTGACGAAAGCGCAAGTTCAAAGGATTTCCAGGCTTACTTCGAAGAGCTTATTGGAATGACGTATTCATCTTTTAAGCAAATTGTCGTACTTGGAACTGCCGGCTATACTCCATTCATGGGCCTATCAACTCCAGCTCGAAGAAAACTAGTTGAAGACCTTCTTGAAGTATCTCTACTAGCAGATATGGATAAGCTAAATAAGAGTTCAATCCGCGAGATTAACTCCCAGGTCCAAGTTATAGATGCCCGCCAAGAAGGCATCATTCAACAGATTAAAATCTATAACGATAACGTAGAACGCCAAAAGAAACTATCTGGCGAAAATGTGGCTCGTTTGCAATCTATGTATGATGACCTTGCTTCTGAAGCTCGTCAAATTAAATCTGATATCGAAAAATCTGCTACACGTTTAGCTGATATCGTTTTAGATGAAGACCCTAGAATTGCACTGCAAGAGATTCAGCAGAAAACTGCAACCTTACAGAGTAAGATAAATTCTTTCAATAAAGTTGTTAAAATGTATCATGATGGTGGCGAATGTCCTAGCTGTATGAGCTTACTGCACCCAGGCGATCCTGTTGTCACTAAGATAGCGGATAAGGTTCATGAATGTGAATCATCAGCCGCTAGTTTAGAAGCCCACAGAGAGTCACTGGAGACGCTAGTCGCCGAATACGAAGCTAATGTTAGGACCCAGCAATCTCTCGCCCAAGATATTCGCTCTAAGAAACAGGCGTTAGTATCCACAGTTGAGAAAGCTAAGAAGGTTAAAGCGGCTCTAGACCAAGCGGCTTCAGAATTCATTGACCACGCTTCAGAGATTGCTTTGCTCCAAGTAGAACTAGATAAAATGGTGGCCGAGAAAACTAAGTTAGTGATGGAAAAATATCACCGTGGTATTCTCACTGACATGTTGAAAGATACTGGCATTAAAGGCGCTATTATCAAGAAATATATCCCACTGTTTAATAAACATATTAATCAGTATTTGAAAGTAATGGAAGCTGATTACTCATTCACACTGAATGAAGAGTTCTCTGAGACTATTAAGTCTAGAGGTCGAGAAGAATTTAGTTATGCGTCATTTAGTCAAGGTGAAAAAGCACGTATTGATATAGCCTTGTTGTTTACCTGGCGTGATATTGCCGAAAAGGTATCCGGTGTTAAAATAAACTGTCTTTTCCTCGATGAGATTTTTGACTCTGCCGCGGATGCTGAAGGTATAAAATCTATAGGTTCTATACTGAATACTATGGCTGATGTTAATGTGTTTATTATCAGTCACCGAGACCATGACCCACAAGCTTACGGCCAGCATCTACAGATGAAGAAAGTTGGTCGTTTTACGGTGATGGAATGAATGAAGATGCAATTACAGGCCAGTGGTTGCTGGCCTGGCCTGAAGTGAAACGCTTCAGGCTTACAAACGAGTTCAGTGGCGATGAACATATCGTTACTGAACAAATGATTAAAAATGCTTTTAAAGAAACAGATTATAATCGCATCATGTCAAACAGACATTCTGCATGGTTCCTTGAAGACTACATTGATTAATTGATAAGGTATAAGTATACTATGAACATTCTGACCGCTAAAGATATCCAAGTTAAAAACGTGCGTACTGATTCGAACCCTAACAATCAGAACAAAATTCGTAAGTCTTGGGTTTTGGCTCTTGACGAAGGCACACAAGCCGCTATTAAAGCTAAAATCAAAACCCCTGGAGCTCGCTGGGCGTATTATGAAGCTCTTGATTCTGCTGTAAACGACAAATGGTTAGAATTGATGCGAGCTCATTATGCCGATTCTATTAAAGCCGGTGCTAAGATCGTTGTAGATCGTAATGGCGGCGAACGTCTTGAAGACGACTACTGCGTAGATGCAGATGAACAGTTGGTTATTGCTGGCCGGTTCGTCGCTGAAGAAGTTATCGCTGAATTCTCTAAATAATGATTTGAAAGGTATAAAATGAAATTTTCTAAAGAAACCATCGCAGTACTGAAAAACTTTGCAACCATTAACTCTGGTATCGTTCTGACTCCAGGTAATTTTGTTATGACTCGTTCTATTATCGGAACGACTTATGCAGACACAACAATTCAAGATGAAATTGATAACGAGCTGGCAATCTATGACCTGTCTGGCTTTTTAAGTGTTCTGTCTCTGGTCGGCGATGATGCTGAAGTAACTCTTCAAGACGATGGCCAAATTGCAATCAAGAGCAATCGTTCTGCGGTGTACTGGGCCGGTGCTGATAAATCTACCATCGTCGTACCGAAAGCCAAAGCAAGCTTCCCAGTAGCAAACATTATCACTGAACTGAAGGCTGAAGATCTTCAACAGCTGAAACGTGTTGCAAGCGGTCTGAACCTCGACACGATTACCATTTCTAATAAGTCTGGTGAAATCGTTATGCAGGCTTATAACAAAACTGAAGATCCGGAACTGGTTAAACCTAAATACGCATTAACTCTTGGTGAGTATGATGGTACTGAAAACTTCAACTTTGTTATTAACCGCGATAACTTGAAAATGGTTCCTGCCGATTACAAACTGATGCTATGGGGTAAAAACCTGGCTGATGGCAAGAAACAAACCGCTGCTAAATTTGAAAGTGATAACTACACTTACATCACAGCAATGGAAATCGATTCGACTTTCGACTTTCAATAAAATTTAAATGGGAGCTACGACTCCCTCTGAACTGAGGAACTTATCATGCTGACTATCAATAAAAATGAATTTATGTTCGAGCAAAAATACCGCCCAGGTACAATTGAAGAGTGTATTCTTCCGGCTCGTGATAAAGAAATATTTCAGGCTCTTATTAAGAAAGGGCAGATTCCTCACTTAATCCTCCAAAGTAATTCACCAGGAACAGGCAAAACTACCGTAGCTAAAGCATTGTGTCATGATGTTAACGCTGAGATGTTGTTTGTCAACGGTTCTGATTGTAAGATCGATTTTGTTCGTAACGAATTAACTCGATTTGCAAGTTCTATCTCTATGGAAGGTCGTCAGAAAATCATCGTTATCGATGAATTCGACCGTAGTGGCTTGGCTGAAGCCCAGCGTCACTTACGTTCTTTCATGGAACAATACTCAAGTAACTGTTCAATCATTATTACTGCTAACGACCTTGATGGTATTATCAAGCCACTTCAGTCTCGCTGTCGTGTAATCACATTTGGTTCTCCTTCTGAAGAAGACGCCAAATCGATGCAACGCGAAATGTTGAAACGCTGTATTGCCATTTGTGAAAACGAAGGTATTGTTGTTGAAGACCGTAAAGTTCTGGCTGCGTTAGTATCTAAGAACTTTCCTGAACTTCGCAAGACAATTAATATGCTAGACCATTATAGTTCTAAAGGAATTATTGATGCAGGCATCTTAAACATTGTCACTAAGGCCTCTGATTCAATCGAAGCAGTTATTGAAGCACTTCGAAATAAAGATATCAAATCTCTTCGTGCTTTGGCCCCGAAATATGCAGCCGATTATGCATGGTTCGTAGATAAGCTATCGTCTGAACTGTATACTATGGTCACAGGACCAAGTATCGTACGTATGTATGAAATTATTGGTGAAAACAACCAATACAAAGGTGTGGCGGCTTCAACCGAACTTCACATCGTGTATATGTTCATTCAATTAGCTATCGAGATGCAGTGGAAATGAGTTTATTCTTTTTTGATGATGAACCAGAATATAATGAACACCAAATCGCATGGCTGACTAAGGATTGGTCGGCAGTTCAAAAGTGTGCAGACCAGTTTAAAGAATCAGCTGAAAGCGAGTTCTTCAGATTGATCGGTGCAATTAATGACACCAAGCAACAAATCAACGTATCTCAAATGGACTACAGCAAGTTCATGATTGAAAATGCTTTAAGTCAACACGCTGATTGTATGCCAGCAGTTTATGTAATGAACCTGGTGGGACAAGGTCTCTCAGACCAAGCACACTTTAACTATATGAAGCACGCTGTTCCTAAAGGTAAGCGGTATGGTAAGTGGGCTAAACTAACTGAAGATTCAAATAAAATGCTTGTGCTTAAAGTAATTCAAGCATTTTATAAAATCAACGTCTATGATGCTGATATGTATCATAAGACAATGTTCGCTAAAGGTAATCTACTTTCTTTCTTAAAACAGGCTAAAGCTCTTGTTACAGATGAAATGGTTAAGAGTATTACTAAAAATGTGAAAGAACAAAAACAACTCAAAAAACAAGCATTGGAATGGTAGATATGATTGAAATTACATTAAAACAGCCTGAGGATTTTCTGAAGGTCAAAGAAACCTTGACCCGTATGGGTATTGCTAATAATCGTGATAAGGTATTATATCAGAGCTGTCACATTCTTCAGAAGCAAGGCCTGTACTACATCGTTCATTTTAAAGAAATGCTGAAACTGGACGGTCGACCTGTAGTTATTTCTGAAGAAGATGAACAACGTCGTGACTCAATTGCTTGGCTGCTTGAAGACTGGGGTCTGATTGAGATTGCCCCAGGTCAACGTACGTTCATGCACGAAATGACTAATAACTTCCGTGTTATAGGATTTAAGCAGAAACCTGAATGGACTCTGAAATCTAAGTATACTATCGGTAGTTAAAGATTTAAGCAATGGGACTTCGGTCCCATTTTGGAGTATAATTCATTCACCAAATAAAAGACAATTACTCGTCTAAGGAACCAAATGAAAGAATTCTTTTTAACTATCGAACAGCTTGGCAATACACTTCACGAACGATATATTGATTCAAATGGTATTGAACAAAAGCGTCAGATTGATTATAAACCAACTTTATTTTATCACTCTGACGTTGAATCAAAGTACAAAGATATCTACGGAATGAGTTGTAAGAAAAAACACTTCTTAGATATGAAGGAAGCTCGTAACTGGATTCGTAGAATGGAAGACATCGGGCAAGATGCCATGGGTATGGATGACTTCAAGCTGGCTTATTTGTCTGATCGCTATCCAGGTGAAATTCATTTTGACCCGACATTAGTTCGCCAATGTAACTATGACATCGAAGTAACAGCTCCAGAATTTCCAAAGCCTAATGAAGCCAAGTATCCTATCGATGCATTAACTCATTACGATAGTATTGCTGATAAGTTCTATGTGTTTGACCTTTTGAATTCTCCTTACGGCAAAGTAACTAAGTGGGACCCGGTATTAGCCGGTAAATCAGAAGCTGAAGGTGGTGATGAAATCCCTCAGGATATTCTTGACCGAGTTGTTTATCTGCCGTTTGATAACGAACAAGAACTTCTTCTCGAATACTTGAATCTGTGGGAACAGCAGACGCCTGTTATTCTGACTGGTTGGAACGTAGAAGGCTTCGATAACCCGTATGTTTATAATCGACTGAAGAATGTGTTTGGTGAAAAGACCGCTAGGCGTTTAAGCCCTCTTCGTAAAGTCAATAGCAAAATTATTGCAGATAACTTTGGTGATGAACGTGAAATTATCACACCGATGGGTATCAGTGTTCTTGATTACTTAGACTTATACAAGAAATTTAGTTTTACGAACCAGCCTTCGTATCGTCTTGACTATGTAGCTGAGTATGAACTTGGCGTGGGTAAATTAGAATATGACGGCCCTATCAACAAACTTCGTGAAACTAACCACCAACGGTATATTTCGTATAACATTATTGACGTTGCTCGAGTACAACAAATCGATAAAAAACGCCAGTTCTTGAACCTGTCGTTAGATATGGCTTATTACGCTAAAATGCAGATGCAGTCGGTATTCAGCCCTATTAAGACATGGGACGCAATCATCTTTAACTCGTTGAAGAACGACAATAAAGTCATTCCTCAGAAAAAGCACCACATTCCACAAAGTTACCCAGGTGCATTTGTTAAAGAGCCTACTCCTAATAGTTATAAGTACGTTGTATCTGCTGACCTGACGTCTCTGTATCCGAGTATTATTCGACAAGTTAACATAAGCCCGGAAACTTTGCATAGTCAGTTTGCTGTCCGCCCACTTCATGAATACATTGCTGGTACTGCTCCAAAACCGAGCGAAGAATACTCTTGTTCTCCTAATGGCTGGATGTATCGTAAAGATATTGATGGCGTTGTACCTGTTGAAATTAAGAAAGTATTCGACCAGCGTAAACTTCACAAAGGATTTATGTTGGCGGCTCAACGTAATGCAGAACTGATTAAAGAAGCATTGCATAATCCAAAGAGCTCTGACAAGCCAGAACCGACTCTTGATTATCGTTTCGATATGGAAGAAAGTATTAAGTCACAACTCCATGATTTGAACGAAGCCATTTTGTTGAGTATGCTTGATAAAGCATCTCGCACTGAAATCGCTGGTATGACAGCTCAGATCTGTCGCAAGTTACTTATCAACTCACTTTATGGTGCACTTGGTAACGTACACTTCCGGTACTACGACCTTCGTAACGCAACGGCAATCACTTTGTTTGGCCAGTTGGCTCTGCAGTGGATTGAACGCCGCGTGAACGAGTTCTACAATGAAACATTGAAGACTGATAACCATAAGTATGTTATCTATGGCGATACAGACTCAATCTATATGTGTGTAGACCCATTAATCGAGAAGATCGGTGAAGACAAGTTCCGTGACACGAACCATTTAGTAGATTTCTTAGATAAGTTTGCTAAAGAAAAATTAGAACCAGCCATCGGTCGCGCATTCCAAGATATGTGCGACTATATGAACAACAAAGAACAGTTAATGTTTATGGACCGAGAAGCTATTGCTTGTCCTCCATTAGGTTCTAAAGGTCTTGGTGGTTTCTGGACTGGTAAGAAGCGATACGCTTTGAACGTGTATGACATGGAAGGGACCCGTTATGCGGACCCTAAAATGAAAATTATGGGCCTTGAAACTCAAAAGTCAAGTACTCCTAAAGCATGCCAGAAAGCATTGAAAGAATGTATTCGCCGTATGCTTCAAGAAGGTGAAAGCTCATTACAGGACTACTATAAAGAGTTTGAACAAGAATTCCGTAAACAGCATTATATGACTATTGCTGGTGTTAGTTCTGCGAACAATATTGCTCAGTACGATGATAACGGTTATCCTGGGTACAAATGCCCGTTCCATATTCGTGGAATCTTGGCTTATAACCGTGCTACTAAAAACATCCCAGATGCAGAAGCGATTGTTGAAGGGTCTAAAGTAATGGTACTACCGTTACGGGACCAGAACCCGTTTGGTGACAAATGCATAGCATGGCCATCAGGTACTCAGATCGATCCTAGCATTCGTGAAGATGTGTTAAAGTACCTTGACTACTCAACGCTGTTCCAAAAAACGTTTGTTAAACCGCTGTCTGGCTTTACATCAGCGGCTAGAATCAACTATGAGCACGTTGCAACCTTAGATGATATCTTAGGATGGTAGTATAGATTAGGCCGTGAAGCCCTGGAATCACTCTAGGGCTTCGCTTTAATTATTATGTAGTACAATAGCTCGTCAACAAATGAGGAACACGAAATGCGTAAAGTAGTTATCTTGGGTGCCGGTCTTGGGTCGCGTTTATACCCGATTACAAACGAAATCCCTAAAGTGCTTGTAAACTACAAACAGCACACAGTTTTTAAACACTTGGTTGATTTGTATAAAAATCAATCAGATGAAATTATTCTAGTAATTCACAGTAAATTTGACGGGCTAGTTCGTGGGTACATGAAGTCTGTTGGAATAAGTGATATTACCATTCGTCATGTTGATGTATCTATAGGTTCTGCGCACGCTATTGATTGTATTGCTGATGATATTGTAGGCCATAATGTACTGTTCAATTGGTGCGACATTATTCCGGAAGGCCATGAAGTAGAATGGGGTAATGATTATTGCTATACCTTTGGTACAGATTGTCGTTTCACTTTTGAAGAACCGTATTTCCGTGAAATCGGGACCGGTGGTGGCGTGGTTGGCATGTATCAAGTGGCTCAATGGCCCGGGTTCTATTCTTTTGAAGGTAACTATGGCGAAGACCTTGCCGACAATTTAGATTCGATGGTTTATATGACCGAGCGTAAGCTAGAGTCAGTTGTTGACATTGGTGATAAGCTTAAATTAGCCGAAGCGCATAAAACCTCAGAGATTAATCGTGACTTTAACAAGCTCAAATTCACAGAACAACATGCTATTAAAATCCCGACTAATGAATATGGTAAAGAAATTCAAGCTAAAGAGCTTAAATGGTATAATTCTGTACAATCGAAATTTATTCCTACTATTGTAGATTTCACGCCAGGTGAATTTATTAAGATGGAACGAATCTACGGTAAAACCATGGCAGATGCATATCCTCTGATGACCAAAGATACTCAAGTATTAATGGTATATAAAGTAATCAGTGCTCTGAAATCATTAGGTGGCGATATCTATATTCCTACCGACGAGCAATGGTATGCAGATGTTAAGAAAGAAGTTCTTGATAAGGTATTAATCCGCAACGATTCTATTAAAGAACTTTTAGAAGGTTTTGCACCTGAAGGCATTACCCATGTTAACGATTTTAAAGTAGGTAAACCAGAAAAACTGCTGGAACACGCATTAGAAATTCTATCCGAGCATAAAGAACCGTACCAGTTGATCCACGGCGACCCGCATTATTCTAACATTATGTTTACCGATTCGGGTGATATTAAAATTATAGACCCGCGTGGATATTTTGGTAGTAGTCAGTACGGCCCCACCATTTATGATGAAGCCAAAGTGCTTTATTCTATTGATGGGTACGATAAATTTAACGCAGATCCACTATGGGGTGGTATTTCTCGGAATGGCACTAGAATGTTTGTCGATATTGAGAAAGTAATGCCGTTAGATGATATCCCTATGTGTACCTTTAAGCATAAACTGTGGATTGCCGTTATTTGGATGGCTTTAGCAGGGTATTTCAAGAACAACCCTCTTAAGGCTATTGGCGCTTATTATCATGGGCTGTACCAACTGAGTGTGCTGCTTAAAAGGCGGCCTCGCAAACGTAAACTTATCGATGGCACCGAAGTGACTGAAGTTAAAGACCCAATCACAGCTTCTATTATTACTAGATGCCCTGATAAATGGGAATTGCTTGATAAAGAAACTGGTGTAAAATATAAACCAATTGGCGGTAACATCGCCCACCAGTGGGAACGAATCGGATGATTCTAGTTCGTAATGACACTGTTAAGGAGGCTAAAATGCCTCCTCCTAAATCTTTTAAAGATACATTTCTTTATAAAGTATTGACCTGTGAATCGTCTTTAACTATAAGGCCTATTAATGAATCTCTGCTTCGACATCGACAACACAATCACGGTATGGAATAGCAATCGTGATTATCTGAACTTTGCACCAGACCATGAAATGGTGTCCATAATTAACAAGCTCTATGATGAAGGCCACGAGATAACCTTGTACACTGCTCGCGGTATGACCTCTTGCGGCCCAGGTAGAATTCTGACTGAAGTTGTCCCTGCTCTTGTCAAGAACCTTGAAAAAATTGGTCTGAAGTATCATAATCTGCTTACACATAAACCAAGTTATGATTTTATTATTGACGACCGAGCAATTCGACCTGATCACTTTAAGAAAATGATTCAAGATGGCACATTTGAAACATACAAGGCATATCATCCATGAGTCCTAAAATTATTGTTGTAGACGGCCCTGATAATTCAGGGAAGTCAACTTTTATTAAGATTCTTGTTAGAAATCCTAAGGTAAAATTAATCGACTTTCCTAAATCAATTAATGGCAAGTGTATTTCATTAGGTACAGATAATGATAAAGCCCTGGTCGAAACCTTATACAAGTTCTTAGATCCTAATTTTGTCTATATTCTTGACCGTGGGTACCCTAGTAATATAGTTTACTCTGGATTCCTTCGCGGTGAAATAGACCCGTATGAGCACCTTAAAGATTGGATTCGATTTAAACAAGAATTTGACGTAGTTGAAGTCATTTTGTCACGCAACAAACTTGACGAAGACTTCGAAGATGATTTGATTAAACTGACTAAAGATGAGTTTAATCTGACTATTACCGAGTACGAGCGCAACTTTGAAAACGTGTTTAAGCTTTTAGAGCATGATGGCTTTAATCGGGTTTTGAGATATAATGAAGACGAAGCTAAACGCCTTTTCACTTATATTGAAAATAAAACAGGTATAAAATGAACGTATTTAAGGTCGGAACTAATTTTGACTTGGCTCTTCTGGATAAAATCGTTGAGCTTAATGCTAAGAATCCACAGTCACTGATTAATGAAGTTTATGGTAGTACACGAGCGATGGCCTTTGTCGCTGCTCGACCGGACTTCCGTTTGCCTGATGTTAAAGATGATCAGCTGGAAACTTACGTTCGACGTTGTAACGAACTTGGTATTTGCTTTAATTATACTTTAAACAGTATAAACCCAGGGACCAAACGTGAACTGACAGAATGGAAAAAACAGGCCATTCAAGATTATGTACAGTACTTATCTTCTATCGGTGTTTGGCGTATCACTATCGCTAACCCGGTTGTAATGGAAATTGTTCGTGAAGTAAATAAAGAAATTGAAATTGAGGTATCGACTATCCTGCATGTTGATGCTGTTACTCAAATAAAATATCTTCACGACCAGTACAACATTAAGAAAGTGTGCTGTGGGATTCATAAGAACCGATCAGTTAACTTCTTGAAACAAGCCGCAGCATTTTGTAATGAAAATGGAATTATTTTTGAAGTCCTAGTTAACGAGTTCTGTTCTAACGCTGGTAAGGGTTACACTACCCATTGTAGTTATCGTGATTCTTGCTATATTTTCCACAGTACCGACATTACTGCAGAAGATGCAAAATCGCTCGACGGTTATCCAATGCAGCACTGCATTAAAGCTCGAGACACCGACCCTTTCAACTGGCTACGCACACGTTTTGTGCGTCCACAAGACCTAAAACTGTATCGTGATATTGGCATCACACAGTTCAAAGTCTCTGGTCGAACCGGCTCAACCGAATACATCATGAAGGTTCTTGAAGCGTATTCTTCAGAGCAATTTGAAGGTAACCTTCTTGAGTTGTGGAAACCTCTCGAAACTATCTACAACGGTGAATCTGACGCTAACTATAGCCATACTGTGAATATCGAGACTTCTTTGTTAGATGGCTTCCTTGAAAAACGTTGGTTCAAACATCCTACATTTGACTGTGCTAATGAAGTCTGCGGTAGTACTTGTACTTACTGCGAACGTTACTACAAGCGCCAGTTATCTAAAAATGACCGGCCTCTGGATTCTATCCAGATCGTAGATGTTACTAGTTCAGACGACGAACTCCGGTACCCAGAGTGAATATAAGTTCTTTAGAGGACCTCCGCGAGGAGGTCCAAGCCATTGATAACGAGATTGAAGTACTTCTTTATGACCGGTTTGTTCTTACAAATAATATCGGTAGACTAAAAAAGAAATTAGGCCTTCCAATTGAAAACCTTCAGGTTGAGAACAATAAATTAGCTTCAATGCCGGATGAGTTAAAATTAATCTTTAAAGAAATTTTTAAGGTATCTAAACAATGTCAGAACACAATCGTTTAAAGCATATCACGTTCCCATCTTTCCAAACGGCATTCAAAGTTCTTAACGAAGAAATCATTAATAATCCGCAGTTTGTGGTTGATTCCCGTATCGGACGTTGTAATGAAATCGGCTCGGCCTCTATTGAAATCCTGGACCCGACCACGTTTATGTTTACTGATGCCAGAATCAATCGCATTAGTTACGAATACGCTGAAGCCTTCTGGAAATTCATGATTTCCGGTGGTACTGACGCAGCCGAGGCATTTAAGGAATATCCTAATGTTGCTAAGTTCATTGATAAACCGAAAAGTGACGTACTGCCTGCGAACTTCAACACTTTCTATGGACCTCGAATTGTGGCCCAGCTCCCAGCCCTACTTAAAGAGCTTAAAGAAAAGACTAACTCGCGACGAGTTGTGTTCCAAATTCTCCAAGAACAAGACCAAGCACTGTTAGATTCGGATGAATCGCTTGAATACCCGTGTACAGATTCTATAACGTACTATATCCGTGATGGCAAGCTTTATGCCCATACACATATGCGTTCACAAAACTGTGCTGTAGTGATGCAGCTGGACTTTTATCTGCAAGGCAAGTTAATGCAATACATTGCCGATAAATGCGGTGTACAATTAGGTACGTATTCTCACACTATGGTTTCAGCCCACGTCTTTGAACGTGATTTTGATTATGTGAGAGGTTTTATCTGATGGCTTATTTCCGTGTACCAATCTTTAGTATGCGAAGCTATGAAACTGGTGAATACGCCGTCCTTAAGGACGGCAACTTCCAGTTACATTTGAATCGTGCTAGTGCTGGTGATATCATCGCGGTTCCACGTAACGCAAGTGATATCGAAGAATGTAAAGAACTATTCCCAGAGTTTGAATTTGTTCCTCTTTGGTACAAGGAAAATGCTTATGAAACTCGTAAACATTTCTGGGAAGAAAATCAGTTTATAGTGGATTCTTTAGTTGATTATTACGACTGCTCTTATCTAGTGACAGATATTACTGGGTATCAAGGCAACCATGATGTATTCTTTGTTTTTAATATAACTAAAGACCCTGAGAATCCTCGGTATTATATTGACGAGTTTATTGACATTGACGTTGAATCTGTGAACAAGTCTGTAGCAACGTTTGTTCTTAATCATGGTCAGAAAGACGTTCTCGTAGCGGCTGGTGCAATTCCAGATCGTATCTTTGTAGATCAACGAGTCATCAACCCGAGTGTCATGGAACGTTATACAGAAGGCCTGGAACCAATCCATCTTGATGGTATTTTTCATCCATTCCGTATCAGTGACCCTTGTTATCGTTTTGACCAAGTTGTTGAATGCGCTATTGCAGCAGATCGTGTCTTGTATATCACAGACCCGAACATGAGTTTCAAACGTGAACAGTATCCTAAAGAAGCCAAGATCCACGTTCTGCGCCTAACCAAGAAAGAATACTACCAAGTACTAATGGGTCAGCCAACTATCCAGTACTTTGAAGACCCTGAAAAAGTGTTCCACCCTGGGCTAGCAGAGTTTATCTATTTTAAGGCTAAAATAAATTCTCCATATAATATTCCTGCTTATAAGCAAGTAGTAATTAATGAATAAATTTATTTTGTAAACCGTGCGGTTTACAATAGTGTAGGAATGTGTTAAAGTGTTCCTACACTTGGAGAAGAACTATGAAACTTAAATTAATTCTCGTACTGGCCGCATTAACTCTTAATGGGTGTGCTCAACATGAAGACGGAAATACATACCGTCTTTCTGGTGTTGGTACAATCTTTACCGTCGGCGGCAACAATATAGGCTATGTCCGTAATGCAAACGCTAACCAAGTTCACTACTCTAGTGACCATGAAGAAGCAATGGCTATGAAGCGAGAACACGACGCTAAGATGGATGCTCTTATCGCTGAAGAGCAAGCAAAGCAAACAAGTTTAAAGATTTAATTGCTGTTAAACCTTGAGTGTATAATTACTCTACTTTATAAACAACGTGAGAAAAATATAATGGTGACTAATGGTAAATATTAATGTCCGATTTGAAATCTCGCCTGATTAAAGCTTCTACCACTAAACTGACTGCTGATCTGACTAAATCAAAACTGTTCAATGGTCGTGATGAAGTTATGACGCGAATTCCTATGCTGAATATTGCATTAGGTGGTGGATTGAATACAGGTTTACAAAGTGGCTTAACAATCTTTGCAGCACCATCCAAACACTTTAAAACTCTGTTTGGTCTGACTATGGTCGCTGCATATATGAAGAAATACCCAGATGCAATTTGTCTGTTCTACGACAGTGAATTTGGTGCTTCTGAAAGTTATTTCCGTTCAATGGGTGTTGACTTAGAACGTGTTGTCCATACTCCAATTCAGTCAGTTGAACAACTGAAAATCGATATGGTCAACCAGCTGGAAGCTATAGAACGTGGTGACAAGGTAATTATGTTCATCGACTCTATTGGTAACACAGCTTCTAAGAAAGAAACGCAAGATGCTTTAGACGAGAAACAGGTTGGTGACATGACTCGTGCTAAGTCTCTTAAATCTCTGTTCCGTATCGTTACACCTTATTTGACGATTAAAGATATCCCTTGTGTGGCTATTAACCATACAGCCATGGAAATCGGCAGTATGTATCCTAAAGAAGTTATGGGCGGTGGTACCGGCATTCTTTATTCTGCAAGTACCGTATTCTTTATTTCTAAACGTCAGGTTAAAGAAGGTACTGAACTAACTGGGTATGATTTTACTCTTAAAGCTGAGAAATCTCGTACAGTTCAAGAGAAATCCACGTTCCCAATCACTGTTAACTTCAAAGGCGGTATCGATCCGTTCTCCGGACTGCTTGAACTGGCCACGGAAATCGGCTTCGTTGTTAAACCTAAAGCAGGCTGGTATTCTCGTGCTTTCTTAGACGAAGAAACTGGTGAAATGGTTCAAGAAGAAAAGTCATGGCGTGCTAAAGCCACAGATGATGTAGAATTCTGGGGTCCTTTGTTTAAACATAAGCCGTTCCGTGATGCAATCGAAACCAAGTATAAACTCGGTGCTATTTCTTCTATTAAAGAAGTTGATGATGCGGTTGCTGACCTGTTATCTTCTAAGCCATCAACTAAAATTCCGGTAAAAGCCAAATCGGCCCCTAGTGCTGCTGATATTGAAGACGAACTGGACAATTTCGCTGATGAAGAATAACTTCGAAGACCTGGACCTAGAGTCTCTGGCCGAAGAAATTGAAGCTGAAGCTCCCCTTGAAGAAGGGGAGTTTGAACGCTCCCAAAGAATCTTCGACAAATCCCATAGTATAATCAAAGAAGCAATGGCTAGTGTTATCCAAGAAATGGTGATAAGATTAGACGGTGAAGAACACATCGTTTATATCCATGAACTGGACATTAAGCCAAACGGTGAAGTGGCTGTTAAATTCAGTACACCATCCGATAAAGACATTTTATATCCTCATGTCATGCAGTGTCTTAAAAGACAATTTGAGATGGTGCCTAAAAAGCGAGGATTATTTTTCTAAGAGGTCAATGTGGTAGAAACAATTTTAGCTAATTTGCTTTTCAATCAGGCTTTCTTTAATAAAGTGTGGCCTTACATGAAAGATGAATATTTTGAACGAGGCCCAGCTCTTACTTTGTTTAAGACTATTCATCACCATGTTAATGAATATAATGGAATCCCGTCGAAGACTGCGGTTAATATCGCATTAGACAAGTCTTCTATGTCGGATGTGGAATTGAGCGGTGCTAAAGAACTTCTATCTAAACTTACAGATGCTCCTGAAGATTTAAACTGGCTCACCAAAGAGACAGAAAAATATGTTCAAGAAAAGGCAATGTATAATGCTACTTCTCGAATTATTGAAATCCAGGCTAATGACCAATTAGAAGAAAAGCAACGTGATAAACGTCTGCCTGGTTTAGGTGCCATTCCAGACATCATGCGTGAAGCCTTATCAGTATCTTTCGATAGTTATATAGGCCATGACTGGATGGATGACTATGAAGCTCGTTGGTTGGCTTACCAAAACAAATCTCGTAAGATTCCATTTAAACTGGGTATCCTGAACAAAATTACCAAAGGTGGCGTTGAAACCGGCACATTGAATATTTTGATGGCAGGGGTCAACGTAGGTAAGTCTCTTGGTCTTTGTTCATTGGCTGCAGATTATCTTCAGACAGGTCATAATGTCCTCTATATCTCCATGGAGATGGCCGAAGAAGTATGTGCTAAGCGTATCGATGCTAACCTTCTTGATGTATCACTTGATGATATTGATGATGGCTGTGTATCATACTCTGAATATAAAGCCAAGATGGAAAGATGGCGTAAGACCTCCACTCTGGGTCGTTTGATTATCAAGCAATACCCTACTGGTGGTGCTTCAGCCAATAACTTCCGCGCGTTATTAAATGAACTGAAACTTAAAAAGAACTTCGTCCCGACAATCATCATTATCGACTACTTAGGTATCTGTGCTTCTTGCCGTATTAAGCAGTACACTGAAAACAGCTATACCTTAGTTAAAGCAATTGCTGAAGAACTTCGTGGTTTAGCAGTTGAAACCGAGACAGCTGTATGGTCAGCGGCCCAGACCGGTCGTAGTGCTTGGGACTCGAGCGATGTTGACATGTCAGATGTTGCAGAATCAGCCGGCCTACCTGCTACAGCAGACTTTATGCTGGCCGTAATAGAAACGCCTGAACTAGCCGAGATGAAGCAGCAGTTAATCAAACAGATTAAATCTCGTTATGGTGATAAAAACATCCACAACAAGTTCAATATGGGCGTTCGCAAAGGCAACCAACGGTGGGTAGAAATTGCTCAAGAAGGTGGACCGTCTCACACTAATACCCAGCGTGAAGCCCAAGGCACTCAGATGAAGCAAGCCGCTGATAATCAACAGAAAAAGGTTTCATCACGAGCTGACCTTGATAAGTTGGCAGAAGATTTAAAATTCTAGTTTACATCTGTGTAGGAGCATGATACTATGCTTCTACACAAACAAAGTGAGGAACTGACATGAACTACGAAAATTCTTATCCTGGGTATAAAGATGCTACTTTAGTAAAAGGCGGGCTTTATAATGTTAGTGAACAAGAAAAAGTTCCTAACAAGTACTTAGAAAAGTATAATGGAAGAGCTTTCATTAATTTAGGTCTTTCGGCTAATGGCTTTGTGTTAGATGGGTACGAGTGTGCTTACCATTATCTTACCCGCCCAGAAATTCGCTACGGTTTTCCTGTTAAAGTAAAAGGGAAATCTAAAGCTATGTTTGTTCGGCAGCTGTATAAACACGAGAACTCTGAAGTTCGTGTCTGTGGATGGTGGGCAGACCAGGACGGAAACCTTGATCGGGACTCTCGTGCAGACGTACCTCTTTTAGATGTAGAATAAGCTTAATTTTGAGGAAAATGTAATGAAAAAAGCTATTCTTTCTTTAATTTTCGCTCTTTCTGCCTGCGGCGCACAGCCGGCCTTTGCCAAAGCTGACTACAGTTCTCCGCTGTGCGAGTTAGCCATATCTTCTGATATGTCTGTGCTACGAGGTGTAGTTATAAAAGAGTTAGAAAAAGCCGCTGATAAAAATCAATTAACCCAGATCAAAAACATCAATAACGGGGAGATAGTTGTAGCCGCAACTAATCTTTTCTGTGAAAACCTTAGTGCTAAAGAAACTTTAGAGTGGATTGGATTATGAGAACTTATATTATGTACCACAAGGCTTGTATTTCTGGCCTTTACACTAAGCGTCCTATTATGTCTGACGCTCACTGGGAAGTAGTATTAGACCGTGGAAGCACAGATAAAGTTGTCTTTGGACACGTTCTGTCTGAGACATTTGTCTGTAAACCTACAAAGCGACAACTGAGAAAAATGCGCCGGGCTTTCCGAAAGGACTGGGAACAGATAATTCAACGGCAGGAATTTGAGAATTCTTGGGAAGGAATCCACTGCGACGTTATCGGGCTATAAATAAAACATTTAAGGAGAAGCTACATGACTTTACTTGAAAAGTACAAACAATCTTTATCCGAAATGGTCGCCGGCGATTCTGGCGGCTCTCCAACCAACATCGCTTCCGGCACAACAACTGGTGATGTTGTCAATAAGGGTCCTGAAACCCTTTCTCAGAAAAAGCGCAAAGATAAGCCTTCTGAAGAGTGATATAATAACTCCAAGAGGTAAATATGAACTTTGTTGACTATGAATTTGCAGAACGGGCCTTGTCTGTTCTGCCTCGTTACCGAAAACTCCCAGGAAGTACTTTTAAATTAAACTGTCGTTGTCCTATATGCGGGGATTCTCAGAAGAACCAGATGAAAGCTCGTTTTTGGTGCTTTGAAGTAGAGGGTGGACTACGCGTAGGATGTTTCAACTGTGACTACAAGGCTTGGTTCACCAAGTTCCTTAAAGAAACCGATGAAACGCTGTACCGTGAATTCTTGCTAGAACGTCGTAAAGAGAACATGTATAGGGAGAAAAAGGCCCCATCTATCTCTGAAAAGATTAAAGCAAAGATGCCTGTGATTGAGAAGTTGCCAAATTGCGAGCGTCTGGATAGATTACCAGCCGATCACCCTATTGTTAAGTATGTTAAGGCCCGCTGCATTCCTGAAGTAAACTGGAAACGTTTGTGGTTTACTATGGAATGGCCTGCTCTTGTTAACTCAGTTAATCCAGGAACATATAAAGATGAAAAGAGCGAACCGCGCTTGGTTATCCCAATCTTCAACGCCCGAGGAGACATCGAGTCATTTCAAGGACGTGCACTTCGAAAAGATGCTCCGCAGAAATACATCACAATCAAAGCACACGAACACGCAACTAAAATCTACGGGCTCGATACAGTGGATGAGTCAAGACTCGTATGGGTCATGGAAGGACCAATAGATTCATTGTTTGTACCTAATGCTATTGCTATTACAGGCGGGTCTATGGATTTGAACACGGTTCCTTTTAAAGAGAACCGTGCTTGGATTATGGATAATGAACCTCGACATGAGGATACCATTAAACGTATGAAGAGGCTGGTAGAAGCTGGCGAACGTGTCGTGTTCTGGGACAATGCTCCTTGGGCATCGAAAGATATCAATGATATGATTAAGGACGAAGGGGCTACACCTGAAGAAATACTCAAATATCTGAATACAAATATTGCTTCTGGGCTAATGGCTAAAATGAGGTTAAGTCGTTATGCTAAAGTTTAATCTATAACTCCGGCAAAAAAGTTTATAATACTCAGCACGTGCTCCACAGTAACTTGTGGGAGTATCACTCCTTGGGTAGCTGCTATAGGGACCACCAAAAGGTTCCAAAGGAATACATCTAAGGCAAGGAAGCCTACCATCAATTCCCTGTCCCTTTTATCCGATAATTTCCAAATTTGATAAAATAATGTTCCCATGTTATCCTCCTGTTAAAGGTATTTATAGATGAATAGTACACAACACGCTCTTCTTAAGCTATCAGAAGAGTGCAATGAAGTAGCTCAGATTTGCTCTAAGATTATGCAGTTCGGCTTCGACTCTGAATATGCCGGTAAGACCAACAGAGAACGTCTGACTGAAGAACTCAATGATATTCTAGGGGCTGTTCTAAATTTGACCTTAGAAACTGATTTCAGGTTCACAGAAGATGCATATGCTACGAGGGCTAAGGTAGATAAAATGGCTCGGTACCGAGAAATCTCTAAAAACTTAGGGTTCGTCCAATAAACAGTTTACAGCGGTGTAAGAGCATGATATAGTGCTCTTACACACTAAAGGAGAAGACCCTCATGAAAATTATCTTAACTGCAGTTGCTTTAACCATTGCTTCTTTTTCGGCCCAAGCTGCTTCGTTTGATTGCTCTAAAGCTTCGTCTAAAGTAGAAAAGCTGATTTGTTCGGATGCGTTAGTTTCTGAGCTGGATTCGAGCCTTAACAAGGTTTATAGTGCAATCGAAGAAAAGCCCGTTGAAGACCAGCGGGCTTGGATTAAAAACGTCAGAAACAAGCAAACTAGCGTGGAAGGCCTAGCGTACGTGTATGCTTCTCGTATAGAAGAACTTGCCAATAATGAAAAGTACGCATACACTGTAGTGGATAAAGGGCCTAAAGAGCCAATGAAAGAAGTTAAAGAAACTAAGCCTAAGCCTAAATCCGTAGTAGACAACTTAAAAGAACACGTCGCCAAAGGCTATATTGAAGCTGACGGATACAGAGTTTCTTTAGAAGTTTTAGAAAAGTTTGGCGATGCTTATTTAGATCGTTGTAACGTAAAAATGGCTTATGATCAATTTAAACAGATCGAATCTGAAGTTTACCGCACAGCTCCTATGAAAGATGTTGCTTGGCTTGATGCAAACAAAGAAGCTGTTGTAATAGGTTTAGTAAACATGAATACAGTGTTTGTTGAAACCCCAGAAGATGAGGCTTCTTTCCGAGATGCATGTAAAGTTCTCTTTAAGAAAGAAGAAGCTCGGTTAGAAAAAGAAAAAGAAAACCGACGTTTGACTGAAGAATTCTTCGAAAACGCTAAAAAGAAGTGAGTATATAATTACTCTACTTACCACCTGAACTGAAAGGAATAAAATGGCACATTTTAATGAATGTTCTCAACTGATTGACGGCGTTGATAAAGCCCAAGAAGCTTACTATGACTTGTGGGTTAATAAACAAGACGCTTTGCAGGTTATGCTTGATATGCAAAAATCTCTCCAGGTCCGTCTGGCTATTGATAAACCTGAGCATAATGCTCATCCTGATGCATTAGCACGTGCTGGTGATGTAGTTGATTGGCTTCGCAATCAGAAAGACTACATTGACGACGAGTTCCGTGAACTTCTGACTTCATTAGGTGGCATGTCTAACGGCGAGAAAGATGCCTCTGCAGTCTGGAAACCTTGGAAAGCCCAACACGCTGAACGCCGCAATACTTTGATTAGCGAACTGTCTCCTGAAGACCAGCTCGAAATTAAATTCGAAATGATCGATATTCTACATTTCGTTCTGAACATGTTCCAGGGTCTTGGTATGACAGCCGAAGAGATCTTCAAACTGTACTATCTGAAAAATGCTGAAAACTTTGCCCGTCAAGACCGTGGTTACTAATGGCTGCAAGAATATCTAAGCGCCGTTTAAAAATAAAAAGAAAACAAAAAGAAAGGGCCTTAGTAAAGGTCCTTCAAGAAGAAATTACTCGTGAAATCGACCGAGAAATCTTAAAAGCATTAGACCCTTTAAATGAGGTGCTCCGTATTGCGGTTGATGAAGCCAATGAAGAGCTCCTAAAAGAGTTAGTAAAAATGAGTTATAAATATTCCTGATATTAATCACAAAGGGGTATAATATGGCTTATGTAAATATTAAAACTTTTGATCATACCGTAGCCGGTGGCGAAGTTAAAGGCACTGAGGTATCGGTTGATTTTAAGGTATACTCTAACTCGCACCGCATTGCTGATGCTCGGTATCAAACTTTCCCGTCTGAAAAGCCTGCTTATTCTACAGTAATTGATGATGCAGCGGCTTGGGCTACTGCCAATGCGAAAATGTTTGAAGCCGTCCCGGCTGATAGCGAGGTATAATATTAAGGACTCCTTCGGGAGTCCTTTTTTGCTTTTAGTAGAGTAGGTAGAATACTTAAAACAACATGAGGAAATGAAGATGGTTAAAAGTACACCTTGGCGTAAACCTATTGGTGACTGCGGTGGTATTAATGAACTAATTGAGCGTCATTACACCTTGCTCCAAGATAAAGAGTCTTTTTGTTATTTTGATGTTATTACCCATGCTTACCGTGAAGTAGGTACATCTCTTGAAGCTTCTATTGAGGTCCAGTACTGGATGTTCTCTAAAGGCAAGCGCAAAGTAACCCATATTTCGTTTGAGACTTTCCGCGTATGAATTGGATTAAACGATTCTTAGATTGGTCGCTAGCCAACGAGAAATCTCCTGGCCAAGATTTCTGGGATGCTTTAGAAAAGGATCGCAATAATAAAGCAAAGAAGAAACTTATCAAGTACAGTGAAAAGGAAGTTATTGAACTGGCTAACAAATATCTGGTGATTCCATGATTAATTGGTTAAAGAATTTATTTGCACCACGGCCTGTTCCTGAAAAGCAGACATTCATTAAAGAGCGTGAATATGTTTATGTCGGTGATGGCATGATGGAAGAGGTTATTAAAGACCCTCGTACCCCATTACAAAAAGCTTTAGATGAAGTGACTATTGCTAATGCCTCTAGATTTAAGAAAATCCAAGAAGAGGCGGAACAGGCCAGAAAGCGTAACCAGAATAGTATGGTTCCTTTGTCCGGTTCTAGTTCTAGCTCTAATTATACTTCACACTACGTTGATTCTACCCCAATAATTGCTGCTACGGCGGCAGCAGTTTATGCAGGAAGTTCATATGACTCTGGTAGCAGTTACTCCAGTTGTGACTCAGGCTCAGTTAGTTGCGACTAAGCCTAATTATCAACACGCGATCTACAAAAGCCCACTTAAGAAAACCAACTTTGACGCCTGGTATAGAGGTATCAGAGCAATGATTTTTCTGCTTAAGACAGGACCAGCTATAATGGCTGCGAATGATAAGTGGTTTGAAGAAAACAAAATGACTGAAGGAGCCTATTGTGGCAGACGCAAAAATCTATAAAGTCGGTATTAGCTTAGCTGATAAAAACGGGCGTATCGAAGATACAATTCGAACCTTTGATGTGGCATTATACAATATGTATGCTGACGACGCCCGGGTCTTAATTGACAAATTCCTAGATACAAGCTGGGTGCCTAGTATTGAATATGGGCAAGTTCGTATCATGCACATGTATGATGTGAATTATCGTAAAGGTAGCCCATGGGGTGTTCACGATGCCCTTATTAAGAACGGCTACAAACATATCAGCTGCTTTGAAACTCCTTTCGATTACGATAGCAGTGGTACTATTGAGAAAGGAAATAAGATTATTCTTAATACAGCACCTGATGATATCCGGTATTTTGCTAAGATGATCTGGAACTATATGAATGCTGATGCCGCAGATTGGGTACCATCTACTAACTTTAAACGCGCTGTAGAAGATTATGAAAAGGCTGCAGCTATCCGTCAACACCAAAAGCTAGAGTGGTTTATGTAATGGATCTGTTTGAAATGTTCGAGGCCGCCGCTCAAGAGCCTGTATCGCCGCCTGAGGACTTGATTAACGAACTTGATACGATCATACAGAAACACGGAATAAATCTCCCTCCCGCCGCCTTGTTAGAGCTGGCTTCATATTATCGTGACCCTCCACCATGGGCACCTTGGAAGTAAATCCAAAGGTGTTTACATCCTCTTTTTAACGTGTTAGTATCTCTTACATCAAACAGGAGATACTAACATGCTTATCCAAATCAGTTCAGAAGAAAAAGTTCGTCAAAGTATCCAGTCTAAAGTGGAAGAAAAATTCACAGATATGGAGCAAAGTACTCTGTGGCTTTGTTTGAATGATAAGAATGAAGAACTTATTCATTCCAGGCTGAACCCAATAGTACGTAAGCACATGTCTACTACGGTACCATCAGAATTGTATCGTGGGGTGACACTGATTGAAGCGCAAAAACTTTATAATCTAGCTGAAGGTGATACATTTACTTTAGGACGTGTTACAAGCTTCAGCTCCGATTTCTCCACTGCCAAGCAGTTTGCTTCTAAATGGCATTATGATTCAAATCTGATTCTGAGCATACAGAACTGCCCGTGGGCATACAATTATCAAGAAGATATCACTAATATTCTTCTTGGTGCTCCTGATGAAGAGTACATGGGTTTAGTGTCATCTGAAGATCAACGCGAGGATAAGTTAGATATGGTTCAAGGTGAGTGCGAGTTTATGCTTCCGAAGGAAGCAGCGTACCGCATATTACGTATTGAAGATAAATCTAATCCAGATACAAACACGACGGATTATACTATTCTTCATCTGGAACTTATCAGCTGGTAATAGCCTGAAGCCAAAGATCCATGAAACCATTATACCGTTAAAAATTCTAAAGCAAATAGGGGTTCAAAATGCACAAGTTCTTAATCATGCTGTGGTACACTATAGATGGCGAACACTATCATTCCAGCTTCGAAAAAACTATCTTCGGGCCTGACGTCCACTGGGTGGCCCAGCAGTACGCGGAAGTCAACGATAACTGCCTTTGCAAAATCTTCTTAGGCGACCGCAAAATCGCTGAGCACGGAAGCCATAAACACTAGTTTACAGCGGTGTAGGAGCATGTTACTATACTTCTACACCAACATTGAGGATAAAATCATGCAAGCATCTAACCAAGTTATCATAGCGCGTCGTCTGGCTAAAACTTTTGAATCTGCTAAGTCCAGAGGCAAAGAATTCAACCTTACCTTTGAATACCTGGCTAATGTATTGGCCCAGACTCACTGTGCTTATTCGGGTGAAGAGTTCTCAGGCACAGGTCTCGATTCACTAACTCTTGAAAGGTGGGATAACGACAAAGGCTACGTCATTGGCAATGTTATTCCGGTTAAAGAGAAATATAACTCTGCTAGAGGCAATTATTCTATAGAGAAAATGGAAGCTCTTGCTAAAGAAAAATCGGCCCGCATAGTCCGTGGTTCTGATAATAAACCTGTAACATTGGCTGAAGAAACTCAGGCTAAAATTAAGCTCATCGAGAAAAATATCGAAGGCATAAAAAGCCGCCGCGAAGGTCGTATTGCAGCTCTGAATTCTATTCTCTCTGAAGAATATCTTGACGAAGCCCGTAAGGTAATGATAGCTTCTCTCAGAGCCAGAATTGAAGGCGCTAAGGCTGAGATTGGCCGGCAAGAAGCTACCCTATTCGCTCTTCGTGACGGCCGTAGCATTAAGAACGCTACTAAGCTCTCTAAAGCAGAGGAACAGGTTCGTAATTATGGTATAATTGTTGAAGCTCTTAAACGTTTAGAAAAACGTAACTGGTTGGATACTAAGAAGTTGGAAAAAGGATTGCCATTGAATTGTTCACTGCTTCAATTAATTAAAGGTAAAATGTAATGATGATGCACTATGGATATGCTCTGGTGTATAAGGACAAACACGGGTTCGTGCTTCCTTATGAATACAACGGGTGCTGCAATGTCTTCTCTGATGAAGCAGCGGCCAAAAATGAATATAATGGTTTAAAGTCTTACTTGGAACATAGATTCGATACTCGAATTAAATCTGTCGAGAGACGAGTAGTTCCACGTAAGTGGTGGTTCCCTAAAGTGCTTATCGTGACAACGCATTATAGTGACGATGAACTTAAATCTCTCCGCCAAATCATTAGCACACTGCATGTTAAAAGGGTAAAATTAGCTTGATTACGTTCGATATGCTGAACAAAGGTCAGAAGAAAGCCTTTGACTATATTATCAGTCGTATTAAAGCCGGTAAAGGAAACCATATCACATTGAATGGCCCGGCTGGAACTGGTAAAACCACGATGACCAAATTCATCGTTGATTACTTGATTTCTCAAGGAGTATCTGGTGTCGTTTTAGCTGCTCCTACGCATGCCGCTAAAAAAGTATTAAGCAAACTGTCTGGTATTGAAGCTCGGACAATCCACAGCTTGTTGAAAATTAACCCGACGACATATGAAGACTCTGTAACATTTGAGCAAAAAGGCGATGTAGACGTATCTGAACTACGGGTGGTTGTTTGCGACGAAGCCTCTATGTACGACCGAAAACTGTTCCAGATTCTGATGGCCACCATTCCACGGTATTGTCTTGTCATTGCTATAGGCGATAAAGCTCAGATTCGTCCTGTAGAACCTGGCTCTACTGTACCAGCTCTGTCGCCGTTCTTCAGCCATAAAGATTTTGACCAGCTTGAACTTGATGAAGTGATGCGTAGTAATGCTCCTATCATTAAAGTAGCTACAGATATCCGTAATGGTAAATGGATCTACGACCACCAACGTGACGGTCATGGTGTTCACGGATTCACATCAACAACAGCTCTTAAAGATTTCATGATGAAATATTTTGAAATCGTTAAAGACCCTGAAGATATGTTCGAAAACAAGATGTTTGCTTTCACGAACAAATCTGTTGATAAATTGAACTCTATTATTAGGCGACGAATTCTTGAGACAGAAGATGCTTTTATCACAGGTGAAGTTATAGTAATGCAAGAGCCTTTGATCAAAGAGCTTGAATTCGAAGGTAAGAGGTTTAACGACCTTAAATTTAATAACGGGCAATATGTTCGTATTGTAAGTGCTGAATACGCTTCATCTTTTGTTTCTTGTAAAGGTGTCTCTGGTGAGTATATGCTTCGGCACTGGCGATTAACGGTAGAAACTTACGACAAAGATGAAGATTATCATCTAGAAACTATAAACGTTATCTCTGATGAACAAGAACAAAATAAGTTCCAATTCTTCTTGGCCAAGGCTGCTGATACATATCGAAACTGGCAGAAAGGTGGTAAAGCTCCATGGAAATCTTTCTGGGCCGCTAAACGCATGTTTCATAAAGTAAAACCTCTGCCGGCTTCAACATTCCATAAAGCCCAAGGGTTATCGGTCGATACGAGTTTCTTGTATACACCTTGTATTCATGTAGCTGATGCTGAATTAGCTCAACAATTATTGTACGTCGGCACTACCCGCGGACGCCATGATGTTTATTATGTATAGGTGAACTATGTTACGTATTAACGAATACACAGCTAACAAATTAATTGAATCTTATGACACTCGCCATGAAACCATGATGCCTCATCAAGCTGAAGCAATGTATAAGGTTCGTTGCATTTGTGAAAATGCTATTAGTGTTGCATCTTATCTAGGAGCAACTCCAGACATCATTATTCCGAGCAGTTTAGTTGAAGTTATGTCAACAATTGCTTATGAAGGTAAACTATGATTGATATTATTATCGACTACGAAACATTTGCTACAACTTCTAACTCTGCGGCAATTGACATGAGTTTAATTGCCTATAACCCAGACCCTGAAGTGGTTCAATCTTTAGATGAACTTATCTCTAAAGGCCTGCGGGTTAAATTCGATCTCACCTCACAGAAAGGGGCTAGATTATTCTCTAAGTCAACTTTAGCTTGGTGGAAGGACCAATCTCCAGAAGCCCGTAAGAACTTAATCCCATCTGACGAAGATAAAACAGTTATCGAAGGCATTAAGATTGTCCTGGATTGGATTCGAGAACAAGGTGTAGATCCATGGAACAGCCAGATGTGGTGCCGTGGAATGAGCTTCGATATTCCTATTTTCACAGATATGATTCGTGAATTGTATCGTGCTGAAGGCATTCCTGAAAATGAAATCGATACCTTTAAGCTTGAGCCTGTCAAGTTCTGGAATCAGCGTGATATCCGTACTGCTATTGAAGCATACAGTATGGTACGCGGTATGACCACAACTCCTCTGCCTAACGGTACTCTAAAAGGCTTCGTAGCTCATGACAGTCTTCATGATTGTGCTAAAGATATTTTGATGTTAAAATATGCACAACGTTATGCTCTTGGTCTGGATGAATGTCCGTCTGAAGCTGAAGCCGATCCACTCTCATTGAGTAAAACACGATGAACGATTTTGAGTATGATGAAAACTTTGAAGAATGGTTTAACTCGACCATTCTTCCTGAAATCTCCCCAAGTATGGTTTTAGTTGTTAAAGCAACTATGGCGAAAGGTTGGGAAGCTGGTTATAATTTTGGTGTTGACACTGGTATTGAACTTTCTAACTGTATTCGCTAAGGAAATAAAATGATCCCTATTGACTCTCTGGTCTATGTATCCACTCAGTCCCGTTCCCGTATCGCCGGTAAATCCGGTGTTGTAGATGCCGTTCGTTTTGGTTGGCTTGGCGAAATTAAAGAATACGTTATTTCTTCTAACGGGGTCGTTGGCTATGTATCGCCTGAATATGTATCAGTGATTGGGACCGTGGCTCTCGATGATGATGACTACGATATCCGTGACGATCTTCTGTGTAAAGCAGTTCAAATCGAAACCCCATTCATCCGCGTATGCGGTTGGGTTACAGACCAGTGGGTTGAAGATGGCGTTGAACTGCTGAACGTAGTTCACGACGGTGATTACTCCGTGGTTCCGCGTTCCGCCGTGAAAAATATTATCACCAAGTAGTTTACATCTAGGTAGGAGCATGATACTATGTTCCTACCAACCAAATGAGAGGAAAACAAAATGAAAGTTGTAGCTACCACAAATTCAAATCGTGATGAATTCGAAGATGTTCTGTTTAACCCGGACTTAGTAGTTGTGCAGAAAGATATCACTGAATTTTTATGCTGTACCCAAATCGTGTATGTCTATAACAAATTAGGCGATACTCTTCCGGCTTATGCTATCTTCCGTGAAATCTCTGAAAACGGTACTGATTACTGGAAAGAAACTTACGAGGCCTAAAATGCAAAACAAATATTTTCGCTTCATCAGCGATGATGCCCGTGCACAGTTTGAAGCCAACTATTCTTCGAACATTGATATCGCTAATGCTATCCAGAATAACATTTTTAAAGTTATTCAGGTTGCCATTGATAACGTAGTAGCTATCCAGTTTAAAAGTGGTGCGACTCTTACGCATGGTAAAGATGGCCTTTACATAACCTGCAGTGAGATGGAAGAATTCTTTGTCGAAGTCTCCGGCTTTGACGGTGATTCAGGGCTGTGGGAAGAAGGTGAAACCTATATCTGTATTAATTTAAAAGGTTTGGTTCAACGTAGTAAATTGAACATCCGTTTTGCTGAACTAGTTCATTTAAATCGGTTTACGGTTTTAGCTGTTGACCATAGCCTTGGCAGCCCTCGTGTGAAAACTGTTCAAGTTGGTAACCAGAAAATTAATCTGGCATTAGTTCAAGCCGAACGTTCGTTCTTTAGACGTTGGACGGACTTCAAAAACAACATTGAAGGCGATGTAGTTGTTCAAGAACATCTCGATGAACTTGACGAACTTGATGAAGCTCAAGATGCTGAGAACGACGTCGGTACTGTTGATCCGGTTCCACTAGTCCTTGAAGGACCTGCAAAGATTGAACTAATCGTGTCAGATGAAAAATCTCGTCTAGCAGCAATTAAATTTTTAGAAGGAACTCGTTTTGCCAACGTATAACTATAAATGTGAAGCTTGTGACGAAGAGCGCGAGTATATTCGTAAAATCTCTGAACGGGATGAGCCGGTAGAGTGCCCGTTCCTGAATTGCGAAGGTAAAATGCACCGTACTGTGTCTGCTCCTGCAGTTCACTATGACGGTCTTAAATCAGGTGATTATTAATGAGAATGCGGGCACGTCGTATCTATATGGTATCGGGTGAAATGCGTGAATTTAAACTTAATGATGGCCGCACTGTGATTGTGAGAAAACGATGACTACTTCAGAATCATTTGGCATACATCCATATTACAAGCATTTGACTCACATCTTTACTCTTAAAGGTCCTGGTCGAATACGGATGATGTATCGTCCAACTAAATTGACAGCTAAACAAAAGCGAGAAGCTAAGAAAGAATTCAGGTCCTTTCTTAAGTCTGGTTTACACGCTGCAAAGTGGGTAGAAAAATCTAAATAAGGGCTTAGGCCCTTTTGCTTTTTAGAATACGGGATAATATAGCTTCCACTACAAGAGGAAATGAAATGATTAAGAACGAAATTAAAGTACTTTCAGACGTTGAACATATCAAGAAACGTAGTGGGATGTATATTGGTAGCTCAGCGCATGAAGCCCATGAACGCTTTCTGTTCGGTAAACATATGTCTCTGATGTATGTTCCTGGCGTAGTTAAGCTGATTGATGAAATCATTGACAACTCTGTTGATGAAGCCATTCGTACAAGCTTTAAGTTCGCCAACAAAATTGATGTTGAAATCCGTGGAAATAAAGTTATCGTCGAAGATAACGGCCGAGGTATTCCTCAAGATTTAGTTGAAACCCAAACGGGTGAACAGATCCCAGGTCCGGTAGCTGCATGGACTATTCCAAAGGCCGGTGGTAACTTTGGCGATGACGCTGAGCGTAAGACAGGCGGCATGAATGGTGTCGGTAGTAGTTTAACCAATATCTTCTCTGTTTTGTTCGCAGGCGCCACCTGCGATGGAAATAATGAGATTACTGTGCAGTGTTCTAATGGTATGGAATCAGTCAGTTGGCATAAAGTTCCTGCCTCTAAGAAAGAACATGTCAAAGCTAAAACAGGAACAGTTGTTTCATTTATTCCAGACTTTGTTAACTTTGAAGTAAGTAATCTGACTGATGTTTATAGTGAAATCACTTTAGACCGACTTCAAACTCTGGCTGTAATTTATCCAGATATTAAATTTACGTTTAACGGTAAAAAGGTTGATGGTAACTTTAAAAAGTTTGCTAAACAGTTTGGTGAGAGTGTAGTAATTCAAGAAACTGATAATGTTTCTATGGCATTTACTAATTCCGAAGATGGGTTCCGTCATCTGACTTATGTGAACAACATCCACACTAAAAACGGTGGTCACCATGTTGAATGTGTATTCGATGATATCTGTGAACATCTTCTGCCTGGTATTAAGCGTAAGTATAAAGGTATTGAAGTAACTAAGGCCCGTGTTAAAGAATGCATGACTATGGTTATGTTCATTCGTGACATGTCTAATATGCGATTCGATTCTCAGACTAAAGAGCGTTTGACCTCTCCTTTCGGTGAGATTCGTAGCCATATTAAAATTGATGCTAAAAAGATAGCACAAAGCATTTTGAAAGATGAAGGCCTTATTATGCCTATCGTCGAAGCTGCTTTAGCTCGAAAATTAGCTGCTGAAAAGGCCGCTGAAACTAAAGCTAATAAAAAAGCTGCTAAAGCTAAAGTAGAAAAGCATATCAAGGCTAACATGTATGGCAAAGATGCCGACACAACCTTGTTCTTAACAGAAGGTGATTCTGCAATTGGTTATTTGATTGAAGTTCGCAATCGAGAACTTCACGGTGGATATCCTTTACGTGGTAAGTTTATGAATACATGGGGTATGTCTGCTGTAGATATCCTAAAGAACAAAGAAGCCTTTGATATCTGTGCAATCACCGGATTAACTATCGGCGAATCTGCTGAAGGTATGAACTACAGAAATATTGCTATCATGACTGATGCTGACGTTGACGGCACAGGTTCAATCTATCCTTCACTGCTGGCTTTCTTCACTCAGTGGCCGGAACTATTTGAGCAAGGTCGAATTCGTTTTGTAAAAACTCCTGTTATTATCGCCCAAGTCGGTAAAAAACAAGAATGGTTCTATGATCTGCCTTCTTACGATAAGGCTAAAGGATCTCTTGGTAAGCATAGTATTCGATATATTAAAGGGCTCGGTTCTTTGACCCGCGACGAGTATGAACGAGTTATCCAAGAACCTGTTTATGATGTAGTTAAACTGCCTGAAAATTGGAAAGATCTTTTTGAAATGCTGATGGGTAAAGATGCATCTAAGCGTAAAGCTTGGATGGCCGCTTAATTAAAGGGCTTCGGCCCTTTGGAGGTTATATGAATCTGGTAATGCAAAATAATTCTATAGTTAATTTAGATAACATAGCCAGAATGGTAATGGAATCTGCAATTAGGCGTGTTGAATTTATAGACTCAGACGCCGCCAGGAAGAAAAAGTACCTGTTGGCTGTAAGAAACATAGCCGATAAGATTAAAATGAACCAGGAGTTAACCAGCGTTGAACGTGACTCAACTTTAAAGCTCATTTACATGCACCGCGAAGAAAAGAGTACAATGGGTGAAATGAGACGAATCTTGGCTGAGCTTGGTTCTACCCGTGAATATGTTCAACATAAGGTGGTCCAGAATGCGAAGCTATAGAGTTAACTTGAACTTGTTAGATAATGCTATATTCAAAGAGTATAGAATGATTCAACGGTTCTTTGATATCGACGAAGCTGAGTTGTTTAAAGAACGCTTCACAGATATTCGTATTAAAATAACCCACGACTGTGCATCGGCCGAAGAGCTCTTAGAGTGCGCCGAATTGATTAAATTACACAATGATTAAGGTAAAAAATGAAACTCGTAACTGATGACGAAATTGTAATGGGCTCTGGTGGTAAATCAACCGACTTCACGATTAAAGCCTCAGCCAAAGCGTTCCGTGTTCTGTCTTCTAACCTGTACAAAAACAAAATTCGTGCAATTGTTCGTGAACTCTCTACTAACTGTATCGATGCTCACTTCCTGAATGGTTGTACTCGTCCATTCGAAATTAAGGTTCCTTCTCGTCTTGACCCGCGATTTGTTATTCGTGACTTTGGCCCTGGTCTTGATGAAGATGGCATGATTAACCTGTACACTACTTTCTTCGAATCCACTAAGAACAACAGCAACGACTTTATCGGTGCTCTGGGTCTTGGCTCTAAATCTCCATTAAGCTATACTAACACCTTTACAGTAGTATCTAACCATGGCGGCCGCTCTCGTGGTTATACAGTAATGATGGACGGCGGCCTGCCTAAAATTCGTCCTACCTTTGATGAAGAAATGGCTGAAGGCGAAACGACTGGTCTGGAAATCACTGTTCCGGTTAAAACAGATGATATCAGCTCATGGCAGCATGAAATCAAGTACGTTCTTCGTCCTATGGGTGCTGGCTCTGTAGTTCTGAAAGGAACTCAGATGGAAGTTGATTTCTTCCCAGACCAAGATGTGCACACAACAGATCAGTACAATGGCTATGAAAATAATGGAATCTATGCAATCTATGGTAAGATTGTATATCCCTTGAACGACGTCCCTGGTGTTAAAGATTCGTGGCTTCGTGCTCGGTATTCACGAGTGTATATTAAATTCCCTCTCGGTGAACTAGATATTACTCCGTCTCGTGAAGAGTTATCTCTTGATCCAGACACCGTGGCAAATATCCAGGCCCGTGTCTCTAAGATTAACCAAGAGTATCTTGAACGAGATATTCAAGAACTAGATGAAATCACTAACGAGCGTGAGCTGGTTCGTAAATACAACGAGTTCGGACGAGCCGAGCGTAACATCATTGCTAACTCAGGTGTTAAAACTAAGTTAGGTTCTATTGCAACTATTCTGGCCAAGTACGATGTTTCCAAGCTTCGTGATATGGCGATGAACTCTGGTGCGGTAGCATACGATGGCGATGACGTTAAATTGTATCGTTTCAAAAACAGCTATGGTGGGCGTTCTAAGATTTATGTAGATTCGATCTTAGGTGTGGACAAAAAGAAATTGACTGTTCTTATTGATGACAAGACTTCTAAGCGTGTAGCGACTATCCGGGCTCTTAAACACGCCGGTAAGATTGCACGTTATGATTTTGTTCTCGTTATCAGCCCAGAATCAGAACTGCAACAGGCCTTCCTGAAAAAAGCTATTGAATTAATGGCTGAAGATGAAGTTGTCACGTATAAAGTATCTGAATGTGAAGAACTGCGTGCTAAACTGCCTAAAGTAGAAAGCGATGAGCCCGCAGAGAAACGCCCAGCTTCACCTAATGGTGCCCGATATACGTACTCTGAGAAAAATGGTTGGACTATTGAAAATCTCAAATTAACTTCTAGCGAACTCTCTGAACTTGAAGGTTTTGTGTTGCTTCGCAGCCGAGATGATTTCATGACTTTTCCGGCCAAATCATCCATTAGCTGCTTTAGTGATACAGATGCTCGTATCTTGGCTCAAGAATGCGGTATAACAGAGTTCTTGGTTATGCGTCCATCAGGCTGCCGTAAAGCATTATTTGAAAATGAAAATCTTGTTGATATGATGGCTTATATCATCGAGCGATACATTGATGCTATTGATGAGGTAGATTATGATTGCTATCTCCCAAGAAATTTCCGTAGCAACCGTGTGATTAACCACATTATTAATAAGAAAAAACTTGGGTTCCTTCTGACTTACTTTGTAGAAGGTAATGCTAACTCTGATTCACTGAATCGTCTGGTTAATATGAACCAGCGATTGAGCAACGTTACGGTGAAAGATAATACTGATTTAGCTTTATGTAACCAGATTTATAATAAACTGGAAGAAACATCTACGACCGCTTTCACTGTTAAAATGAAAGAGTTCAATGAAAAATACCCGGTTATTGATACTGTTCTGAACGAATGGCATCTAGAACAGGCCCAAATTGACGATATCGTTAAAATCATGGCTGCTCTCGAAGCAGCCGAACAATCCAAATAATAGAGGTGAATAATGGCTGTATTATGTCTGTCCGAGAATGAAAAAGATGCAATCGTAAAAGGTTTTAACGGCGGCCTTTACAATAAAAAAGAACTGGCTGAAATTTATGGTGTTTCGACTGATACCATTCGCCGAGTCTTTAAAGAACGTACTATTTCTCCAAATGAACCAGCTAAAGTAAAAGCTCCGGCTCCTCGTGAATTCCAGTGGGCCGCTTCAAGCAAGTTCATTTCTATCACTGAAGGACGTACCACTTATAACGCAGACCCAAGTCATCCAGGGTTTAAATCGGCCCTGATGAAACTGGCTGAAGGCAAAATTGAAGAAGCCATCGACCATATCAACATCGAACGCGGTATTGCTAAATTTGTTAAAGGCAACGTCCGTATCGAAGATGGTGCTCTGTATTATAAGGACATCGAACTGAAATCTGGTCTGACTGAACGTATTATTTCAGCGATGGAAAATGGTGAAGACTTCGAACGTTATCTGCCGTTCCTGGAAAACCTGATGCTGAACCCGAGTCGTAAAGCTGTTTATCGTCTGTTTGACTTCCTGAATGCAAATGACATCGAAATTACCGACGATGGTCACTTTATCGGTTGGAAGGTGGTTCGTTCTAACTACTTTGACTGTGCATCTGGTAAGTTTGATAACAGTCCTGGTAAAGAAGTTACCATGCCTCGTAACCAGGTTGATGAAGACGACGAACGCACCTGCTCTACTGGTCTGCACGTTTGCTCTAAATCTTATATCCGACACTTCGGTAGTGGTTCAGACCGTATCGTTTCGGTTAAAGTACATCCTCGTGATGTAGTAAGTATTCCTGTTGATTACAACGATGCTAAAATGCGTACCTGTGGCTATAAAGTCCTTGAAGACGTAACTGCTCGTTGGAACAACGAACTGCGTGGTTAATTAAACGGGGACTTCGGTCCCCTTTCTTATAAGGTGACTTATGACTGGCTTCCAATCTCGTGTTGTTGATGAATTATCTGAACTGAATCTGAAAATTAATGCTCTGACTGCATTCACTATCGGTAGTGTATTCAAATCGCTTGATCCTGTAGACCAAAGTTTGCTTCTTAGACAGCTTGATACAATGTCTGCGTACCGACACATTCTGGAAAAACGTATTCAGAGGTTTTAATGATTAATCCATTCAATGCCGGCGATCGTAAAATCACGGTCTCAAATCTTCGCGGAAATCATAAGGCAGCTACAGTCTATTGTCTGAAATTGGTCAAGCACCCAGGTGACGTTCATTACGGCTGGCTTGAATGTAATGAGGTTGTTGAAGGTGAGTTTCCTTTAGTCGGTTCTAGTACCCTAGAATTTGACGATAGGATTTATTATGGTGAATTACACATCAGAGGTTTATATGGTATCGATGAGCTTGACTTGGAAACAACTACTGAATCTGAAGCCGGTTAATTTAACGGTTGAAAATCTTAGTAGAGAAAACAAAATTAAGGCCTTGAAAGAATCAGAACACTCGATGTCCTTAGATAACTCTCAAGAACAACGCTCTGCTTTAAAGCGATGTGTAATAGCAACATTAGGCGAGCAACTGATTGCTCAGTGTACTAATGGCCGAGTAATGGATACAGAGTTTAACAAAGCCAATCCATTCAGTTACTCCTTCGATGTTATCTCTGAAGAAGGTGTGCGCATCGAGGTCAAGACCCACCAGTCTGATTCTCGATGGATTTCGGTCCACACTAAAGGAAGACATCCCTACCCTTATGGGTCAGGGATTGACCTAGATGGGTTCCTGACGTATCGATTATCTGACTTAATAATCATATTAGATGTAGAAGAAGTGGGCCCAGGCGTCTACAGGTTTATCCCTCGCATGATGGGTGACCAAACTGCCTTTCTGCCTGGGTCTGGTTTAGTTCAAGAAAGCAAGTATGAAAACGGTGGTTGGTACTTACGCTCTTGCTCTGAAGAAGAATACCAGTTTAAAAGGTTTACATACTGATTAGACTGTGGTATAGTACTCCTACACCAACAATGAGGAGTACTAAAATGAAATCTTTAAATCAACGTTTCGGAAAAGCAAAATATGGTTGTTCAGCTGAGCGTGAGTATGTTTACTATCAACTTCTTGATGTAGAAGCTCAATTGAATTCAGCTGCCGTATCTGGAATTGCTCCGGCGTGCGGTGTTGAAGCTCTTCGTGAAGTCCGTGATGGGTATCGTCATCAAATCGAGGAAATGTCTAAATGAAACGGTTTGGGTTGTTTAATACTGTAAGAAATGAGTGGCTAACTACTTGGCATACCGGAACATTTGAAGGACATGTGGACCACTATCTTGACTATGACGATGACCAAGTGTTTATGACGCGCTCTGAGCACGATGCTATGCGAGCTCTTTCAGGACGTTCTGGATATCTCACTAGTCCTAAAACAGATGAAGAGATTAAACGTGGTGAAATCATTGTGAAAGAAATTCACCTCTAAGTGTTTACAACGTCTGTAGGTCATGATACTATGTTCCTACAGACAAAATGGAGGAAATCATGCTTAAGAACATTTTCAACTTTATCGTTTTAGCTATCGTACTGATGATAATGCCTGTAGTGTTCTTTATCGACGTGATTATCATAAATTTAAGACACTTGTTCTGAGGAAATTATTATGAACGCAGTATTAGGCTGGATTAACGCAGCGGCTTTTATTATTGGGTGTAATGTACCGTATTGGCTCGGTTGGTCTGATACTATGTTATGGTTCTTTAAGCCATAACATCTGGGAGCCTAGCTCCCATAGAGGATAAAACTTAAACTTTATTGAGGAAATTGTTATGACTATTGATACCCGCAACTACATGACCCGTGGCGATCTGACTAAAGCTGGTGCTGTAACTGTGGCCCACGTTAAAAACGGCCATACTGTCGGCTTCGTTATGCCTGAAGTTCTGGCTCAACCAGGTTTCTACTTTATGGTTAAAGGCGCCGGTGAAAATCGTACAGTAGGAGCACGGTTCTTTGTAGGCAACCAACGTTCTGCACAAGGTTTTAATGCTACGTTGTCCCATATTCGTCAAGGTCGTAGCCAGCTGGCTCGTACTATGGCTAGCAATAATATTGTTTATGAAGTTTTGTATCTCCCACAATCTAAAATGAAACCTTTGACTACTGGCTTCAAGAAAGGTCAACTGGCCATGGCATTCACTCGTCAGCACAGTTCTGAAATGCAGACTTTGTCTGAGCTGAATCGTATTCTGAATGACAACTTCAAATTCATTCTTCAGAGCTACTAATGAGTAGTTTTATGAAAATGCTCTTTGCTATGGGCTACTTGTTAGTCCTAGCATTGATGATTTGCGCTGGGACTTATGTTACCTTGGGTCTTCCCGTTACAAGCAAACTTATATCGCTGATGTTGTTCTCTGTAGGCTTTATTTGTTTCGAAAGAATTTCTAAAATGTGTGGGGTATACAAGTGAATCGGATATACGCTTTCTTCTGGATGATTATTTGTATCGTTCTGTGTACTATGTTCTTTGCTGGTGCCTGGGTTCCTACATCGGCTCAAGTTGGGTTCATGGTCTGTTGGTTTGTTTTAGCTGCGGTAATTGACTTTTTAAAGGCCTGCACCGCCAATGATTAAGAAAATTTTCTTAGCCATCCTTGTGATGGCTATTCTTGCTTTAGCGATGTACTATGGTATGATATATGGAGTAGTTTATATTGTGCTTTTCATTTCTGATGTTATAGTGCATCTCGGTTCATTTATTTGGTAGGTACTATGTCTGATATTTTTGATATGATGACAAAACAAGCTAGTGATACTTTTAATGTTCGTAGCTTAGAAAGTATAATTAATAACGAAGCTCTTGCGTATGCCATGTATACTGTAGAGAGTCGTGCAATTCCAAATATGATTGATGGCTTTAAGCCGGTTCAACGCTTTGTTATTGCTCGCACTTTGATGCTTGGTAAGAGTGATAAAAACAAATTCCATAAACTGGCCTCTATTGCAGGCGGTGTAGCTGACCTTGGATACCACCATGGTGAAGGTTCTGCACAAGAAACTGGCGCACTGATGGCTAACGACTGGAATAACAATGTCCCGTTCTTAGATGGCCAAGGTAACTTTGGTTCTCGGTTGGTTCAAGAAGCTGGCGCATCTCGTTATATCTTTGCACGTATTTCAGAAAATTTCTACAAACTGTACAAGGATACAGAATATGCCCCAGCCCATAAAGACGATGAGCATGTCCCGGTGGCTTATTATCTGCCTATTATTCCTACTGTTCTTCTTAATGGTATTTCCGGTATTGCGACTGGTTATGCTACTGATATTCTGCCTCATAGCATTTCTTCTGTTAAGAAAAGTGTTATCCAAGCTCTCGAAGGTAAGAAGATTTCTGAGCCGAAGGTAAGCTTTCCGCAGTTTAAAGGAAAGATAATTCCTGTTGACGGCGCATTTGAACTTCACGGAATATACGAAATGAAATCTCGTAATGTAATGTACATCTCTGAGATTCCGTATAAGTATGATCGTGCATCTTATGTTAAAATCCTCGATGCTTTAGAAGATAAAGGGTTCATTACATACGATGACGACTGTGGTAAACACGGTTTCGGATTCAAAGTTAAATTCCGTAAGGAATACAACTTAGGTGAAACCGAAGAAGAACGCCATGAAAAAATCATGAAGGACTTCAAATTAATCGAACGTCGTTCTCAGAACATCACAGTTATCAATCATGCCGGTAAGTTGAAGGAATATAAATGCGCTGCCGATTTGATTCGTGACTTTGTAGAAGTTCGTAAGGTTTTCGTTCAGAAACGTATCGACCTTAAGATCTGCGAAACCGAAGAGGCTTTCAAACTGGCCTTAGCTAAAGCAAAGTTCATTAAGAAGGTTATTGACGGCGATATCACTATTGCCGGTAAGACCAGAGCCAAACTGGTCGAAGAAGTTAAAGAATTCGACGAACTAGCAGATTATGCTGAAAAACTTGTAAGCATGAACATTTATCACATTACTAGTGATGAAGCCAAGAAGCTGGCCGAAGAAGCTCGTACTAAGCGTGATGAACATGAATATTGGAAACAGACTGATGTTAAAACTGAATATCTTAAAGACCTCGAGGAAATCAAATGAAATTTAGCTTAGCTTTTATTATCGGTTTAGTAGCTTTTCTAATTAACCTGTCAGGTGGCATGGTTTGGTCTACCGCTGCTTTATGGGGAATTGCATTCTGGATCGGCAGTGCAGTTGTTATCTGGATTCTAGTTGTCGTTCTGATAGCTATTGGTGCCGCACTGGCCACCAGATGATTACGCTACACTGGCTGTTCGTAGGAATGGTCTTTTCTTTGATGGTAATCACTCTGATTATCGACTATACCTTCTAAGTGGTCGCCTGGACATTCTGTTCAGGCACCCTTTATGTTTCATCATCCTTCCTTTAAAAGTCTCCCTAGGCAATTCCTACCAATTCAAAAATTTTTAAATCCACCAGTTTACTTTGCTTTCAAAACAGGTTATAGTGCTCCTACACCAACAAAACGTTGAATCGGAGAATAAAATGAACCTTATCGAACGTGTAGCTTCTAAAGCTTTTTACCGTAACGGTGTTTTCTATCATTCTATTGAATCGGCCCAAGGTTTCTTTGAAGCTAAATGTAAGCAGCATGGCCTTGAGGATTGGCACTTCATGGTTGTATCTTCTGCAAAGAAAAATAACATCGGGTACTGCTCTTACTACAAGCGCCGTATTGCTATCCAAGCTCGATATTTCTACGCAATGTCAGGAGCTCAAGTTGAAGAAACTATCCTCCATGAATTAGCGCATGCATTGACTAAAGGACACAACCATGATTCAGTGTGGAGAGCTAAAGCTATTGAACTGGGTGACACTCATGCTCGTGCTACAACTCCTATTCGTACTGGTGTAGGTTTCATGGAAGAATGGATGATTAATCACGGAACCCGGTATGAAACCGAGTTTGATGCAGTAGCTTTTACTTCTAAAGAGCTGCCTCGTTCTAAGAAGCCAAGTTCTCCAAACTTTGGCGGTGAAAAGAAACGTATTGCTAAGCCCACTCGCAAGGCAATGGCTATCTACAACCAAGCTAATGCTCCTACACGTAGCGATTTCATCGAGCAGTTCATGAGCCTAGGCTACAAGTTTGACTACGCCGTAGTTCAGTGGAAACTTTGCAAAAAGATGTGATTTAAATGTTTACTTCTGCTTCAAACGTGTTATTATAGATCTATCAAAACAAATGAATGAATTGGAGAAATAAAATGTCTAAAGTTACTTACATCATCAAAGCTTCTAATGACGTTCTGAACGAAAAAACTGCATCTATTCTGATTCAGGTTATCAAAAACAACTACATCACTTCTGCAGAAATTCGCGACCTTCTGTCTGAAACTATGAATGCTTCTTCAGTGAACTCCAACATCGGTGTTCTTCTGAAGAAAGGCTTAATCGAAAAATCTGAAGATGGTCTGATTGCTACAGGTGAAGCAATGGATATCATCCAGGCTGCGGCAGTTCTTCACGCTGAAGAAAATAAGCCAGAGCTTCTCCAGAAACGCAGAACTCGTAGTGCTCGTGGTGTTACTGAAGAAATGACTAAGCTGGCCGAAGAAGTTAAAACTATTCTAGAAGCCCGTGTTGATCTCAAAGGTATCATCGAAAACCGTAGCAACTTAGAAGTTCAGTTGGTTAAGCGTACTAACGGCGTTCGTCAAATCGAAATCCGCCGTGATGGCTCACTTCGTGTCTTTGGTTATAACATGGCCGAGTCTGAGACTAAGGTGTTCACATCTTTAAGTTCTGATGTTAAGGTCAAAGTGGGTGGCAAAAACACTTACATCGATTTCCCAAACATTACTTCTGAAATGGCTTCAATCATCGCTAACGTATTCTGAGGAAAATATGAAAATTTTCAAAATTACTTTTGAGATGTCCGGTGAAACTAGTATCGCACACATTAAAGCCCGTAACGGCTATGATGCAGTACGCATTTATATGCAGTACTTTGAATCTGCGAAGTTATGTGAAATGATTGCTAGCGTTGAGGAAGAACAATGAATCTTTATCTGATTAAGTACTCTAAAGATGGTATTAAAGGTTATTGTTACCAAATCCCAGCCGATAACGAGTTTGATGCGTGTGTTCGACTTGGTCAGATTTATGGCGATGATAAAATCTACCGTAATGACCTTGTTATTAAAATTGAATCTGTAACTTTATCTGCCAGAGGTTAATATGAACAAGTTAGAAATCATCAACGAACTTCGTAAGTGTGCTGAGCCAACTCAAGCTGGCTGGGATGTATGGTACCACGGTGCTTATCTAGGCACTATCGTTAAGGTTAAAGCCGGACAGTACGGCCTTTTACGCGATGATGATGCGGCGCCGTTAGGCTTCAGAACTAACTTCATGGCTGCTATTTCTTCTTATGTTGAAGCCGCTAATAAGGTTCGTATTGCAGATTATATCGAACTTCAGATGGCTCAACCTGTTATTCGCCAGATTGGTGAAGCACCTAAGAAAAGTATCTGGCAGAAGATTAAAGGATTCTTTAAATGAGTGAACAAGAGATTAATGATCTGATTATGGGCCTGGTAAAGGATATTAATACCAGAGCCTTGCATAAGTACCAAGTAGGCGACTCTTGGACAATGGCTGATTGTAAACTAGGTGCAGACCACGGTCGCTATGTCATTAGAGTCCTTAATGAAAAACTAACTAACGAGGTCAAATAAATGAGAGTACTGATGACCTCTAATGAATACTTTAATTCGCTAAACCGTTCAGAAAAGGCTCAAATTAAACGGTTTATAACTGAGCTTGGATATGTCGAAGCATATATGCTGAGCATGCACATCCAAGAATGCGGCCTTGCAAAACGATTTCACATTTCAACCAGATGCTTAAAAGAGGTTATCAAACATTATGCTTCCATTTAAAGAGCGCTTAGCATTGTTAGACGAAGCCTTAGCGCGCGAAACCCCCGAGAGTCTAGCTAAAAAATTAGCCTCTTATGGTGGCGAATATACAGAGCAAAATGTTCTGGACGAAGTACCTGAAATCTGTTGGGAAACTGCGTATTGGTACGAAGACCGTAAGTTCCAACGTCGAATTGTTTCAGCAGCTAATCGCTTCAAATTGAAAGATGGCGGAACTTTAGTTATTCCGGGCGCACGCCATTATTCTAAGTGCATGGCAGCTGTGTTGGATGTGGTTTCTGATAAATTAGTTTCAGACCAAGCCGTTGGCGATGACCAAGGCTTCATCGATCAATACAGCAACTATTGGACCCGCAAAGAAGCTATGATTATTGCCACATATGCTAATCAGGTGCGTATTGAGCGTGGTGGCCCGGCTGATGAATTATACTCAGAGGACCTTTATTAATGAATAACTTGGTAGCGAAGAACGACTTTAACAAGGGTGGTGCTCATAAGGACAAAAAGCGCGCTGCTAAAGATTCCAAACGTAAACAAAAGCATAAAGGTAAAGATAATGAATGTAGCTCATGAACAACTTGAACGCGAACGTGAAGCCTATGACTTGTTCGAATACTTGATGTCTAGTATCGTAGAAGAATTCCGTGTAGACATCAAGTTCTACAGGAGCAACGAAGCTGAACCTAAATTCAAGCTTAATCATGCACTTAAGGCCGACTTCAATAGTGAACCAGGCGGCGTCAGGCTAACCCAGGCTCATCAGACGTATACATTACACGGCCCTTCTCGTAGTGTAGTTTTTGATGCTCTGAATCGAGTCAAAAAGATAAGCCAAAAACACGGGTTTACAATGGTAGTGTAACAAGGTATAGTATTCGTATACCAAAACAAGTGAGATGTCTGTTAAGGAATAGTATGTCTAAGTTTGAAATAGTTTCTGAAATTATTACTATGGCTTCATTACTGATTAAATTTCAACGTGAAGATATTTTAGAAAATCGTGAAGGGTTTATTGCATTTTTAAATGAATGTGGGATTAGAAATGAGTTCGGAAGGGAATTAAACTCGGCTAATTTCCGTAAGATGGTAGCCGAGTTATCTGATGACGAAAAGAAACAGCTGATTCAAGAATTTAATGTAGGTCATGAAAGCGTATACCGCCATATGGAAATGTACGCTAACAATTAATCACTTACTCCTTCCTAAAGCTCTTACAGCCTGTCCGCATATTGATGACAAACGATCTTCTGATATAGTTGGTCGTTTGCCATACCAATACATCTCAACAGCCCCAGAATAAATGTTATCCAAGTTAAAATACGGACAAGAAAACATATAAGTCACTTCTTCAGGCTTCTTCTTAGTTGGTAAGAAAACAAATTCATTCTCACTCCAATAGTTTCTTCCGGACAAGTGTGTGGTATATTCTGGCGTTGTTTTATCTATAGGGTACCCGCCTAAGTTTTTAGGATCGACTGTGCTTGGTAATTTTCCTTCAAAAGCTATTAAATCTACGAAATAGTTTAAGTTCTTTGGCCTGAAATTAAATACTGCACTAAAATCAGCACCACTAGATACATGAACTATTTGAAGTTGCTCGAGCGCTGTGTTCTCAAATTTAAGCTCTTGAGTTTTTACTAGAATCTCGTTATAACTTTCATACGAACTCTTTACGTATGCGTTAGCTATAGCATCGGATTTATACCAAATAAAAGTAAGCCCAAATAAGATTACAACTACTATAACTCTGGAAAACAAAAGCTTTCCAGAGGCGTTATCTTTAAACAAGCGGTCGAGCACCCCAAATAGAATATCCGATATAGGTATAGATATTTTATTGGCCATGTGCCCTCCTCATGTTTATATTTATTGCATAAGCAAAGCTCGTTCTTTACGTAATTCTAAAAGTTTAGCTTTATCAGCGGATTCATCAGTAGACATGCCAAATTCAATTTTATCAGATAATGCATCGATAATAGGCGTTAATTCTCTTATCTTAGCTTCTCTTTCCAGTTTTTGAGATTCAGCAATATTAGAATATTCCTTAATACCGAACGGGACCCAATCATCGGTTTCCCATTTATAATCACCATCAGGTTTAATCTTAACGGTTCCGGAAGATTTAAATTTATAATAAGCTTCTTTAGAAGCATTGTCATCAGGTGTTAAAGTATACGGAATAATGATGTCCCCAAAGGGGACATCCACATCGATATAATTCTCTAAGTCATTTGACCTAGGATTTGTTGCTTTATCAAAATTTATCATGCAATTCTTTTCCAAATAGTTGTGCGGTGGACATTATTACGGTTAGCAGAGAATCCACATGCCATCCAAGTACCAGAAAGGCGTTTAGCGCCATAATCCCAATCTCCACCATCAGAGGTTGTCCAAAAAAGATTACTTCCTGCTATAGTTTGCCCTGGTGTAAATTCCTGAGATCCAGTCCAGTCATTGTGGGTAGCTGCCATAATATACATACCGACATCAAATGCGCCTTGACTAATACGCCAGGCCCAAATATTATCATTAGATACCTTATTAGCTACGCCAGGAACCCAGTTATTAATATAACCTTCGCCACCTACACCATATGAAGTGAATAGGCTAGATTGTAAGTTACCGTCAGAATGCAACGTCCAACGCGCTCCAGGGCCAGTAATTTGTCCTGTAGCACCGTGGAATTGCCATTCACTAGAAGCGGCTCTTAATCCCATCATGGTATTATTGTTACCTGGCATGTAAATCACACCACGCTCGCCACCATTAGAATGTCGGAACCAAAGGTGCGTTGTACCATTATCTACGGCAGGGGCCTTAACATCTACAGCACCAACAAAACTACCAATACCAGTATTACTAACAACATTACCGCCTACTTCTAAATTACCGTTAAGGGCCGAAGCTCCGGTAACCCAGAGCGATGTAGTTTTTAACTGATCGCCTGTAATTATTAACCGCCCAGTCACAGTACCGCCAGTTAACGGAAGATAAGTATCGCCAGCATTACTAATAGCAGAAGCAACCTTATCATCAACATATTTCTTGTTAGTGGCTTGGTTATTCTGCGTAGGAGCATCGGCAATTTGAACATACTTGGTAGTAGGAACAATAATACCGCCGTTGGCATTAATAGTACCCGTAACAGTGGCTGCACTAGAAACAGTCAAAGCTCTAGAAACTGATGAATTTCCATAAACAGTTTGGTTTCCATCAGCGTCAACTTTAAACACATCAGTGTAAGTTTCCGTCGCTGGGTTAGCTATGGTAGTTGCTGACGATTTAGCGACAGTAAACGATTTTCCTGAAGCAAATACCAGTTTAGCGCCTGAGTTAGATTTTTTAACGAAACCTAAATCCGAATCTTTTCCCATCAGAATAAAACTGTTATCGTTAGTATTCTTTATGTTTTGAGAAACGATCAAGCTTCTGCTCATCGCAGCTTCGCCATTTACTTGTAAGCTTCCTGAAGACGTTAGAGCTCCACCAACTGTGACGTTTCCATTTGGCTCAAAGCGTGTTTCACCGTTAGAAGTATCGGCACTTCCTGCTCTAATGTGGATATTTGCACCACTTGCAGAACCTAAAACGACCGCACCTGCTTCATTAGCTCGCAGCACAGCAGTTGCAGAAGCAGAACCAAGGTTCAGTCTTCCGACTAATCTAACGTTTCCGTTTGCAGTTAAATCATTTGTAACTAAATTACCGAATGATACTGTTTGTCCTTCACCAACGCCAAGGTTATTACGAGCAGCAGCTACAGAAGTTGCTCCAGTACCGCCTAAATTGATCGGTTGAACACCAGCAACAACCTCTTTCCACGCAGACCATGTACCGTTTTGGCAGTATCGAACATATGTACCTTCAACATTACCGTTCTTTGTAGTAAAGGTCTGTTTGCACGTCCAATCGGTATCAGAAATTTTACGCAAAGAAAGAACTTCAAGAACAAAGTTGCCGTCAGAGGTAGGTCTGTTCAATATATTAGAAGCACCGCCGGTAGAAGTACACTTGTATAATAGACGAGTACCTAAATCACTGCCTTTAATAACCATGTTGTTAAGGTCATTAGTCTTATCAGTAATATTAATTGCATCTTCAGCACCACAATAAGTCTGATTAAAAACCAAATCACCTTCTACCTCAAGGCCGTTAGATTTAACCAGGATGTACTTGGTAGGAGCTGGAGTAGCAACTGCATCTTGATAACCAAATTGCACATGTCCTTCAGGAGTAACTTTAAGCATTGCTACGGTAGCACCGCTACCAACTTTACGTGCAAGGGTTAATCTGCTGTACTTGTCTGAGTTCTCTGAACCTAAATCAACCATCGTTCCATTAGGATTTTCGACTTTTAAGTTAGCGTTAATAGTCAAGTTACCGGTCATGGTATCACCAGTCTTGCTTACTTGCTTATTATCACCAGCAACGATATCATTTTTAATAGAGGTCAAATAGTTGTTAAGGTTACCACCAAACATCGAACCAGAGGTAATATTCCCGTCTTTGGTTAGCATTGCTGCTCCACCAACTTTAACTGCTACAGGAACATCAAGGCGGCCATCAGAACGGAAGCTAAAATCACCAGCAGAAGTGCCTCCAGTAGTTTTTGCACGAATATTAATCTGACCTAAGTCCGCTGTATTTGGAGTTGCCCAAATTACACCGCGTTCGTTACCGTCTGTTCTAAACCATACATGAGCATTTCCGCTTCCTGCATTAACATATACTGATGCAGTACCCGGACCGGAAGCATGTAAATTAGGAACAGTTAAATCACCAGTCATGGTGTCGCCAGCTTTCTTGACTTGGGTATCGTTTGTCAGATTGCCAAGTCCGACATCAGCCTTAGATGGTTTGTTTGCTGTACCATAAAGTTCATTGTAGTTAACATTTCCTGCGGCAAGACCACTGTTGTTAGCTGCATATACACGAACTTTAGCACTAGCATAGTCGATATTAATAGCTGACATGGTATCACCAACATTCATAAAAATACCGGAGCCGTGGCTATAAAGGCCATTTTGAACGCTAACACCAGATTTAGTAGCACCACGCCAGAAAGTACCGCCATATGCTTTTAAACGATTCAGCATATCCGCATTAGAGATAATGTCGTTGATGGATTTACCACCATTACCACCTAAACCGTAAGCACCGTTTTCTAAAAGGTTGCCGGTGGATTCGCCGACGTCGCGAATAGCAGCAGTACCTAGACCTAAGTTATTACGAGCAGCAGCAGAAGAAGTGCCGCCGGTACCGCCTCTGCTAATAGGCAGAATACCCTCAGTACCACCGTCAATGTTAGGCTTGTTAAATTCATCATAGATACGAATAGCTGTACTCTCAACTAAACCTTCTGGTGCAGTTGAAGAAGACGTGTAACCGTTAGGTAGATAATATTCAGTACCACCAGCAATAGATAACAGTGCAACTTTAACACCACCGATGAATGCTCGTTGCATAAACCACAGTTCTAAACCTTCAGAGGTAAGAATTAAACTATAACGCAATTGGTTTGTGTCATCAAGCGCTGGATTACCGAGACGACGGACCTGTAGGTGGTTACGAATGTTACTGCTTGTTAACGAAGATGGAAAGTTTCTAGCGCTACAATCGATAAAGTCGATAGAGCTGTAAGTACTGCCATAATTACCGCCATTAGTCACCATTAATTGCAGGCGGCTCTGGCCTGATCCAGGGTCTTTTAAAAGAGCAACTTTAGTCCATCTAGTTTCGGAACCGGTAGTTATAGGGAAATTATCCTGTTTAAGCTGGCGCTCATTTTCTACGTTTGTCAGAAGAGTACCGGATTTACCAGGACCTCTTCCATCCATGGCGTAATAAACCTGGGAACTTCTAAACGTCAGATTACTATCATTAGTTAGTTGAAGAACCCCTAGGCCTCGCTGGTTTTTAATATAAACGTCATTAGCGCCTACACCCATTTCAAGAACAAGGTCACTTCCATTACTAATTTTAACGGCTTTATTAGTAGTTAATCTTAAATCGCCTGGAAGAGTAGTATTACCAGAGCCATCAAGTAAAACTAATTTTCTGGCTTCTATATTTCCGGCCCCACGCTGTACGAATTGGATGGTTTCAGCGCCGTAGTCAATAGTACCGATCTCAAGAATACCACTATTACTTGTACCGCCAGCTCCAATATACCACCCATCATTAGTGGCGCATTTACCAACAATATGTCGTACTATAGCCCCACTTAAATCAGTAGCTTCGAAATTTATTGATTTGTTTGGAGCAACAGTAACATTATCTTTTAATGTAGTAGTTCCATCAACATTGAGAGTACCGGAAGTATCTAAAAATGGAACGCCTTTACCGGCGAGCTGTACTACGGCATCATTTTCATCTTTAGTATAAATGGCAAGAGTACGCCCATGAGTATTCAATGCGATTTCGCCACGGGCTACGATATCGGCACCAGGGGCTTTATTCTCTGTACTGCTTCTTTTAAATTGTATTTGTTTTAAGTTCTGATCGGCCATGGCTACCTCTTAGTATGTGCCAAAATCTATTGTTACTCCGCGCGAAATAACCTGATCTAATCTAGGAGCATATTCACCGGATGTCGCTTTATTTACTATAACTACGCCAGCTTCAGCTCTAAGTACGCCAGTCATAGTATCACCAGATTTCAAAACCCGGCTGTTTGCATTAGTAGTAACAGTATTTATTCGCCCGTCAACATAGTCTTTACGCGTTAAATGTTGAGCAGCTGTAGGAGCATTATTAGAACTAAGAATAGAAGCTGTTATACTTCCTTTGTTTATTTGATCCCCGGTTCTAGCGTTCCAAACTACGGTCCGTTCTTTATTATCTAGTGAAGTACGAATACCGACACCGTACCATGAAACAATGTCAATGTTCGCTGTTGTTAGAGATGCTGAGTCTCCATTACCAGAATAAAGCCCGTTTAAACTATTGCCGCCACTGAAGGTCGCAGAAACTTTTATGCCTTCTTTAAATTCTACTTCTTTTTGGAAAGCTTGAGAACCTGTGCCACCGTTAGCCTTAGATACAAAGTCATTATCTGCTGCTTGCGGTTTATCATTAGTCGTGTAAACCGTATAACCACGATAAGTCAAAGAGTTTCCAACCGGGACCAATGGCATAGTACCTTGGTGCCAAATGGGTAAACCTCCGACTGTAGAACCTGCTTTTAAATCAGCCATTTTCGTCCCCTTATAATATGAACGTATTTATACGAAAAAAGGAGCCCGAAGGCTCCTTATTGTGATTCCCTGAATTCTTTAGCAGTACGATCACCACTACTGTCAACTTTAGTATTAGGCAGTTCAAACATAACAGCTTCAGGAGTTAAAGAACCTTCTATAGCTTTATTCATTCGAATACCATTAACACCAAATTCAGCTTGAGTAGCTGATTGTATAGGAGCTGGTTCTACAATTTGAACCATCATGACATTTTGAACAGCACTTTCAGCAACAACTGAAGTTCTAGGGTACCTAGAAACTACAGCAGTGAAACCGTCTGCACCGGATGGGATTCTTAGGTCCTTTTCAAAACGAACCCATTTATCAGCAGAAGCCGCAGGAACTTCCATTGTAAATGAATCTAACATGGTTGATCCGTTGAACCACCTTACAGACATTCTCGTAGTGCAATTAGCAGATATTAAAGCCTGCGAAGCAAAAAGATCTGCAGTAAATCTAACCCATAAGTTTTGCTGCAGACCATAATCAGCTAGTTTAGAAATAACCACATCTTGTTGAGGGTATCGTTTATATTCATACCCTGTTGTATCACGATAAGTCTCGTTATTTTCATAAGCTCTTTCAGGAATACCGCATAGCCCTACAGTGCCTACATTATCGTAAACTGCTGCAAGTTTTGCTCTAGAATCTTCTTTAATGATTCCGTCATTTCCAGTGAAAGCCTCATACAAAATTAATCCTTTGCCTGCAGCAAATATGGCGCAATACGCGCTATTAGGATATAATTCAGTATAATGTTGTTCAGGCCAAACAACGGATCTCTTTGATTTAAACCAGGCGGTTACAGAAGGAGAAGTTAAACATCTCTGATTAGTCATTATTGCGTACAGACCTGATGTTTTACTATTCATGTACTCGACGAATGCGGCGTTAGCCGCAGATTCACCGTTTGTTAAATCAATAGTTTTAGGAGTGCCGTCAGCTGCCGAAGTATTAATCTGCCAAATGTTGATGCCCCGTCCTGGGGCACCTCCAGTATTGACTTGATTAATTTTGAGCACATGCGTATTAGGAACAGCATTAGCATGTGTGGCTATAAGTTCTATCCAATATCTCACTTGGTTAGATTCTGACAAGATGTTAGTCTCGACAAAATCTTCACCAAATGCAGCCATTAAATTACTCATTAATCACCTACCCATTCAAACTTAACGGTCTGAGAAGTACGATCAGGATAAATCTTGACAGGGCCAATCTTAATCCATTCTTGAACTTCCAAGGTTTTAACAGAAGTACTTACTGAACTCGGGGCACCGATATCTGCAGCTGTAGGAGGAGTGGCGCTAGTGTATACACGCATCCAGCTATCAAACTTCTTAATATACGGGTTATATACCCTGGTCCACATAGTATGAGTTCTTGCTTTAGCTGACTGTTCAGCATTAGCTGGATAAGGAGTCCATGTCTGATAGGTATAATCAGAAGAAACACTTATCTGAGCTAAAAGACCGCCGGCGCCTGTTTTTTCTTCGTAACCTGTTACGATCATAGAACCTGGAACTAAAGGATTCTCTTCTCTGATCGGAACAACATAACCTGGCAGCGTGGCCAGCTTAGCAGAGTTTTTAATTTCTACGGTCCAAGAACCAGCTCTTGCATATTTCTCAGTGTTTGCTGTGGTAGTGTGGTCATACCAACCTTCAGAACCATTAATAACAAGAGCAGATCCATTCAGGGTTAAGTTACCGGTCATTGTATCGCCAGCCGACTTAACATACCTAGTATCTAAAATGGTGTCCTTATTTTTAGTGGTTAAAATAACATAATTTCCGGAGTTGTCGGTAACTTGTGTTTGGCTGGCATCGTTTGTTAAGATTCTTCCTTTCTTAGCAAGATTACCAAAAGATGCTACACTATCAGAATCCTGGAGTTGGATTACTGAAGCATTTTTAACACGGTATACGGTGTTTGAGTTAACATCTGAAGCAGAATGAATTGTCCCATTAGAGGTTATTTTATCAGGTGCAACAAACTCACCATTATTACCAAAAGAAAATTCTTTACCTGTATCAGGGGCTGAACCTTTAACACGTAGTGTAAGCTGCTGAGAATTTCCTGCAGCTACCGGTCTAGCGTAAATTATTCCACGTTCATTTCCATCTGAGTTTAAAAATCTGACGTGAGAATTGGCTGTAGACGAAGTAGCAAATACCTTAACCTCGCCACCGGTAAAATTACCAAGGCCCTTAACATTGACGTCTGAATTAAAGTCTGTAGATTTGGTAAGAGTCAATTTACCATTAACGGTTTGATCTATGTCACGTCTAATAAATTGGTCTGAAGTAAGGCCATTTAATAAACCAGAGTTATCAGCTTTAGCATTCAAAGGAAGATAATTAGCTAAGGCTTGCTTTAAACCGTTAGGTGAAACTGCGTAACCATTAACTTCTTTAGGTTTATCATCAGAGCCAGTAGTACTATTACCAGTCCAAGCAGTATCGCCGTTAGCTACACGGACCGTGCCGCGAACGTTATCCTGAGCGCGCCAATCAGCAGAAGTCTGAATAACGTACTTCAAGTGAACCGGAGAAACAGCCACATCATTAGCAGTGCCAGTATTGGTATCAGCCTGAGTGGCATATTTAACAATACCGTAAGCTGATTCGGTACCCTTTTTAGCTTGAAGCTTTTTAGATGTCAAATAGTCGACATCATCAGTTCCTGCATTAACAAGCGTCTGAGTTGCCACCTTAGGAGTACCGCGTTGAGTTTCTGTTGGAGTCTGGATATTAAGAACCAACTGTCCCCATAAAGTTCCTTGTTGGGTTAACCCAGCTTCTGTTCTTACCGCTACTCGTTCATGTCTATTAAAGAATGTAGAAATCTTAGAAGTTGATACCATCATACCGCCGCCGGTATTTTCATCAAATTCTTTTTGAGTAGCAAAACGTGCAATACCAGTCAAAGTTTCAGAAGCAATACGATCGTTAAACGTTTTAGGAGTAACTGCTTTAGTGTTATCTGTACCCGCGTTAACTTCTGCTTGAGTGGCAATTTGGATAAATCCTATATTGCCCGTGTCTGCAACTTTCTTGTGAAGAGATTGCGGTGTAACAACTAACGGGATATTAGAATTTATAGCCGGTGGATTTCGGACTTCACTATCTTTAGCTAACCATACACAACCAGAAGCAATTTCAGTAGCTTTATACCCACGAAGAGTTTTAGGAGTTACAGCTTTTGAAAAGTCATTATGGTCATAAATTCCTTGACCGGCATCTTCTCTATTTACTGTAGCAGGAGTTCCGCCTATATTAACCAGTTGAATGATGCCATCAAGTGTAGCAGTAGCTTTACGAGCATTAAGCTTTTTAGGACTTACGATAGTTGTATCATCAGTACCAGCATCTGTTTCGGCTTGGGTAGCTATTTCAGCTAATCCTCTACGCGTTTCTGTAGCAGTTCTTTCATTAAGACGTTTAGGAGTAATAATCTTATCGTTAATAAAAGCATAGTTACTATTTTGTAAAACATCTGTGCTTAATGCAATAGCAGCAATACCAGTACGAGCTTCTGTAGCTGTTCTTTTACTTAAGGTATGCGGAGTAACAGCAACACCATCGACCAAATTAGAACTATTTGCCTCTAAATTAGCTTGGGTAGCCAACGCAATAACGCCTACACGGGCTCTTGTGGTATCATTGGTCCAATCAACACGTTCTACACTAGGAATGTTCTCCGAAACGATCCAATAATTATTAGGTGTAGCTTCTACATAGGCCAACTCTAGGACTGGAGGATAGTCCGAAGTTCCATTGAATGATAAACTATCAACTTGAGTCCACGCGGCATCAGGCGGATACTCAGAGCGTTTAGGGAACTGAAGTAAGTTAACTGTTGTTGCAATTCTATCCTTAGTACCGCCAGCCGGGGCAGGGGGAGTAACAATGTTGACTGTTTGTCCTTTGCGCATGTAGTTCATACCGATTCTAACAGTATCACCCGGAGCAACTTGAGTAGGCAAAGTAACAGAAATAGTTTTTACTGTTGAGTTGTTAGCACCGAATATAGTAATGGCTTCATTAGGTTGCATCACAGTATCGTCAGTAACTATTTTGATACGTTGCTGCATGTCGATAGAGTTGATGCGCCATACCTTGCGCGGGCCATCATAAATCAGAACACCGCCGCCTTTAATCTTAGATGTCCAGGATGTAGTCCCTTCAGTTCCAATAGAACTATTTGCATCATAAGTCTTAATGGTAAAATGGTATAATGGTGTTTTGCCTTCTGGTTCAGCAAAGGTAATCATATCACCATGGTTAGCATAACGCGGAAGACGAACTGTTAATTTTTTATTAGAAGTATAATAACGTACAATGAACTCTGAACTCTGTACTTGAGCGCCAACATCGGTAGCAGCATCCAATGTGGTAGAATCAATGGTACGAGCCAAAGAACTTAGATCTGAAAGAGTTACGTACCACCCTGCAGATGTGAATGTCAACAGCAGCATACTATAAGGACGAGTCAGCTGCAGTTCGCGAAGGATACTTCCTTGGAAGATCATTGCTGGCGCAGAGTCTTGTACTTTAATTAATGCCTGGTTGATGCCTGGCTTACCGCCGATGTCACGGATAACAATCGTATCACCTTGTTCTACTTTATTTTTAGGAAGAACCAGTGTAACCGGGTTAACACGAGTATCGATGTTTGCATAGGTCCCTGGTAAAAGTTCTGTGGTCCCTGAACTATACTGCTCCCACTTCGGGTCAACACGCATTGAAATCCACTCACCTTGTTTAAAGGTGTTTACTGCTGGCGGGATAGGAGCCGCAATATCTGCACGTGCTACCCAGATACGTTTTTCCATAGTAACCGCAAAGCCTTCAGGATACCCACGATCATTGGCCCAAGGCTGGATGGTGTTTTCTTGGATAAGATACTCAACGTTGACCCCGTCGTCCATCACATTACGATCGGCTTTAGCGACGTTGATTACTTTGTTTCCACCAGCATCAAGCCCGTTGGTTGCTCTAAAATGCTGTTTGATTAAGTCGCTCATTTTTATTCCTTATGGTATTAGAAATATGCTTCATTATAGGAGTATTTATAATGGATCTGTCCATTACTACTGAATAGGTTATTCAATGTCTCTAAATTTTATGTTCGGTGAAGAAGAAAAGAAAGAAGGTGTAACTCTTATTGACTTCAGTCAAATTATTATGGCGGCGGCCTTCACCGAGTTCGGTGAAAAAGCAGGCTTTCCTAAAATATCTGAAGCTATGCTACGACATCTTGTTTTGAACAGTATGCGTAAAAACATCAAACAGTTTAAAAAAGAAGGGTACACCCGCCAGATTATCTGTGTAGATAACTCTAAGTCTGGTTACTGGCGTCGTGACGCGAGTCATTATTATAAGAAAAACCGTTCTAAAGATCGTGAAGAATCTCCATTTGATTGGGAAGGATTATTCACGGCAATGCATAAAATCATCGAAGAACTTGAGAAAAACATGCCTTATATTGTTATGAATATTGATAAGGTAGAAGCTGATGATCATATTGCTGTGTTAACAAAGTTCTTGGCTAGCCAAGGTATCCCAGTCCAAATCGTTTCATCTGATGGCGACTTTACACAACTTCACAAATACCCAAATGTGAAGCAGTGGTCTCCAATGCAGAAAAAATATGTTAAAACTAAATCTGGCGATGCGTTACTTGATTGTGTGACTAAAGTCGTTAAAGGTGACCGTAAAGATAACGTTGCTTCTATTAAAGTCCGCGGTAACTACTGGCTTACTATGGTTGAAGGTGAACGTACTCCTCCAACTAAAGCATCTGAAATTGAACAGATCGCGATGAATTATTATGACCACTCTAAATTAAAAGAACTTCTTACTGCTGAACAGTATGAACGTTTTAAAGAAAACCAAATCTTAATCGATATGGATTTCATCCGCGATGACATTGTTGCTTCAATCATGGAACGGTATAATAGCTACGTGGTCCCAGCTAAAGGTAAGATATATACTTACTTTGTTAAGAATGGTCTGTCCAAGTTAACCAACAACATTGCTGAATTTTATTAAGGTGAATATAATGGCTAAACAGAAAAAAGAAAAAGTTGAATTTGATGAAGCCCAAGACGGCGAAACACTAAAAAATCTAATTAAAGCTGCTAGTGACGCTAAACTAAAGGCCGAAGGTTATATGGACGAGGTCGCAAGCAACCGGGCTGAAGCAAAAGCTATTGGCGTCGAGGCAAAACTGTTTAATCAGCTTCTGACCATGTATCATAAAGGCACTCGTGAACGTTTCGCAACCGAAAAAGATGAAGTGGTAGAAACCTATGACAGCCTCTTTGATTAATAACGATGAAGTCAAGATCGATGACTTAAATTCACTTCTTGACAAACAAGCAAATGGCTTCGCTATTGAAGCCATAGTTGCTGAAGGTGGACTGGGTTATCTTCAGGCTACTTCACAGTGGCTAGAAGAAAACAGTATTCCTGAAGGAAATTTCAATAGATTTATTCCTTCTACAATAGTTGAAAAAATTAAAGCTGAAGCTGTTAATGAATACATGCTTCGCCCATCTATAAGTAAAACGCAGAAAACAAATACTTTGGATTTCTTATTATGATTCGTCTCCGCATGCCTCCAAATAACGCTCGTTACGTTAACGGTAAAAGTGTTTATTTATTGTACTTAATGCTTAAAAATCACTTCGCTGGACGATATGATGTTATCAAGTACAACTGGGTTATGCGGGTGTCTGATAAAGCTTATCAAAAACGACGTGACAAGTATTTCTTTGAAAAGCTCGCAGAGAAACACACTCTTAAAGAGCTTACATTAATTTTCATGAGTAACTTGGTTGCCAACCAAGATGCCTGGATCGGCGACATCAGTGATGCTGACGCCCTCGTCTTTTACCGTGAGTATATCGGTAAACTTAAGATGATTAAAAATACATTCGAAGATGATGTAAAGAACATTTACTATTTCGCTAAGAAAGTTGAAGTTAACGCGCTTTCTGAAATCTTTGAGTATAATGAAAAGGTACAAACGAGCTATATCTTTAAGCTCCTTCAGTCGAATGTTATTTCATTCGAGACGTTTATTATGCTTGATTCATTTCTAGATATAATAAATAAACATGATTCAGCTACCAACAACTTAGTTTGGGAAACATATTCTACTAAGCTCAAAGCTTATAGAAAATTGCTCGAAGTCGACGGTAAAGATGCTAAAAAGCTCTTTATTGATGCTATAAATAAATGTAAGATATAATAAGTCTTGTCCAGGTGCAAGGACTCATGTTGCACCACCAATCGTAAATAACTGTTAAATTAAATAAAAGGTATATTAAATGTTTAAGCGTAAAAACCCTGCAGAACTTCAAGCTCAACTGGCTTCCCTGAAAGGTGGTTCTTCTTTCTCTTCCGACGATAAAGGTGAATGGAAACTGAAGACCGATAATGCCGGTAATGGCTCCGCAGTAATTCGCTTCCTGCCTGGTAAAGGTGATGAAGGTCTTCCGTTCGTCAAACTGATTAACCACGGCTTCAAGAAAAATGGTAAATGGTACATCGAAAACTGTACTTCTACCCACGGTGATTATGATTCTTGCCCAGTTTGCCAGCATCTGAGCTCTAACGATTCATATAACACCAACCAAGAAGAATATAAACTGCTGAAACGCAAATCTTCTTACTGGGCTAACATTCTGGTTCTTAAAGACCCTGCGGCCCCAGAAAATGAAGGTAAAGTATTTAAATATCGTTTCGGTCAGAAAATCATGGACAAAATCAACGCTGAGATCGAAGTTGATACTGATCTTGGTGAAGTTCCGGTTGATGTGACTTGTCCGTTTGAAGGTAAGCACTTCAGCCTGAAAGTTAAGAAAGTTGGCGGTTTCACTAACTATGATGACTGTAAGTTTGGTGCTCAGTCTGAAATTCCTAACATCAACGATGAAGCTTATCAGAAAGAACTCGATGATGGTATGGTACAGCTGAATGACATCGTATCCAAAGACAAATTCAAGTCTTACGATGTAAACCACGCTAAATTTGTACAAATCATGGGTACTTCTCTAGTTGCCGGTAATGCAGCAGCACAAGCTGATAAGCTCAGTGACGATCTTGATGCTTTTGATGCCGATATGGCTGCTTTTGACTCTAAACCTAAACAGCAATCTGCTCCACTGAACACTTCGTCTTCTGATGACGACGGTGATCTGGACGATCTGTTAGCTGGCCTGTAATAATGATTGGGAGACTTCGGTCTCCCTTTTTGGTATCTAAGGGTTTACATCCACTTTAGAACGAGTTACTATATCCCTACACCAACAAATGGGAGAACAAAAATGGCTAAGATTTCATTATTCGTTGTTTTGATCGATAAGTTTGAAGAAGATATTAAAACCTACGGGCTTAATATCATTGATCTATCCCAGGAATGTGCTGGGTATGATGCTACTATCGAAGGTACCTATCCAATGATTCATAAATTCCTTACTGACCTGTATTGTCAAGGCATGGATGATGAAATGAAAGCTGAACTTTTTACTTATATTGAGGATTTTTAAATGAATGCTTTAGTTAGTGGCAAGTACTATCGTGTCCGCCCTGCATTTGAAGACGACTTTACCCGATATTCTACCAGTAATTATCGGATGGTCGACTTAATTAAAGAACATGGTGGTAGTTTTACCCCGACGCATACAGCTGTAGAAGATGGGACCCACTATGTCAGCGCTGTCGAAATGGCAGATGGGGCCCGTTTCGATTCTGATGGTGACTACGATGCGTACTTTGAGCTGGAAGAAGGCGAGTTCAAGTTCTTTGAAGAAGTCACAGATACCGAAAATGAAGACCAGGCTGAAGGTCTGCTTTCTATGAAAATCGAGGTGAATCACCAGAACTTCGAAGCTATGATTGATTTAATCATAAAAAATTTCAAGAAATAGTTTACATAGGTGTAGAGGTATAAGTATTATGCTTCTACACCAACAAGGAGAATAAAATGAAACTTCAACGTGAAAGCATTAAATTAGGTTCTGAATATCGTGGTAAGTGGCAGTTCTGCATTTATGACAACAATCCTGAAGAACTGGAGCGCGTTGAAGAAGCTCTGTGTGAAATGGATACTGGGTTCACTATGGGTGGTGAAACACGCACTTGGAACGACTACTGTGATGGCTGCCCGAGCTATGAAGATGGGTTTGGTTCTGGTTTCTGGGTCGATATCGACGATGTTCCTGCTTTAAAAGCAGCATTCAAACTTGCTAAGGCTAAGAAATGAAGATTTTAACTGACTGGGAGTGTAAGTATTGTGGAGGCGGCTTATGGCAATTAGGCGGCCGTTGTTTTAAATGTGGAATGAGGCAAGGCTAATGTTACAGGTCGTATTCGCTACGTGCGCAACCAAAACTGTAGACGGCAATACTGAAATTGCTTTTGGGTTAGATGACGGGTTGCCTTGGGGTCATATCCGCCAGGATATGGTTAACTTCCGTAATCGTACTAATAATACTGTACTTATTATGGGTGCTAAAACTTGGCAGTCGTTGAAAGATCCTTTACCCGGGCGTCGATCTATTGTAGTTATTAGTCCTGGCCGAGGTAAGCCTAAAACTAAAAATGGTACTTCGCCTGATGAAATTATGTATCCGGTCGAGTTTATGGCCTTCTTAGAAGGTGTGAGTATTGTTACTTCTACAGCCACCTCAGATTATCCCTGGGACACTGTAGTGGACCGGAACACTTACGATGTAAGTATCATCGGCGGTAAAGGTTTAATTGAGCAGGCGGTCCCTCACGCTGATCTGGTTGTACACACTAGCATTATTAAGAAGCACCGTGTGAACTCAACCGTACAGATGACTCGAGAGTTCTTGAATACTCTTCCAATGACCCGTATGCTTAAGGAATCACACTGGTACCAGTGCGATGAGATGACTCAAATTACAGAATCTGTATATGGTGAATTCCGTGGCTAAAATTTTTCTAGTTAAAGAAGACGTTATTCAAAAAAAGTGGCAACGCTTTAATATGAAGCATGGTATCTATAAACTTAAAGTTCCTCTAGAAGAGCTTTCTTCTGCATACGGAACAGAAACAACTGTTCGGCAAATCAAAGGGGCTCCGTCATTTACCCTAACTTACAAAATTGAGCAGTGGCTTAAAGCAGTCGAGCTTAAAAACATTGAAGTTAAAAACGGCGAAGCATCTATCTACGGTAGATTTGTTAAACATGGCTCTAAGCTGTATTTTTCTCCTGAATACAAGAAATCATATGAAACTGACTTTACTTGAAGCTGATAAGGTCCAAAAGAACTGGGCCTTGGTTATTGAAGGTAATGCTCCTACTATAGAGCAATATAAACGTAACCCTGGGAAATATAGTACAATTGAGCACGGTCTTTATCAGCTTGATTTCGAACTGGACCCTAATGCTATTTGGAGCCGTGATGAAGGTATCCGTGTCAGGCTGGCGCCTAATGTAGTTATTTCTGTTCTTATGAATACCAGATTCACACTGGTATTAATTGCTAATGGAATTCTGCAGTATAATGGGTCTAAGTTCTCTATTACCGGACGGTTCGTTAAACAGGGCTCAGAAATTAATTTTAAACCTTGTGCAGAGTAAAATAATGAGCAATAAACTTAAAGTTAAAGATGTGCCTAGTGCAATGGCACTTTTTATTTGCCGACAGATTCATCAAGGACCGATGACTCCTCGTCAGCATAATAAAGGTGAGCGTTCTCTAGGGTTCACTAAAAAAGCAAAACAAATGATTAAGTTAGGATACAAGCCAAAATATCCTCGTTATGAATCTTCTTATTCCTGGATGGACTGATGAAACAATACCAAGATCTAATTAAACAAATTCTTACTGACGGTTATGACACTGATGACCGTACTGGCACTGGAACACGGGCCATCTTCGGCACGAAGATTCGATTTGATTTAACACGCGGGTTCCCGGCAGTAACAACTAAAAAACTGGCCTGGAAAGCTTGTATCTCCGAGCTGCTTTGGTTCTTGTCAGGCTCTACTAATGTTGACGATCTTCGTGAACGTACCCACGGCTCTCGAGACGAAGGCAAAACTATTTGGGACGAGAACTATGAGACTCAAGCCCGTCAACTAGGTTATATGGATGGTGCTTTAGGCCCTGTTTATGGCAAGCAATGGCGTGATTTTGGCGGTATTGATCAGTTAAAATTAATCATTAACCGTATTAAACAGATGCCTACTGACCGACGGCAGATTGTTTCTGCATGGAACCCGGCTGAAATCGATAAGATGGCACTTCCGCCATGCCACTGTTTTTATCAATTCAACGTTCGTAATGGGTACCTCGACCTACAGTGGTATCAACGTTCTGTTGATGTGTTCTTAGGTTTGCCATTTAATATTGCGTCGTACGCCGCTCTTGTGCATATTGTCGCTAAGATGTGTAATCTTATTCCAGGCGACCTCGTGTTCTCAGGCGGCAATACGCACATCTATATGAACCATATGGAACAGTGCGAAGAAGTTCTGAGACGTGAACCTAAAGAACTTTGTAACTTAGAAATTACCTGGCCTAGTAATTTTGAAAACTGGCCGACAGAGACTCAATTGGATTGGGTCACTACATCTATGTCTCATAAAGACTTCAAACTTCATGGGTACAAAAGTCACCCAGCTATCACAGCTAAGATGGCGGTATGATTAAACGAAAAGACACTAACACCGGTGATAAGCTTCACCAGGTTAAAATAGAATTAGTTACCGATAACCACTGGGAGAAAATCCAAGCAGTGGTTTATCCTAACTATTGTAACAGGATTCGTCTTAAGATGAATACTCCTGGGCTTGGTTTTGAAATTGATAAAGACCATGCTCGTTCTTTAATCGAAGTTCTAGAAGCTGCATTAAGGGCCTGCGAATGAATATCCGGTTTGTACGCAATAGACACCAATCTAAATCTATATTAGGAGAAATGTTTGATACGTCTCCTATTGAGCTACCTGAGATTAACGATACCGTAGTTTTTGATAAAATAGAACAAAGAGTCCTGTCTATTACTAAATCATACGAATGGTCTATAGGTAAAGCACAATTAATCTGTTGGTTTGAAGTTGATATTACGTGAAGATCTGTCGTGTAGTGAATAAATACCACTCCGACTTCGATGTAAACATTCATCGAGGTACTATGTGGGGAAATGATGTAGGTAAGAATGCTGGCAGTCGTGAGGCTGCCATTCTTGCATTTAAGAAAGAGTTTTATAATAAACTCAGAACCGGAGTAATCAAAAAGGAACACCTTGAGACTTTACGTGGAATGCGTCTAGGATGCACATGTAAACCTAAGCCATGTCATGGTGATATAATTGCTCAGGTGGTTAACAAATTATTCAAAGACGAATTCACTATAGAGGATTTATGAACGTAGTAAAATCCAGCGGCTGCAGCCAAGTTTTCACTCCAAATAAAATCATTCAGGTCCTTACTTGGGCTACAGCTAATACCTCAGTAGATCCGTACGAATTGTACGATCGCATTAAGCCTTATATTGTTGACAACATGAGTACTCGCGATATCCAAATCGCTTGTGTTAAAGTTGCTGCGAACAGTATCTCTATTAATGAACCGGACTATCAATATGTTGCTTCTAATTTGGCTATGTTTGCGCTCCGCAAAGATGTATATGGCCAGTTCGAGCCTCCGGCGTTCATCGATCATATCACTCGTGTTGTTAACGAAGGTCTATATGACCCGGAAATCTTGTCTAAGTACTCAGCAGAAGAGATCGGTTATCTTGACACCATTATCGACCATGGTCGAGATTTCGAACTGACTTATGCAGGGACTATGCAGCTTAAAGAGAAATATCTCGTTAAGAACCGTAGTACAGGTGTAATCTATGAAACCCCGCAGTTTGCCTTTATGCTGATTGGTATGTGTCTGCACCAAGATGAACCTACAGATCGTTTGCTGCACGTTGTTCGTTTCTACCATGCAGTAAGTAAGCGTCAGATTTCTTTGCCAACTCCGATTATGGCCGGCGTTCGTACTCCGACACGGCAGTTTAGTTCTTGCGTGGTTATTGAAGCAGGCGATTCTTTAGATAGCATTAATGAAGCCGCGAACTCAATCATCAAGTATATTTCTAAACGCGCCGGTATTGGCATCAATGGCGGTATGATTCGTGCTGAAGGTTCTAAGATCGGAGCAGGCGAAGTAAAACACACTGGTGTTATTCCGTTCTGGAAACACTTCCAGACTGCAGTGAAATCCTGTTCTCAGGGTGGCGTTCGTGGTGGCGCAGCAACAATGTATTATCCGATGTGGCACTTAGAAGTTGAAAACCTACTTGTTCTGAAGAATAATAAAGGTATCGATGAGAACCGCATTCGTCATATGGACTACGGCCTTCAGATCGGTGATCTGATGATTGAACGCCTTCTGAATGATGATTATATTACTTTGTTCAGCCCAGATGTTGCAAATGGCGAATTGTACACTTCTTATTTCGGCGACCCAGAAAAATTCAAACAGGTATATGAGTCTCTAGAAAAGAACCCAACAATTCGTAAGAAACGCATCAAGGCTCTTGAACTGTGGGAACTGTTCTTTACCGAACGTGCAGGTACAGCAAGAATTTATCCGTTCTTTAACGATAACGTTAATAAACACGGTCCATTTATTCCTGAGATTGCTCCTGTTAAGCAGAGCAACCTTTGTTGTGAAATTGCATTGCCTACTAAGGACGTTGGTGGCGATGACCCAGAGATCGCCTTATGTACCCTGGCCGCGTATGTATTAGATAACTTTGACTACCAGGACCAGGACGAAGTTAATACTCTGGCTGAAATCATGGTTCGTGCACTTGACAATCTTTTAGATTACCAGAACTATCCGGTTCAGCAGGCCTTGAAAGCTAAAAAGCGCCGTGCATTAGGTGTTGGCGTAACTAACTATGCTGGGTTCCTTGCTTCTAACTTTGCTACTTATGATGATGCGAACGATTTAACTCATGAGCTATTTGAACGTCTTCAGTTCGGACTTATTACAGCATCAGTTAAGCTGGCCAAAGAAAAAGGTCGCTGTGATTATTTCGAAGAAACTCGCTGGTCCCGTGGTGAACTGCCAATTGACTGGTACAACAAACGCGTTGACTCTGTTGCAGCCCCGAACTATGTTTGTGACTGGGCGTCGTTGCGGGAAGACCTGGTTAAGTACGGCATCCGTAACAGTACCCTTTCTGCACTTATGCCATGCGAATCATCCAGCCAGGTATCTAACTCTACCAACGGTATTGAACCACCGCGTGGTCCAGTAAGTGTTAAAGAATCTAAAGAAGGTTCCTTTAATCAGGTCGTGCCTAATATTGAACACAACATGGACTTGTATGATTATCTATGGCGTATGACCAAACGCGGCATGAAAGGGTACTTGACCCAAGCTGCTATTATGCAGAAATTTACATGTCAGAGTATTTCCACAAACTTTAGCTATGACCCGGCTGTATTCCCTAAAGGCAAGGTTCCGATGTCTGTTATGCTTAAAGATATGCTTTACTTCTGGTCTTTAGGTGGTAAGACTGCTTATTATCATAATACCCGAGATGGCTCTGGTACAGATGATTATGAAATTGAACAGCCTTCAGCAGAAGAATGTTCGTCCTGTAAACTTTAATGTAATATGGGGACTTCGGTCCCCATTTAAGGAAATAAATGAAAACGTTTAAAGAGTTTGTTACAGAATCTGCCCAAATCCCAGGGTATGTAGTTGCAGGACAAGGTGTACAACTTAGCTATAACTTTGATTCTAAAAACAAATCTGAGGTTGATAAATTCATCGCTAAGATCGTTACTGAAATGGGTAAAAAGGTAGCTGTTGGTAAGAAAGGTCGTGGTATCAATGTTGTAGAAGTTGGTGAACAATACGATAAGAAAGGCAAGAGCCTAGATACTGGCATCTATTGGGCTTTCAAAATTACCGGACATGATGAAGACGGTACACTTACTGCACTGGTCAAAACCTCCGGCGTATCTCGGGCCGAGAAAAAATTTGATGTTGGTACCAAGTATTCTGTAAAAGACGGTAAGGTGCTATAATCTAATTAAGTTACAATCAGGCTCATGGAAGAGCCAATTGAGGAAATATAATGAGTACAGTTTTTAATACCAAACAAGTAGATATCATGACCGAACCTATGTTCCTTGGTTCAGGACTAGGCATTGCACGTTATGACCAACAACGCCATAAAGTTTTTGAAGACCTTATTGAAAAGCAGCTGTCATTCTTTTGGCGTCCAGAAGAAGTCAACTTAATGATGGACCGTGGACAATTTGAAAAGCTGCCAGAGCACCAACAGAACCTGTTCACAGATAACCTGAAGTATCAAAGTCTTCTCGATTCGATTCAAGGCCGTGCGCCTTCAGCAGTATTTGTCCCGTTGATTTCTGATCCGAGCCTTGATACTTGGTTCCAGACCTGGACGTTCAGTGAAACAATTCACTCTCGTTCTTATACGCATATTATGCGTAACCTGTTCACTGATCCGGCTAAAATCTTTGACGAAATCGTTCTTGATGAAGCCATCATGAAACGTGCTGAATCAATCGGTGTTTACTATGATGCGGTTACTGAAGCCCATCGTCGGTACCAGAATGCCCAAGAACGTTGCTTTAATCCAGATAATATTGAGATTAAACAAGCCAAGCATGACCTGATGAAGGCAATGTACCTTTGCATGCATGTAGTGAACGCCCTTGAAGCTATTCGCTTCTATGTTTCTTTTGCTTGTACTTTCAACTTCCATAAGAACATGGAAATCATGGAAGGCAACGCTAAGATTATGAAGTTCATCGCTCGTGATGAACAGCTTCACCTGAAAGGAACCCAGTACCAGATTCGTCAATGGCAACTTGGTACTGATGGCGATGAATGGGTCCAAGTAGCAAAAGAATGCGAAGAAGAAGCTGTTCGTATCTTTATGGAAGTTAATAAGCAGGAAAAAGACTGGGCCATCCATCTTTTCCGAGCTGGTGGTCTTCCAGGACTTAATGTTGAAATCTTACATAAGTTCATTGATTACCTTACTGTTTCTCGTATGAAGGCTGTCGGTCTGCCTTGCTCTATCGTTCTTGAAAGTACTCACCATCCTATTCCGTGGATTCGCGAATACTTAAATAGTGATACAGTACAAGCTGCCCCGCAAGAAGTAGAAATTTCTTCTTATCTTGTAGCCCAAATCGATAATGATGTGGATTCTGACGTACTGGCCGGAATTCGCAAATCTTTATAAGGATAGGGGCTTCGGCCCCTTTGTTATATGAAAGCAATCGCAGATGAATTTAGCTTCATTAAGTACGTTAGTCTAGAACTTGACGAATCGGACTGTACTATAAAGCAATTGGAGATACCAAACAAATTTAATGTAGTATACGCGATATCGGTTGATGACGAGCTAGTCTACATCGGTAAGACTAAGAATCTTCGCAAACGTATTAACTACTACCGGACATCAATCAACAGACAAGACCAGAATTCAGATTCAGTCAAATCTGCTAAAATTTTAGATGCATTAATGTCTGGTAAGAAGGTTGAGTTCTATGCACGGCAATGTTTCAACCTACTCATTAACAATGAACTTGGTGAGATGTCGATTTCGACTATGGACCTTGAAGAACCTATGCTTATCAAGAAGTTCAATCCACCATGGAACACCCAACACAGGATAAAGAAATGATCGAATTATACGACAATCTCATGGCAGTCTGCAATAAGACTGAAGCTTCCAAGTTCTTTTATAAAGACGTTACAGGACGGTACGGGACCAAGTTCCGTATCTTCAGCTATCACTATGCCTCGTACAGTGATTGGCTCTTAGACGGCGCTCTGGAAGCCCGTGGCATTATGTTTGAGATGGACGACAATGGCCCCGTGCGAATTGCCTCGCGCCCTATGGAAAAGTTCTTTAACTTGAACGAAAATCCATTGACAATGAACTTAGACCTTTCAAAAATCCAATACGTTATGGATAAGGCCGACGGTTCTTTGATTTCGACTTATTGCGAAGGCGATAAAGTTCTTGTGAAATCTAAAACGTCTACTATTTCTGAGCAAGCTTTTGCTACAGAACGTCTGCTGTACCAAGATAAGTACCTTCCTCTATATCTTAAAATGGAAGAGTTGGCGCCTAAAGGCTATACCTTTAATTTAGAATACGCAGCCCCAAGCAACCGTATTGTTCTGTACTATGATGAACCTACTATTTTCCTGCTGAATGTGCGTCATAACGATACCGGCGAGTATGTTCCATATGAGGACCTTTATGCTGATGCTGTTCTGCGCCAGTATCTGATTCCTTCTCATGTTGTCGATGACGGTGAAGCCTGGGTCAAAGAAACCCGCAAAGCTGAAGGCATTGAAGGCTATATTGCTGTTCTTGAAAGCGGCCAACGATTCAAGCTCAAAACTGATTGGTACTGCTTGCTCCATCATACCAAGGACTCGATTACTTCTAATGAACGTCTGTATGAAGCAATCGTAGGTGGTGCTGCTGACGATCTTCGTGCTATGTTTGATGGTGATACTTATGCTGTCTCTAAAATTGCAGCATTTGAAAGCGAGTATATCCAGTATTTGTCTAATGCTCTGCTAGTAATCCAAGGTTACTACAACGCTATGCGCGGACGAGACCGTAAAGACTACGCTATCAAAGGCCAGGAAACAGCTACCAAAGTTGGTACGCCAGAGCTGTTCAATCTTATGATGCAGATGTACGCGGGCACTATGACCTCTGAAGCTATGGTTAAAGGTATTGAAAAGGCGTTTCTGAAAGTCTGGTCTAAATACGTGCCGGCTCTTTACAGTAAAGAAATCCAAATGATCGAAGAGTAGTTTACAGCCTCGTTTGTTCATGATATGATACCCATACACAAACAAACGAGGAACCAAAATGAACCTACAAAACATTTCTAATGATGACGTTGTTGCTCACTTTGAAGGTACTTCTCATGACGGAATCTACGTCTATAAAGGTCAAAAGAAGCTCGGATTCATCTCAGATCTGCGCGTTACCATGGGTCGAAAACTGGCTGCGAAGTTTAAGCAAAAACAGTATTCAACCAAGCAAGTCGAAGAGCGCCGTGAAGCAATGCCGGCAGCTGTAGAAGAAATGCGTTCATTTCTTGAAAATCAGATGACTAAGTATGGCGCTGAAGTGAAAATCAATATCACGCAGCCTAATGTTCATCTGAATGGTCATAAATGCTACATTATTTGTGACCCTCTTTCTGACAAGTTTAATCGCTTAGGTATTAAGCATTTGTATAAAACTGGTGAAGATATGGCCTTTGAACTCGACGGCTATAAAACTCAGTTAGACAAAGCTCCTAAGCATATTCTCGTCAACAACTTGTCTCGTGATGAGATTGTTGAGGTAATCAAAAAGTTATGTCTAAACTAAATATTTACATTATAGTCGGTTTACTCATTGCCGGTCTATTTGGTACTACAAAGTATCTAAGTTATCGTGTAGATACTCTAAAGGAACAAGTGGCCCAGATAGACGGCGTAGCAAAAGCTCAGCAGCTGCAGATTGATCTTATTGCTACACAGTTGCAAGGTATCCAAGCTCTTACAGAAAAGAACAAGGCCGCTATCGATTCTCGTAATGCAAAAGATAAAACCTTGACTGCTAATAAAAAGCGTGAAGCTGAATTAGTAGACCCTAAAGCAGTAAAAGAAATAGTAAACGATCCATTTAATGAGTTCGCTAGAGAGCTCCAGGAAGCGACCAGATGAAAAGAATGATATCGGCTGTATGTTTATCTCTTGCTCTGGTAGGATGTTCTCAGGCGCTTCCTGAAGTGAAACCTGCGCCAAGAGTAGATGCTACTTGGCCCGACCCGATTAAAGAATATCAGGCTGAATGGCAAGTGCATGAAATCGACGGACAGAAATGGGTCGGCATGCCGTTCACCGAGTTCCAGGATTTCCGTATCTGGACTAATGACATTCTTCGGTATGTACAGCAGTCTAATAACGTGATATGTTATTATCGTGCTCCGTTAAAAGAGCCGAAATGTCAGTGAGGCTTAGGCCTCACTAGGATGATAAAATTTTTGAGGAATTTATTATGACTCTTCGTTCTAACTCTTTTGTTGCAGAACCATCCTATCTGTCTAACGTAAAAGTCACTTCTCTTCGCAAAATCATGATGATTGGTTCTTGCGCTCTTACACCCCTTGAAAAGAAAGCAACCTTCAGTTACGAATGGAAAAATATCGACGGCATTGATTATGTCACTAAAGTGATGTATTATGCCCCAGGTCAAGATTACGTGTCTCGTGTATATGATCTGAATCCGCAGACATACATTCGCTTATCCAAGTGGTATGCTATGATGCATCCAGTGTTTGACTACCCTCAGTTCTATGAAGATGCCGTAGAACGCAAACGTGTCCAGGATGTAGTTAAATGCTTTGAAGAAGCCGCTATTCAGCACGGTCAGCGTAAAGCAGCGGTGGCGAATGGCTTTATTTCTGATGTAGAATCTTATCTTCGTGGATCCGGTAAAATTTTGAAAGAAGCCCGCGAAGCTCTGTATGAGGAACTCTTTTAATGACTAAAGAACAACTTGAAGAACTGCTCGGTCTTATTTCCGAAGTTGAAATGAAATGTCTGATCTATGGACGCGCCTGTGAACGTCATGATTTGAATGATGAATATTCACGGTTTCCGGCTTTAAAGAAATACCGAGAAGATAAGCACCAAGCCTGGGGTGAAGCTTCTACTAAATTGAATAACTTTTTAAACGGGCTGCTAAAATGACAGAGAATATGCGCCAGTTCTTACTTGCTCTTAACAAGTATGATAAATTATGGCTTACGCTGTGTGACCTGGTAGAGAAAGGCTGTTCTCAAGAATGTGAGAAGAGACATTTATCTCTTATTGATGCACAAAAGACTGTTATTAAAAATATGTTTAGAGAATTAGAACAATGAAAACTATTATTTTGACTATCGGCTGTCCAGGTTCAGGTAAAAGCACTTGGGCTCGCCAGTACATTGAGAAGAACCCAGGTTATTTCAATATTAACCGTGATGACTACCGTGCATCCATTATGGCTCTTGAAGCCCGTAATGAATACAAGTACTCAAAGAAGCGCGAAGGCATTGTAACTTCGATGCAGCTGGAAACCGCCCGTACTATCTTGTACGGTAGCGATTCTGTTAAAGGCGTGATCATCTCTGATACGAACTTGAATCCTGCTACGCGTCAACGCTGGGTTGAATTTGCCGCCGAATATAACTGGACTATTAAGTACCAGGTGTTCGATGTACCGTGGCTCGAACTGCTGAAGCGTAACCAGTATCGCGGCGACCGGGCGGTTCCTATTGATGTTCTGCGTCAGATGTTCTGGAAATTCTGTGAATATCAGAAGAAGCCTGTTTACAATGGTACGCCTGGTAAGCCAAAGGCTGTAATTTTTGACGTTGACGGAACACTGGCTAAAATGGTAGGTCGTTCTCCTTATGACCTGGACAAATGCGACACTGATATTATCAACCCAATGGTTGTAGAACTGTCTCAGATGTACGCTAAACAAGGCTACCATATTATCGTTGTAAGTGGACGTGAATCTGGTACTATTGAAGATCCCATGAAGTATTACTATATGACTCGTAGTTGGGTTGAAGACATGGGTATTCCTGTAGTAATGCACTGCCAGCGCGAACAAGGCGATTCAAGAAGTGATATGGTTGTTAAAGAAGAAATCTTCTGGAACAAAATCGCTCCTCATTTCGATGTGAAGCTGGCTGTTGATGACCGCAACCAAGTTGTTGAGATGTGGCGACGTATCGGTGTTGAATGCTGGCAAGTTAACTTTGGTGACTTCTAATGAAAGCAAGTGATGCAGTAAGGCTCTCTGTGGCCTTTACCGAACGAAATACTCTTATCCCTAACGATGTTTTTGAGCATATTGCGCGTCGAGCTATTAACGGGGCCTTCTCGGCTAGTTTCTGCCCTTTTGCCGATTTTGGTATCATAAGTCGTCGTTCAGAATACGAAGACCAGCACTATAAAATGGCTGACATCATTCGCCAGTTTGAAGAACTCGGGTACGAAGTAGAGGTTTTCTATCAAGGCGGTAATCGCTACGGTCCTATCGATTCAATCCGAGTTAAGTGGTAGTTTACAACGGCTGGAAGTCATGATATGATGTACTTCCGGTCTACTTGAGGAAAATACTATGTACGATAAACATCATGAAGTTGAAGAAGAAGCTTACAAAATGCTTCGGAAATGTGTTGGAATGAACATGAGCCCTACTTTGATTAATGAACTGGCGCGTATTCGTACCGACCTGAACACCCGTTACAAAGATGAGTATCATGTTGAATTTTTACCTCTTTCTAACGTTAATACGCATTTCGTCGTTAATGTTAAAGTACACACTGTTCATTAAGGAAAAGCTATGTTCCCGAAATATTCTGAAGTAGTTAAAGTTGTTGCGTTGCAGGTTGTTGGTAATTACTGCGCTGACAATCTTGATAATTCCTTGAAAGCTAAAATGCATGCGGATTTCACAAGTGCTATTAATACGCTTATTCCAAATCATGGTAAAGTATCTCTCGAAGTAAATAGCATTGGCATTCAGGCAGTTGTCGAAATTGTCTTTGAAGGCGGTGGTGGATTCGCTGTTGAAGTAACAGGCATTTTCAGTACCCAAGAGGTTAATGTTTATGTACAGTAATAAAACATTTACTCTTGAAGAGTTTGCTGTAGTTGTTCCTCAGTTTGCTCAAGCTTTGATTAATAAAGTATCTGAATCCAGTCCAGATGCAAAGCTGAGCGTAAGACAAGAAACGCCTGTGTCGTATTTGATTACTATTGAAGCCCGAAAGAAAGAGTATTATCTGCTTGAGCTTCTGACTAATGGGCACGTTCAATCTACCTCAGTGTATCCGTTCTAAGGGCTTCGGCCCTTATTGGAGAATAATGTAAATAAGGAACAATATGAGACCTTTAGTCGAAAGAATGATAAGCCCGGCCGAACTTGAGTTTCGTTGTCAGATTTCGCCAGAGCTGCAAAATCAAGTCAGTTTACATCGCCAAGAAATCGATAAGATTATGTCTGGTAATGATAAACGTCGGCTGGTTGTAGTAGGACCTTGTTCAATCCATGATGTAGTTGCTGCCGTTGATTACGGTGAGCGCCTGGCTGAACTCCAAAAAGAGCTTCCTAATCTTCTGCTTTGTATGCGCGTTTACTTTGAAAAACCACGTACAACGGTCGGTTGGAAAGGTCTTATCAATGACCCGTTCTTAGATGGTTCATTTGAAATTAACCACGGACTAGGTATTGCTCGCACGTTATGTCGCAAGCTTTTGCGAATTGGACTGCCACTCGCAACAGAAGTTCTTGATCCGTTCACTATCAAATATCTGTCTGGTATTTTCTCTTGGGTTGCAATCGGTGCTCGCACTACTGAATCACAGACTCATCGCGAAATCGCCTCAGGCCTGCCAATGACTGTCGGTTTTAAGAACGGAACAAATGGCTCTATTAAGGTTGCTACTGACGCTATGCAATCTGCAGCGTTCCCGCACCATTACATGGGAATGGACCAAAATGGTGTGGTAGGCATTGTCTCAGCGCCAGGTAACAAGAGTACTCATATTGTTCTGCGTGGCGGTTCCGAAGGAACTAACTACGATAAAGAATCAGTCTTTGATGCTATCGCCCAGGCACAGAAGGCAGGCGTTAACCAATACTTGATGGTTGATTGCTCTCATGCTAACGCCCAAGGTTCTTTCTTGAACCAGGTTGCAGTTTGTGCTGAAGCAGCAGAATTGGCTAACGTTCGAGGAATTATGTTAGAATCTAACCTTAAACAAGGTAATCAAAAGATTTCTACAGACCTTGAATATGGTGTATCAATTACTGATGCGTGTATTGACTGGGAAACCACTGAAATGGTTCTCCGTAATCTGAATAACAAAGGCTAAAAATGAAAGCTAGCACTTACTTACAAATCGCGTATCTGATTTCCCAAGAATCAAAGTGTTGCTCTTGGAAAGTAGGTGCGGTTATCGAAAAAGATGGTCGCATCATTTCTACAGGGTATAACGGTTCTCCGGCCGGTGGAACAAACTGCTGCGACCATGCTGCACAGCAAGGTTGGACTAAGTTTGTTCCTAATGCTGGATCCGGCCGAATTTCAGGTAAAGGCGGGCTTGTTGTTCTGGCTAAAGAACATCGCCCGGCCCATAGTGAGTGGTCTTCTAAAAATGAAATCCACGCCGAGTTGAACGCTATTTTGTTCGCCGCTCGTAAAGGTTCTTCAATTGAAGGCTCCACTCTGTATTGCACTGCATCTCCTTGTCCTGAGTGTACCAAAGCTATTTCGCAGTCAGGTATTAAAAAGGTTGTTTATGCAGAGCGCTACGATCGCTCTCCTGATGACTGGGCCGATATTCTAGTTGAAGCTGGAATTGAAGTGATTGAATATAACCGTAAGAATCTTAATTCTCTGAATTGGGAACAGATTCGTAATTTTTGTGGCGAATAATGAATCTTAACGAATTCGACTCTGTCGTAAATATTAATCCGCCCATGCCAGAGCCTGTGGATGCAACTGAAGAATTTGCATTTATGCTCAAAGCTGCCGGTATTAATGTAATTGTTATCGGCGCTCCTTCGTTTTCTGTACAAACTATAAAACGTAACGAGCGTTTCAAAGTTGATATTGCATCTTTCAGAGCTCAAGACCTAGCTCATCTAGTTTCTGAAATCGTGAAATTTAAACCGGATGTGGTTTATCTACGTGAAGTTAAAGACTTCACAGAAATTGACGGTAAACCTGCATTCACCGTTCGCTTTAACTTTATTAAGGTAGAAGTATGAAATTGACTACTGATCAAAAAATTGCTTTACGCGAAGTCCTGAAAGTCAAATTATCCATGGGCGTATCTGCTATCGTTTTCGAAAAAGCAGACGGCACTATCCGTACTATGAAAGGTACTCGTGATAAAGATGTTGTTTCTTCTCTGGTAGGCGCTGAGATTTACGAAAGTTATGTAAACCCTGCTAAGCCTCGTAAAGAATCTACGGATATGGTTCCACTGTTTGATACCGAGTTGAAACAATGGCGTGGCTTTAGCATCGACAAACTGATCTCCGTTAATGGCATGAAAGCAGAACATCTGCTACAGTTCGTTGGCTAATCTGTTGTATGCTTTAAAAATGTTTTGATATTATTATTCTATCCTAACAACAAACGAGATAACTATGTCTGATTTACCAATTCGTGCTCTTGGTGAGTATGTTATTTTAGTGTCTGAGCCTGCTCAGGCTGGCGATCCAGAAGTTTCTGCTGGTGGTATTATCATTGAACAGCGACGAGCTCAAGGTGAAGTTCCTGAACTGTGCGAAATCTATTCTGTTGGTGAAGACGTTCCTAAAGGTTTCGTTGAAGTTGGCGATTTGACACCTACTCCTTTAGGTAATATCAAACACGTAACTCATCCTTTGGTTGCTGCTGGTATAGCTAAAGCTAAAGATATTAAACAGAAATTCGTCACTGTACACTATAAAAATTTGACTTGTGTTTACAAGTGATATAAATAAAAATATGAAGAGATGACTCTTCTATGTGGTGGAGATGCGTTAAGCCAAATGGGTCTTAAGGCTCCACCTTTTATTCACCTCACTTGAGGTTCTATAATGAAAGATACTATCAAATTTGTACTTGACATCCAGCGTCAATCCTGGAATAACGGCCATGACAACTATGGCGCATCCATCGACGTCGAAGCAGCAATGCTTGATCTGCTTGGTTACTTCAAACATCTAAATCCGGCCCAGAAAGCTCTTGAAGCTGAACTGGCGGCTAAAGATGAACTGAAATATGCTAAGCCGCTGTGTGCTAAGGCTCATAAAGCTGTTCGCCACTTTGTGGTAACGCTGAAGTAATTTGTACGCCCACCATGTGTACGCATGGGTAACGTATGATGTGGACGTTGTTGGTTATCCCCACGTAAAACATCCGAAACCATCGGTGATTTGCTACCAAAGTGCAGCTAGAAAATAAACGGCAAGTGCATGCTACCTCGAGGCGATGGCTAATCGGGAGTACGCCTTATGGCCTATACATCCATCGGTGTATATCTTATCCCTGAGAAATCAGACCCGGAACCTTTAAGCTAACGGTGTGCAACAGATAAGAGTTTAAACGTACCCCTTGAGGGCTTGCGGGAGCTACAACCGAAAGAACTGTCGAAAGAAGTTGAACCTCGGAAGAACGTGCTCCCATGTATTTCTCCAAAATGGAAGACTTTATAATGGCTAAACAAGCAAAAGCAAAAACTGCAGTAAAAGAAGTTGTTGGTACCTCTAAACGCGCTGGCTACAAGCGTGCGTCGAACAAGCGTATCAATCAGACGGTTGAGAAAATCATGCGTCGAGCTCGTGCGGTTCTTCGCGATGATGCTTCTCGTTTTGGTAAGCCGAAAGCATAAGTTATGGGACTCCTACGGGAGTCCCTTTTTTGTTTAGAAGCGGTGTTTACAACATCTTTAGGATGTGGTATAGTACTCTTACACCAACAAACTGGAGAATAAAATGAAAATCAATCTGAATGCTACTGTTAAGTGCAAAGACCACGACGGTTATAAAGCTCAGGTAGTTCACGAAGCCCAGTGGGTGCTTACTAAAGAGCAATTCGAACTGGTTTACTGCATGACTCCTGAAGGCCCTTCAGACGATTTCTCATGGAAAATTCGTTTGACTAACTTCTTCACAGGTGAAGAGTACGTTCTGAAAACTATCATTGTCGGTAAAATCGTTTCCGAGACTTACGAAGATGAAGAAGACGGCTACTCAGAAGATGTAACGTACTACAAAAACGGCCGCCAAGTGGCTGATGATCTGATCGAAAAAATGAAAGCTAAAGGTGTTATTGATTTAACTCATTGGACCTTTATCGGTTAATTTTAATGGGGCTACGGCCCCTTAATTGAGGAAATAGAAATGCGTAATTATGAACTAGACGTAGCTTACAAACTTTCTGATGAAGCAGTCAAGCGTTTCTCTGAAAGTGTCCATAAAGGGTTGAATTACTGCCTGGCCCGTGAAATTGGTAATCGTCCTTGGTTTCCAGTTTCTCTTGATTCAAGTGGTTGTGTTCAAGCTATTGAAATGGCCGACACCGGGCGAGTCATTGCCCCCAAAGACCTTAACTGCGCTGATATCAAAGGTCGCGAGCAATCATATGTGATGTTCACTTGTGGTGAGCTTGATGTCGGTACCGTTGAGCGGCACATTGAACGTAAACCGGTCCGGGTAGAAGTTGAGCCACTGTATCTAGTTTTAGAACGTTCTAAAAACTTTGAACGGGCTTCTATTGCTTATCGCGGCAAACAGTGTGCTTTCACTCTTGAAGAAGCAAAACAAATGGTTGCAGAACTCTGTTTGATTGCTCCGGTCGAAACCACATACGAGCTGTACAAATTCCATGGCACTGCAAAGCCTGTTGTTACCACCGTAATCGAAGTTAAATAAGGACCTAAAATGGAACTCTATAAATTCGCGTCAGAAGACGCTCGTCAGAAATTTGAACTCAGCAGCTGGGAAATAGACAATGCACTGGCTCAACTGTTAAAAGGTAAAGTATTCAGCCTCGTCGAAAAGAAACCTAATGGTACTGTCATAGCTATCAAAGTTGAAGGCGAACGCTATAACGCTAAACGCCTTCGTAAAGAATACCCGGGTCTAATGATCGATGATTATGCGGAAGCTCTGTTCACGGGTGACGAAATCGGTACACTGGTTGTCAAGGTTCCTGAACCGGTAGAAAAGTTCTGTGTAATGACTGCTGATGGAAATAGTGGGTTCTTGATTCGTGCTCATGATATGACTCTGGAACGGGCAGAAGAAGTTGCATCTCTCTACGTACGCGATAACGAAGACTCACAGGCAATAGTTATCAAAAAGATTTCATCATTTACTGCAAAGAAAGAAATCATAGTAGATAAAGTTCAATACTAAGTGTTTACATTGGTGTAGGAGTATGGTATAGTACTCTTACACCAACAAATGAGGATAAAATAATGAACTTCACCAACTTCGAACGCAAATATGTTCACGATTTCGATCAATCGCCTATCTGCCTGTGGAAACATAATAACGGTGTTGTAGCTCAGATCGATATGTATTGGGAAGATAATTATGTTTTCATCAGCTTTGAGAACGGTCCTACTCTAGATATTAAACTGGAAGGTTCCATGATTAAAGTCGGTTTCCATGATGATGTGCGTGTTCGCAACTTTGCTACCCACCCATCATGGCACGGTGATAATCGCAAAACATTGGTTAAGCTTTATCTGCGCCATGTTCTCGGTTTAAGAACCACTGAAGAACAGCGTGAAGCAATCTGGGATGTCGTTTCAAACGAATTCACAATTTAATTGAATGGGGCTACGGCCCCATCTTTGAGGAAATCACTATGAGCGTTACTGGTAAAACATTTAAACTGACTGACGAGAAGTTCAAAGAATACCTAGGTCGCTATAGCACTATAGCTGAAGTTTTTGTTGAATGTAATCCTACTAATTTACCATTCAAGGTTCTGGCCTGTGATGAAGGCGGCAATATTCTAGCTATTGAGATCCCAGGTGGTAAAGTCCTTCGTGCTGATGAAGACGAGCTTTCCGAGTACTGGTGTATCTTCTTAGATACTGCGTATAACAGAGATATGCCGGGTTTCCACTTGGTTGAGGCAGATCCTGTGGTGGCTCCTTCTGAAGAAGAAACCGGTTATTATGTTCTTACCGTTAACAAAGACTCCAAAGCTATTTTAGGACCTTTGACTTCTAAAGATGCATACGAGTTCGCTGAACGGCAAGCTCTTAATGCCGTCCCTGAAGTAGTTGTTCAGGTTCTTAAAATCGAAGCTACCGCATCTGTAGAGGTAAAATTCAAATGATCGTATCAAGCTTCTGGAACGAAAACCGTGAAAGCATCGAAACTATCATCAGCGATACCTTCGATGACAAGGTACCTACTGTTGATGCCGTCCGTAAGTATATTGATAAGTATTGTCCTGTAGAGTTTCGTCTTATCAACGGTGTTGACTCTTTGCAGGTCAATTATATTAATGCGCGTCTGGAAAAATTAGTTACAGACTGTCCTGTAGGTTATTCTGACAATAACGGTGATAACGCCGTTATGCCTAAAGAACCTAAATTCAAAACCAAGTTCTGAGGAAAATATCATGCGTGTTTCTGTTCCTAAAGCCCAAGCTCCTCGTCTGGCTCGTTGCCTGTTGAATAACGAAATGATCGAAGTTCTCAGCTGTAAGGTTGAAAGTAACAAAGTAGTTTATCACGTCGATGCCCCAGAGTTCTTTGAGTTCCCTAACTGGGTTACAGTACAATGATTCCGGTATCTAATGGGTTTAATCATGGTGAAATCCAGCTAATTATGGCTGGATTACCTAAGTCAGGGTTCCATCTAAAAATCCTGAAAAAACGGCTCGAACAAGGAGATTACATTGTTATGACCAACTTCGAGTCATCAATAGACCTTGAAAAATTAAAGGACCGCTATGCGCTTTAGAAGACACGATACTGTCTCATTAGGCATCTCTGGTATCCCAGGTGTTGTTATCTATTGTTTAGAAGCAATTCCACAATACCGTATCAAACCATGGTATAATGTGAACTGGGTTGATGGTAATACTTCACTGCACGCTGAAAGCGAGCTTTTTAAAATATCTAAACTAAGAGATTTAACTAATGAAGAAGGTTATTCTTACTGATATCGATGGTGTGGTTATTCAGTGGCAATCAGGCCTGGCTTATTTTGCACACAAATATGGTATCAAAACTGACGTCATTATTGAGATGATTTCAGACGAAAAATTCCGGTGCCCTTCAGATATTTTCCAAACTGATGTTGCTACCGGAAAGCAGCTTATGGAAAAGTACAATAACTCTGATTTTATTCGATATCTGGCCGCATATAAAGATGCTCTGAAGGTTATCAATGATCTCAAGAAAGACTACGAATTTGTAGCTATAACTGCGCTAGGCAACAGTATTGATGCTAAGCTGAATAGACAGTTCAATCTGAATTCTTTGTTCCCTGGCGCATTCCAGGAGATCCTGATGTGCGGCCATTCAGAGTCTAAGGACGCCCTTCTTTCTCAGGCTAAAGAAAAGTATGGATCGCGGATTGTTTGTTATATAGATGATCTGCCTTCTCACTGTGAAGCTGCCCTGAAGGTATTCAAAGGAACAGAGGTTGATGTGTTCTTTATGCCTCGTGGTGAAAGAACTGAGAAAACCGGCGCTTATTTTGTTAAAGACTGGGCTGAAGTTCAGTATATGATTTCTAAGCGTTCTCCAGGTGTTGGGAACCTGGCTACTCTTCATAAAATAGCAGGTACTCCTGGGACCCGTAAAGATCATGAAGATGCCATTTGGGAAATAATCCGTAAAGCCCAAGAAGCTAATAAAAATAAGCCTTGGGCCCAAACACCTTTACGCCCGTTTGTCCCATTTACTCCAGAGCCGTACATCAATTGCAGAGACAAATGGACCATTAAAGGTCCGTCTGCTTTAAGAGCATCCTTCTGAGGTAGCTATGTTCGTAGTTCATACTCTTATAGATGGAAAGAATACTACACGTGACTTCGGTCACGTTAACATGTTCTTCCGTGAAAACCCTCTGTTCAAACAAGCTAAAGATGAAGAAATCTTTAAACAATGTGTTGAGCAAGGGTTCATTTATGTAAGCGAATATCTCTGTAATACATTTAATGGCCGGCGGGCTATGATTACATACCATAAGAAGCTAGATTTGCTTCTGGAAGAAGTAGCTTATAATAAGACCACTTATAACAGAAGGCGAATTAAATGATTTTAGATATCCTTAACGAACTGGCCGCCACAGATTCAACCAACGAAAAGAAAGCGATTATGAATCGTGAAAAGGATAACGAACTTCTGAAGCGTGTATTCAGAATGGCTTATTCTCGTCGATTGAACTATGGTATTAAGAAATGGCCTCAGGCTGGAGAAGTTACTCAAGCAGCCGGAATCTTAACTTTAGAAGATTGCTTGGATTTTGCAGAATTTACATTAGCTCCTAGAAAAGTAAAAGGACACGCTGCTATAGCAGAACTAGCTTCTTATATTGCCGATTCTTCACCTGAAACTGTAGAAGTTTTTAGAAGGGTTCTTATGCGGGACCTTGAGTGCGGCACAGGTACAACGATTGCTAATAAAACCTGGAAAAACATCGTTCCTGAGTACCCACAGATGTTGGCTTCATCTTTCGATGAAGCTAAAATTAAAAAGCATATTAAGTTTCCGGCATACGCTCAATTAAAAGCCGACGGGGCCCGTTGCTTTGCTGAGGTACGAGATGATGGGGTTCTGTTTTTCTCCAGATCTGGCAATAATTATCTAGGTCTAGATAAATTAGCCGAACAGCTAATGGAAATGACTAAAGAAGCCCGTGAGAAACATCCCGGTGGTGTAATGATTGACGGTGAGCTGGTTTATCATACTACAGTCAATTTTAAAGAAAAAGATTCTTTAGGCTTCTTATTTGGCGACGATGTTGAAGAACTAGAAGAAACTAACGTTGATCGTAGCACTTCAAATGGGTTAGCTAACAAATCCTTGAAGGGTACAATTACTCCTGAAGAAGCCGACGGTATGAAATTCCAAGTCTGGGACTATGTACCGTTGGATGTAATTTATTCTGAAGGTAAACTCAAGAGCTTTAAGTATGATGTGCGCTTTCGTGCTCTAGAACTTATGGTCACCGGGTTTAGTCAGATTATTCTGATTGAGAACCACTGGGTCAATAACCTTGAAGAAGCTCGCGCAATTTATCAAAAGTATCGTGACCAAGACCTGGAAGGTATTATTCTTAAGAATATGCACGGTCTATGGGAAGATACTCGCTCTAAGAACCAATTCAAGTTCAAAGCAGTAATTGATATTGCTATGCGAATTTCTGGTTATTATGCGCACTCTAAAGACCTGAATAAGATTGGTGGTGTTAATTTAATTTCAGAATGCGGACGTATTACTTGTGACTGCGGTTCAGGTTTCACAGATACCACACATAAGAAAATTAATGGTGAATGGGTTCTGATTCCTATTGACCAGCGTGGTGAACTTGACCGTGAATCTTTGATGTTAGATGCTATCAATGGTAAGTTAGTTGATAGAATTGCTGACTGTGAATGTAACGGTTGGACTACCTCTAAAGGTCGCAAAGATGGGACTGTTGGACTGTTCTTACCAATTATTAAAGGGTTCCGTTTCGACAAAGAAAAAGCTGATACATTCGAAGAAGTGTTCGGTGATTGGCCATTCTAATTAAGGAGCCTTCGGGCTCCTTTTTGGACATAAATAGTAGTATCTTATAAGGGGAATAATTATGTCTGAACAACTTAATGAAGTTTTCGACTCTGATAGTGATAAGAACTATCCCGTCGTGAACTTGAATTTGAAATCTAAAGTACCACAGATCTGGTCTATTAAAGCACCTGGCAATGAAAACCTGGTAGCTCGTATGGTGTCATATCAGTCTGAAGGTGATGCTATTAAACAAGTTAAAATGGGTGACAAATATGCTCATTTGATTTTGATGTCTCTTAGTGCTAAAGGAACTCCAGCCGAACTTAAAGGCGGCTTAGGTAGCAATCCAATTGGTACAATCAATACTATTTTTGATACGGTCTACGAGCAAGTTAAAAAGCTTCGTATGGATGCAGTGATGTTCAGGTTCCCGACTAAGAAAATGAAAGGTCAAGGTCCTGTTCTCCAGCGTCTGATTGCCCGCCTGTGTATGGCACGTACCGGTGGCAAATTTAAAGTCCTGGATGCGCTCTATAACTTTACCGGCAAGCACACATATATTCTTATCTATCGTAAGAGCAAACAATTAGAGGATATCTCTGGGATTCCTGATATCAACACTGAGTTATATACTAAAGTTGAGTCGGCAGTTGGTGATGTTTGGGTATCTAAGAAAGATGGTTTCCAAGTTACTAAAGACGAAGCTATTGCTGGGTCTATTGCAGATGTAGAAAAAACTCGTACTGATATTGCAGTGGTTCGTCGTACTAAGATTTCTCGTCGTCAGGTCGCAGCTAGTCAATCAATGGAAACAGAACGCTTTGAAGGTGAATTGTTCCAGAAATATGAAGACAGTGCTGCAGAGTTTAGTCGTCCTGCTACAGCCGAACTAATTCCAGAATCTACTGAACTTGAATTAGCGGTTACTTCTAAAGCTAAGAAAAATCAAGCTGCTTCTATTTCTGCTGCAGGTATTGGTAATCGTCTGTATGAACGAAAAATTCTAACAATTGATCAAGCAGAAAAATTAGAAGAACAATTAAAAGAATCTATTATACGTAAGATGGGCGATGCTCCGCTTACTTCAGTCAAAAGTATGGAAGCTTATGTTGCTACAGCTATTGACCTAGTAGACGAATTAAAACCTAAGTACGTGGCCAGTATTAGTAAAAATATCAGTGATTACAACGACCCAGAAGTTAAAGCTGAATTAATAGAGAACCAATGGAAAGTCTTTAAATCTAAATTTATCAAAGATTCTCTTAAGGGCTGGGCTGGTATTACTGCCTCAGATTTATGGGCTATTACCCAAAATAGAACGCCTAAGCAATATACTAGAGCTGAAGTTCGTGGCATTCGGGAATACGTGGGCTCTGGTTATTCTGATATTAACGATATGCTTTTAGGTCGTTATTCTAGCGATAGAATAAACATCCTAGATGAAACCGAAGTAAAAACTGCTATTGATAATTTGGATTCTGCATTTAAACGTGGTGACAGAATTCCAGAGAACATTACTTTATGGCGTTCACAAAGCATCAGAGCTCCTATCTTTGAAGCCTTAGTTAAAAATAAAGTTTTCTATTTCCGCAACTTCGTTTCGACTTCATTGTATCCGATTATTTTTGGCGGTTGGAAAGGAAATGCTGCTATTGGTCTGGCTCCAGAAGAAACTCGCCAAGAGTTGAATATCCCAGGCACTTCAGATGAAAACGTCGTTATTCCTGACAATAACGATAATCTAATTGATGTTAAGGTAACTGTTGGCTGGGCTATAGATGGTGCTCATAAAATTAACGTCGTTTATCCAGGTGATTTAAGTCATCAATCCCAAGAGATGGAAGTCATTCTACCTCGTGGTACTATGGTTCAGATTAACAAGGTCACGAATGCTTCTTATAATGACGGTATTGACTATAGCAACCAGAAGTTCATCCAAGCTGAAATCATGACTTCTGACCAGATTGAAGAATCTATGGTTGTTTATGATGGCGATGTTCTGGTAGAATCTGGCGAACTAGTCCCTATGGGTGCGGGCACTATCGTTACTGTAGATGGCGAGGATACAGATATCAGTGCTTCTACGTTCTTGACTACTAAACGGAATATCCTTAGCATCTTGGCTTCCTGTATAGATATCGAAGATACTCCAGAGAAATTTGTACAAGGCTAGTTTACAACACCACAAGGACGTGGTATAGTCTTTATTACACAAACAAATGAGGAAATCAAAATGCATTCATTCATCCGTTTTAATGGTATCGAAGCTTCTATCGATGACGTTATCCCTGCTTCAGAGCAGTTCAATGAAGTTGTAGTAAAAGAGTTGCAGAAAGTCTATGGCGATAAACTCTTTGCTTTCGCCCCGATGCAGAACTTTACCAACCCAGACCAAACAGATACTATCTTTGCTGGTATTATATCTGGCCAGCTTGAATCTGAAGCTCCGGTACAAATTCAGGTTGCTGATGAAACTGGCTTAATCGCCACTTCTACCGCGTTTTTTGGTTTCCGTAAATAAACCACTAAGGGAGCCTCACGGCTCCCTTTTTTAGGTTAAAATCTTACTAAGTCCATTCCCAACGCCTGCAACACGGCTTAATCTACTTGAAATACTACCTAATCCTTGAGCACTTAGATTTGGGTTAATAGTATCAATCTTTTGAACAGTCTTATCTTCTAACCAATCCATCGCAGCTTGTTTACCGACGGCACCGATCTGTGCAACTCTGTAAGCGAAGGTGACTTCGAATGTAGCTATCTGATTATTATCTTCATAGCTAAATTGGGGTGCACTGACGCCCACAGGGATGCATCCTGTGTACATACACACTGTATGCGGTAGTCCATTTCGGGCATGTAGGTTTACTTGAATATCAGCTTCAACATCAGAAGGCAGGGCTCTTAATCCTGTTACAGGGTCTTCAACGGCGTTTACCCAATCTTGCATAGCGCGGAAATTACTAGCTTCTGAATCCATACGGAATGTTATAACTAACGGAGCATATTCTCGCCCGGTGATTTTGATGTTAGGACTGTTATGGAAGGTGTCCATTTCATGAGCTAATCTATTTTCAGGAATCTGAACCGAATGGATCAATAATCCTGTAGTAGGGAAAGCCATATTAAAGAAGTCAAGCAGATAAGTCCCTACAGTGAATTCCCCTAACAGAGATTGAACAGTACGTTGGGTCATTGCTCCTATCAAAAATGTACTTACGCCTGATTTTCTGATCAAACGCTGGGTCCCAGCAGTAATAAGAGACGTAACGCCACGTGTAAATTCACCTTGGGTTAATCCGAGCCAGTTATCATTAAGACCCACGTTATTATAAAGTTCCCCACCAAATTCATTTAGTAGGGTCTGAGTTTTACTCGATGGCGCTGTGGCAAAAACAACAGAGAACATATTAGTTCTCTGGAAATCGCTATTAGCCGCCTGTGTCACGAATTCATCTAAAGTATACATTATGATTGGAATCCTTTAGAATATAGAGAACTACGGTTCAAAGTCAAGATTTCTCTCATGGTTAATTCAAGGGTAAAAGTGCTAGGCAAGTTAGGAGCAATAGCCAGACCATTGAAATGACCGTTAGGAGTTTTGTCAAACCTAAGACTTTGGATTTGGCAAGGACCAAATATATCTTCTCTTCCGTCATAAGAACTAGTGTATCCGAAGTTACGAACCGTCCAAATAGTTGGGTTGCTTACAACAATTACATTAGTAAGGAAAGAAGTAATAGACTCAAACATTGTCCCGCTTTTAGAGGACCCTTCTGGGGTGGCATACTCTAAAGTGCTTTTATACCATTCATCTATTTGTTCTTTAACTTCTTTAGCAAAGTCTGATGTTCCTGTGGCACCATAAGAATAATAGTTAAAGATCTCATAGATTTTAACAATTTGAATAAGATCTTGAGGAGTTCTTGGCGTAAGATCCCAAGTAAAAACCTTAGTTCTATTTTCTGCGCCGGCATACATACTGCGGGCAGTATTATAGATTTGTTCCCCTTTATCTGCCATCACTCCTTGGGTGAGAGATTCCAACCCGCCAAATACTGCGGTAGAAGCCACATTACTTAAAACGCCGGTAGCAGAGCCGCCGCCTCGTGTGATCAGGGATTCGCCTACGTCATTAAATTTGTGAGACACAGAATCTACATCGGACTTAGACTTAGGCAACAGGATGTTAGCTACAGGGGCTTTAGAAAGTCTCTGGGAGCCGGTGTTAGTTTTTTCCGGAGCATCAAAAACAGATGATTTACTAACAGCACTTCGGAAATCTCGTAGATCTGGAGAAACCCTAGATTTAAAGTCGTATGCAGTAAACAAAAGACCGTTCTGATACAAATCATGAACTCTCATATCTTGACTTGAATCGTTCCCGGCAGAACGTTCTGCCGGGTATTGAGCTGTCACAGTACTGGCAGCATTTTTTAAAGTGTGGTTAGACGTACCTTGAGAAATCTTAGAACCGGATTTCTTAATATTCTCTAGCCCATCTTTTAATTCTTCGAAAAACATAAAGAATCCTTAATTAGATTTTGTAAATCCACCCATACCAGGAGCTGGAGAACTAGTAACCGGCTGCATAGGCATAACAGTAGTATTGTTTTTGTTAATAGATGTATTAACATTCATAGGAGCTTGAGAAGCCAGTTTATCGCCAACTTTATGCTGAGCTTCGATTTTCTCAATAACTTTAACTTGCTGAGATTCTTGCTTATCTTCTGCCGGCTCTGGGCTAACAGTCGGGAACCTCTTTTTATTCCACTCGTCTTGCATAAAGCGGTACTGAGGTTCTAGTTCCTTAGCTAGACTAGGATTATTCTTCTGGAACTCTTCGAAGTTCTTAGAAGCCTTACTAACAGCATTAGCAGCAGACTCCATACGCTCGGTATTATCAGCCCGCGTATTCTGAGCATATTCAGAAGTTCGTTTTAATTCAGCCTGCATTTTGCCTTGGGCTTTATACATTTCTAAACGCTGCTCGCGGGTTTTACCTTCAAAAGCAGGGTCTTTAGTATCAGAATCAGCTAATTTCATACGTTTTTCGTATTCAGCATCATCAATCTTACCAAGTAAATATCTATCGCCCCAAGCAGTAATTTTACGTTCAGTTGGAGAATCTTGCTCTTCTTTCAAGCGCTGATTATCTTTATATTTAGCCACATAATCTTGGTCTTCTTCAGAAAGCTCGGCACCGGTACGATACTGGAAACGATCTGCAGCAGAACCGCGAATATTATCAGCGGCATCGCCCATACCAGGAACTTTACTAAGAACAGCAGCAACCAATTTAGAAAGACCAAACATAATTGTTTCGCCTAAAGTATCTAAAACATTAACCAGGCCTTTAACAATAGCTTCAGCTAATCCAGTCCAAGAGCCTTCATTAAAGGTATCTTGAATACTTTGGGCCATTTCACTAATCGATGTTAATATAGGAGCCCAGGTTCCAGCTAATTTAGTGAACTCTTCAAAATTTGATTTGAATAATTCGGTCCAGTATTTGAAATGGATTTTGATAATATCAATAGCCATAATCAAAGCTAATACCATAGCAGCTGTTTTAGCCATATTAGCAACAGCGGTCACGGTATAACTAAAGAGCATACCAGAAATTCTGTCAGTTAGTGAAATTGATTTCTTAAACCCCGTTTTAGTAGTATCTAAAAGAGCTTTAAGAAGGTCCGTGTCGGTCTTCTTGTTCTTTTCATCATCGTCTTTATTTTCTGGGATTACTCTAGGTTCATCCTGCGGTAATACATCAGAATCCGGACGTCTATTTTCATGCGGTGGAATAAGGTCTTGAAGAAGATCGTCTAATGGCGGAATCTCTGGAACTGGGTCTGGGATAGAATCCTGCACTACCTCAACAGATGGAACATTTGCTGTTTGTGGCGTGGCTTGTTCTACTTTTACTCCCAGCTTTTCAGCCAATTTAGTAATTCTGTCACTTATTAAAGAGGCTGTGCTATTAAGAGCACTTAATTCATCCAGCTGGAGTTCAATACCTGCATTAGTATCAGATAAAGAATTTCCTACATTAGCAAGACCGTTCTCTGTTGCTTCGGCCCCCATTTCAACAGCAGCTTGAACTCCTTCAAGAGTTCCATTAATAGTGCCTAGTGAGGTGTTTTGTTCTTCTTGTAGTGCTTCATTGCGTTTTTGTGGTGCTGCGTCGGCGATTACCCGACGCAGAGATTGTGTTTTACCATTTACTTTTCTAGCCATTATTCAAAGAGCCCTATTATATTGCCAATTCCTTTTATAGGCCCATTAGGACCAGGAATAGCTACAGTGTTAACGATACCGTCAACCCATTTAATTACGAATGCTGGAAGCTTCATAAAATCAGGCTTCTCTGTTCTGCCATCGACAGAAGAAAAATACTTGTCAAGAATTGCGTCAGCCGAGCCAAATTTACTGAACCTTTCAGGAGCGTTAAATTTATATTCTTGGCCATTTAAACGATGGGTTAATATACGGCATCCGTACACATCCGATAAACGATAAGTGAATCCATCCTTTTCAACTTCTTCTTTAATCTTACCGTTAAAGGCCAAAAGTTGTAATAGAACAATATCGCTTTGTACAGCATCTAGACCTGGTTTAATAGAATCTAAAAGAATTGCCAGATTTTCATCCGGCATTTTTACTTCTTTCATTAAATTGTGGTGCTTAAGTCCAAGCTTAGGTAATGAAATTTCAATACCATCAATTGTAATTTTCTTAATAGGCAGAATCACGTTTAAGTTCATTTTTTACCTTCGCTATTTGAACTGGTTCAATAGTAGAACCGTTAGTAAACATATAGATGTTGGTGATTGAATGGTTATTACTGACTTCGTGGATAACTTCGTCAACGTAGAAATCAGTACGGAATTGTTCTTTAGGGTCATAGAAGTTTAACTTCATTCCAGGAGTCACTTCAAAGTTACCGTATATTTTAGCCGATGCGTAGCCATCGTACTGAGACATGGTAACAATACGGTTAGCTTCTTCATAACCGTTACGATAAATCATTTCCGAATAACCACCACTTCTATTAATATAGACACTATTAGAACCTTCGCCTACGGTTATTTTTGTGATTTCTTTATCGACAAAACTTTGAGCGTAGAATGTAGCATCCTTAAACGGATTTCGGGTATATGTATTAGCTTTTACAAGCCATTCAAAGTCCCAAGCTAAAGATACCGGCAATTGGTCTACGAATTGTCCAATAGTCTGAGGCGCACCAACAACAAAAGATGCGGCGTTCTGAGCAATCATCGCGTTGTAGTCCATCATGTTTATACCGGTTATATCTTCCCAAGCAAAAACAAATTGGTCACTTTCTACAGACAGCCCTACATCACGGATATATTGCATGAATTCCTTTATATTAGAAGTCCAAGGAATTCTAGGAACATAAGTGTTTATTCCGTTTATTGGTGGTGCCAACTTAGGGTATTTTTGATAAATCACACCTATCATTTCAACCAATGTTTCGTAGGCAGAACTAAAGAAGCAACGGCTGAACTTCAAATTCATTATATCATGGAGCGAACTAAGCTGGATAGCTATAATATTGTCGCCCTTATCATCGACACGGACCGTGAAGTGTTTTATCCCATAAATTCGTGTCTGGGTTCTTGATGTATTGCTATTAGAAACGGAGATCTGGATAATTTGGTCTCCATTCATTTTATTGTGAATGTTTTTAGAATCATAGAACTGGAGCATACCTTCATTAATACCGGACAAACTATCTCTCATGGTCAAGGTAGTAAATGTGGCACCAAGTTCAATGAAACTATTATCAAGCCATTTATCATAGTTTTGATAAAGCTTAATACTGATATTTGGAAATCCAGGGCGTTGTGAAATCATTTTTGTGCTAGTTCCTTTTCAATCAGAGATAACGTGATGCTTCGCTCTATAGGAATCATATTCATAACGGAAGAAAGATCGTAGCCTTGTTTAACTATCAAGTGATTGATTTTATAAAACGTAAATACTTCATCTGGGTTCAGAAGAAGCTTAAAGATATCCATAAAATTTGTGTAATGGATCTCATGGGAATCGCAACATGAATATTTTAGTACAAAGTCAAATATGTTCAATTTTTTGATTATAAGTTCTAAGGTTTCTATATCGATAGCTTCAACAACTTGAACTTTGTTTTCTGTAGACAACTCAGACCATTGATATACCCCATTAGAATCTTCTACAGACAAAATGTTTTCTGTTATTAGACCAGCTATATTTTCTTTATAGTTTTTAGATGGATGTTTAAATTTAAGCCGAAGCCCGGATACATCAATTACAGGAAGCTCAACGGCTTCTTGGTGGAAATTAATCAACACCATTTTAGCCTTTCCACACTTAGGGCATTCAACCTTAACAGGAATTTTAGTCTTACCTATGCTGGATAGATAGACTTTTAAGAATACAAACGCCCTGTATTCTTTTGGGATGTCACTGAAGTAGTCGTTTTGGAGTTCTTCAATAAGTTTTTCTTGATCTTCTGGAGACTTAGTGTTCATGTCGTTCCGTACCAGAAGAAAATCTCTATAGTCAGAGACTGTGAACGGAGAGAATCGATGAACACCGTCTGGTAATTCACATCTTACGATATTAGCCATAGGGAGTCCTCTTATTTTATTGTATTTATAAATACGTCTAGAGGTAACATATGACAACTTATAATTTTGACCTAACTATAAATGGCAAAAATATTTCTTGCCGTGCATTTACACTAGAAGAATATTTGAATCTTATAAAGGCTAAAGCCGATAAGGTTCTTGACAAAACAATTAAGCAGCTGATTAAAGATTGTACTAACGCTAAAGGCTTAACTAAACATGAGTCTGAACTTCTTCTAGTCAATCTATGGGCCCATTCATTAGGTGAAGTTAATCATACAGCCACCTGGGTGTGCGACTGTGGTAATGAAATAGACGTGCCTATTAATACCAATCGTATCCAAATCGTGGGCTCTAGCGATCTCCTGTATTCACTAGACGGACTTCGTATCCAGTTCAAATACCCCGAGTTATTTGATGATAATGATATTGCTTTAATGATAGCTAAATCTATAGATTATATCATTGTCAACGGCGAACAAATCTTTGTCGATGATTTATCAGACCAAGAGATAGACGATCTTTATTCTGCTATAACTACTGAAGACGTCTTGAAAATAAAAGATATGCTGCTGAAGCCACAAATACAGTTGGCAGTTCCTATTTCTTGCAAGTGTGGGAAGAATCATGTGCACCAAATCACCGGACTCAAAGAGTTCTTTAAGGTTATCCAATGAATATAGACAATATGTATTCGGATTTAGACCCAGACCTTAGAATGGCCTGGGATAAAGACGTTGCAAGAACTGTAGGTGCAAGAGCAGTAAAAAATAGCATCTTAGGAATTATCACTACAAGAAAGGGCAGTCGCCCTTTTAATCCAGATTTTGGATGCAGCCTTTCAGACGAGCTGTTCGAAAACATGACCCCGTTAACTGCTGATACAATTCAGCGTAATATTGTATCGGCTATTCAAACATATGAGCCACGGGTAGAACGTCTGCGTGTTGAGGTCTTAGCGTTATATGATGATAATGCTGTAGTCGTTACAGTGATGTTTTCTATCGTCGACGACCCGGATGTCCTAGAACGCATCAAAATCAAGTTACGTGCTTCTCGTTAGTGATGTGTATAATGGCTTAGGTCCTTTAAATTGAGATTGGTGATTAAATGAAGTTGGAAGATTTACAAGATGAATTAGACAGAGATTTAGTTATTGACCAGACAAAACTTCAGTATGAAGCTGCCAATAATCCTGTTGTCTACGGGCGGTGGGTACGTAAGCACTCTATATGTCGTAAAGAAATGCTGCGTATTGAAGCCATGAAAAAACAAGCCCTGAAGAAAAGACTTGATTACTACACGGGACGTGTAGAGCCTGGTGAAGAAGTGTGTATGGATTCGTATGAGAAGTCTGAACTAAAAACTGTAATGGCTGCAGATGAAACCATCTTAGGAACTGAAACAAAACTTCAATACTGGGGTATTTTGCTTGAGTTCTGTAGTGATGCCATGGATGCTATTAAAGCTCGCGGTTTCGCGATAAAAGCAGTTATTGAACTTCGTAAATTTGAAGCTGGCGAAGCGTAATAAATAAGTTTATTAACAGAGGAGACAACCATGTCGTGTATTTGTGTCGTCTGTAAGACTCCAATCGATGATGTATTGGTTGTTCAATCAGACAAAGGTCCGGTTCATCCCGGTCAATGTTATAATCATGCAGTTGAGATGCCAGTTACTGAGAATACAGAACAGCAACTTAACGAAGTGCAGCTTTTAATCTAGTGTGTAACCTTATTGGTTATTTTTGGCTCTCCTTACGGAGAGCCTTTTTTGTATCTAGAGATTAGAAGTTTTCTTCTTCTTCATCAGAATCAATAGATTCTAATTCAGTGCGTTTACCGGCCAAAGCATCACGGATAGTGATATCATCAGAATCTTTCAAATCAGCTTCTTTTACACGCTTTTTGTAATATTTTTCCAATTCGCTAAGACCATCAAGGGTCTGGCAAGAGTTTACTTTAGACATAAAATCTTCAATGGCGGCTTCGTATAAAAATTGTTTAAAGTCCATAATAATTCCTTAGAGTTCGACAAGTTTCATGACGTAATCGAATTTCTCATCAGCATAACGCTGGATACGTTCTAAGCCATGTTTGAGCAAATAGTTAATGTGGGTGTAAGTCTTTTTGGCATTAGCAGATTTAGGTTTAACACCGCAGTCATCGATGATGTCCCAAACCGTTGCTACATCTTTAGAGCCATGCTTACGAAGTACTCGACCGATAGTCTGAAGTACGATAATCTTTGATTTAACACCGTGCGCTAAAATAACATGGTGTAAATTCTTAATACTGATTCCAGTAGAGAATACGCCGTACGATGCGACAACAACAATTCCGGTTTCGTTTTCTGCCATCTTTTTAAGAGCAGTACGAGTATCTGTATCAATTTCGCCGGACACATAAAAAACTTTGTCGTGGCCAAGGTCTTTAATCATCTGGAATAATTCTTTACCGTGGCTGATGTTCTTGAACATCACAAAGGCGTTTTGATTTTTACTAGCTAATTTAACAGCCAGATTTGCAATCCATTTATTACGGCGTTTAACTGAAGTGATATATTTAATCTCTTCTTGGTAAGTTTTACCTTTCAAAGCAACAGTAACGTTATCTGGATATCTAAGTCTGATAGCATTAATTTTAAGCTCAGTAACAGCGCCTTCTTCCATCAACTGTGAAGTTGATACCGGTTTAAAAATATCACCAAACAGACCTTGATACTGCATCAAATTAGCTTTGCCGTCTTTCAAAGAACCTGAAAGGCCGAATTTGAACATACAGTTATTTAGCCCGGCAATAATAGTAGAGATAGATTTACCTGTGGCAAGATGGCACTCGTCATTCATCATAAGACCAAACTGGCTGAACCATTCTTTAGGTTGTTTAATAGCCGTCTGCCAAGTACTAACATAAACCACTGCAGAAGAATCTTTCTTAGTACCACTTCTGATACCGAGCATATTATCTCTTTTGAACAGACGATAATCACAGAAGTCATCGATCATTTGGTCAACAAGGGCGGTAGTAGGAACAATTATTAGAATTTTGCCTTCATAGTTCTCTACGTAATAACGACTCAGGAGTGCCTGGATCAATGATTTACCTGCTGATGTAGGTAAATTCAACAGAGCCCTTCTTTCTTTAAGACCCTTAAACACGGCTTCTTTCTGATACCAATGAGGTGTAATCTTGGTCAGCCCAGAATAGATTTCTTTGGAATCGAGCCACTTATCAAAAGATTCTTGAGTGATTTCTTCTTTTTCAAAAATCATAGGGTCTGCATAGACTTTATAACCCATATTGCTGGCGAATTTCTGTACCTGGTTCACCAGTCCAAAGGGAAGTAATCTGTCGTAACCTAATAGACGAATGCGCCCATCCCACTGCCCATAACGAAATTTTGGATTAAACTTATAGCCTTCTGCTTCGAAGGAGAAAAAGTCTCTTAGTTCATAGAAGATGCCTTCATCGCATTCAACCAGAACGTGACTAAAATCATGAAATTTTAATTTGATGTCCACAGCGTGTAGCCTCAGTTATAAATACATACATATTTATACACTAGAAAGAGAGACACTATGGACAAGCAATATATAGATGACCTTCGTGGTCTTGAAAATAAAAAAGAAGCCAAGGCTAAGCTTATCGAATATGCCGAAGGATTTAATATCCAATTGAAAAAGAGCAAAGGCTTTGAAAACCTAGTCTTGGATATCGAAGCAGCTTTTAAAAAGATGGCTGAAGAGCCTATGCCTGAAGATAATGAAGGTCTGAGTATCAGTGACCTTATCGCCGCCGATGATGAACTTGAAGGCAAGAACGACTTTGTACTTGGTGATGTTGAAGCTAAGCCTGAAGCTAAACTGTTATTTGATTCTCCAGAAATTCCTGTATCTATTCACGAAATCAAAGAAACCGTTCAAAAACAATCAGTTGTTGAAGAAAAAGCTATTCATATTGAATCACCTATTGGTAAATTCGACACGCCTCAACCTAAACTTTCAGAAAATACCTTTGAAGAAGCTGTAGCTAAAATTATCAGTGACGAAACTACTTTTGAATTACCGGAAAACTTTAGCCCTCATTTTATTCTGATGGGGCGTAATCCTGGTTATACGACCTTACCTTGGTGGATTTACGAGTGGATTAAAGACAATCCAGACTGGAAATCTAGACCTACCAGTTTCCCGCACCCTAGCGCACACCAGACACTGTTTAGTTTAATTTATTATATCAAAAGAAACGGATCTATCATGATTCGTGAAACCCGTAATTCTTCGTTTGTAACTTTAAAATAAGGACCGACTATGGCTTATAGCGTATCTATTGCTCCTTTGGCTGCTTCAGCAGTCATTGGGGCCACAACTAATTTTACAGCAACCACCTCCGGTGCTACAGTTGAAGGCATAGAAACATTTGAGTGGACCGTAAACGGTGTAAAACAATCTTCTGTCACCGCAGCTATGAATTATATTGCCGCAGGACCTGCTGGTAGTAAGTCTGTTAAAGTAGTTGCTACTGTTACTCCAGCTGAAGGTGACCCTGAAACGGCTGAAGCAGAAACTACTCTGACCGTTAATAACAAAACTATGCCGGCCATTACTTTAACTTTGAGTCCTACTTCTGTTTCTAAAGAAATTGGCCAATCCCAGGTAGTTACAGCTAACGTTGCTGGTGCTCCAGAAGGTGCAAGCATTGCTTATGTTTGGAAGCGTGGTTCTAGTGTTATTTCAGGCCAAACAGGTAAAACAATTACCTTATCTGAATCCGCGGAAACCAGCTACACATTGAATTGTGAAGTAACAGTTTCTGCTCCAGATTATAATAATGGAACTGCAACTAAAGGTATCGCTGTTGCCTTTACTAAAAAGACCATGAGCGGTGTTTCTGTTATTTTGACTCCTGAGTCTATTACGACTGAGCAGGGATCCGAAGCATCTTTTAAAGCGGATGTTATTGGGGCCCCAGAAGGCGCAACCGGAACTTATTCATGGACTAAAGACGGTTCTTCTATCGAAGGTTCCACGAGTACTTTGGCGGTTGACACTTCTACTATAGGGTCCCAAGTAATTGGAGTTTCTGTTGAGGTTTCAGCAGAAGATTACAATCCGGTTACAGTTACCGCAACTGGCGATGTAACCATTACCAAAAGAGTAGCCCCTGAGCCGGAAGGAGAACTTCCTTATATCCACCCTCTCCCTTTCCGAGGTTCAGCTTATATCTGGTGTGGTTGGTGGGTCATGGATGAAATTCAGCGAATGACTGCCGAAGGCAAGGACTGGAAACTTGACGACCCTGATAGCGATTACTACTTGCACCGGTACACTCTGGCTAAAATGTTAGATGATTACCCTGAAGTTGATGTCCAAGAATCTAGGAACGGCAGGATTGTCCACCGGTCTGCTCTTGACGTCGGAATAATCTACGACTATATCTACTAAATAATGGGGCTTCGGCCCCATAGTGGCATAATTAGCTTTAAAAATATGTGATTTAATAGGCCCATCATCACTAAGTGGAGCTACCCATGCAAGCATTAAAGATTCACATGATGCATGAAACTGGTACTAGTTTTATTGACATCGCTAAGCAGTTCGGTATCAGTGCTAAAGAAGCCATGCAGGACTGGATAAAAGTTGAAAAGGCTAGAGAGCGGGCTTTGGCCCGTGAGCGTGTGGTTTATCGTAAAAGGCTTATTACAGACCATACTAAATTAATTGAAAAAATGAGGTGTTATAATGCATAATTCTGACGGTATCAGGTCCAGACGTATCCAAGGTTGGGATGAGGCAGGACAACCTATTGGCGGCCTGAAGCCACATGTTAACGAGCAACGTGTTTCTACATTAGTAGAACACTATGGCGCTCTAGCGGACTCTGTAGCTACTACTGAACTGAAAAAAGCTAAAGATGAAGTTGAACTGGAATTTAAAGCACAAGCTCTGAAAGGCAAACGTCACTTTAATTGGTATCCATCATCTACGGCAAAGAAATATAAAGACCAGCTGATTAAATGGATGCAAGATGATGGTGTACTAGTTAATTGGAAGCATGACCAACGTGATGGTGATTGGGTAGAAATTACCTTCTAATATGCTTTAAATTTTTTCGTGATATATTCGGTATAATGGTTTAAGCTAAGAGTATCGGCGGTAGAAGTCTTTACTCTTTACTCTTTTATTTATGTTTGTTCTGATGTTTAAAGGTGAAATATGTTTGAGAAATATTCTAGTCTTGAGAACCACTACAACAACAAGTTTATTGAAAAGATTCGCCACCACGGCTATGATGTAACTGAAGGCTGGTGTGCACGTGAAAAGATTCATGGTACCAACTTTTCTATTATCATTGAACGTGACGCAGTCACTTGCGCTAAGCGTACAGGTCCTATCCTTCCAGCTGAAGACTTCTTTGGGTACACGGTTATTCTGAAGAAATACAACGACTCTATTAAAGCAGTCCAGCATACTATTAAAGAAGGCTCTAGTATGCAGATCTTCGGCGAATTCGCTGGTTCTGGTATCCAGAAAGGTGTTGATTACGGCGAGAAAGATTTCTATGTCTTCGATATTCTGGTTAAAACCGATAAAGGTACTCATCAGTTTGTAGATGATTTTATGATGGAACAGATGTGTTGCACCTTTGGTTTCAAGGTTGCACCTCTGATGGGCCGTGGTTCATTTGATGAACTGGCTAAACTGCCTAATGAATTCCAGATTAACGTTAATCGATACAATGAAGCCGCAGAAGTAGACCTCAGAAATGCTAATACCCGCGTCTGGCCTGCTGAAGAAGCCACCGATAATACGGCTGAAGGCTATGTACTGAAACCTAATTATCCACGGTTCCTGGCTAACGGTAGTCGTGTGGCTATCAAGTGTAAGAACTCTAAGTTCAGCGAAAAAGCTAAATCTGATAAGCCTATTAAGCCTAAAGCTGTTCTGAGTGAAATTGGCCAAGAGGTTCTGCAGAAATTCTCTGAATACGTTACTATTCAGCGTGTGAATAACGTTATTAGTAAGATTGGTCAGGTTGGACCTAAAGACTTTGGAAAGGTCATGGGCTTAACGGTTCAAGATATCCTTGTTGAAGCTGAGCGTGAAGGTCTTGAAGTCATTCAAGCAGAACAGCCTGACATTGTGAAGAAAGAAATCACTAAGTTAGTACAAGATGTGCTTCGTCCTGCGTGGATTGAATTGGTTTCGAACTAAAAAAATAAGGGAGGCCTTTCGGCCTCCCATTTTTGTTATTTGCCCGCGTAAAAGGAAATATAAATTCCACGAGCTTCATAATAAGAATCTACAAATCCACATTCTTTAGTCCATTTGATTATTTCTTTAGCAATATTATCTTGATCTATATTATATAGCGTAGATTCATAAACAACCTGATTTAGTGAAATTGCTCCTTTAGAACTTGAATTCCACGCGGATTTTAGTTGGGTTATTTGAGAATTTACAATATTTTTATCAGAAAATTCTTTAGATGACTGCAAAAATACCGGGATAAAAGTCTCTGTATTTGAATCTACATTAGTTTTAATAGTCAAATAAAACGCCTCATCTTTTTCTGGAAGAATAGTTAACGGCTTAGGATTTTTACTAAAAAATCCAGTTAAATTTAAAGAATTAGGAAACACCGGAATGGTGGTAGATACTGCAAAATCAGAAAATCCTGATTTCATCATCCAAACAGCTATCTCAGCCAATCCATCTGAAGTACTTACAGAACCCATGCTTCCTACAGAGCCGTAAACCTGGCTAAGCTCTAGGCATTCCGGTAAAATAGCTTGGTTAGTCATTTTTTCTATTAAAAGATATAATTGACCTGTAGGACTATACATATAATTTTGATTTACCGTATCGCCGTCAAGAATGCTGGCAAAAATATCTTTTGCAGTTTCCATATGAGCTATTTTAGTTTCAAATGATTTGATCATGTCATTAAAAACTTCTTTATTTGTAGCAATAGTAATAGCCAAGTTATTTCTCCTGTTGTTTTAAAGGAAAGGACCCGAAGGTCCTATTTCTCGAGCGGTGGTAACTTAACGCCGAGGTAAGAACTTAACAGACTTTGTCCAGCCATTTTATCCATATCAGAGCCATCAATGATTCGAGCTTCTTTTTCATCTTTAGCAACGGTATAAGGGTTAGCAGACAAAGCATAACGTGCAAGTAAAGAAATAGTAGGCTGCAGAGATTCAGGGTCAACAATTATCTTGAATTCACCCATTTGGTCTACATCATCTTCTACATCCATACCTTCTGTATACGGTGCATAATACAATGATGCAACCGTCTGACCTTCACCCATATCTGCATTAACACCGACAATCACGTATTCCGCAGGTGTATTCATATCCGCATAAAGAGGCAGTCCATTCTTCAGATAGCCATAGGCTAACTCATCACCGTCATCTCGTTTTTCAACCCAGCCAGAAGCAGCTAAAATAGCCGCGCAACGCGAACTAGCTACAGCATACGTCCCGGCGAATGAAGTATTACGTTGGACGGCAGAATTCATCTCGCACATGTAGTAATACAGCGTACGTGCACGATCCTGGGCATTATCATATTTAGGATCTGTAAGATCTAAAACACCTTTAGACGACACGCTGTGAACTTTAAACCGGCTTGAAACCGTAACTAACGATTGCAAAACATCTTTGTTCACTTCTTCAGCCATCTGGATACCGAGCATATCATCTAAGAAATCAGGGGCATCAAATCCATTAGCTTCAAGGTCTTGAGCTAATTCAACCGTGACAGAAGTTTTCAGCTTACGAGATTTAACTGTAGTTTGCCATTTATCAATACGGAACCCGGCTTCAGCTATTTCAGGGTGCCCGGCCTCAAATTGAGTAGTAGGAGCAGCGTCAGAAACCATACGGATAGTTCCGGCAGCGATAGCTTCGGAAATCAACTCTCCATGGTCTGTTTCGGTAGATCCAGCAAAAGGATTATCTTCAAGAGCTTTAAAGATAACAGATTCATGTTTGAATAAGTCACCTTTACTATACGGCGCCTGGCCGACGAATTCTGGTGTGCTGGCTCTAGATTCAGGACCCATAAGACCGCCGAATGTAGCACCACCCACATAAGTCATATTATCTTCAGGATTCAGAACTCTGATACCATATAGCGCGGCAACCGGTTGACGGGTACGTTGTTCTGCTACGAGGGCCTTAAAAATTCTTTTATTAGTTGCTTTAGTATAAGACAGCAAATCAGGTCGGGAGACCTGATTTGAAGATGTTAAAGTACTTTCATGGATTAAGCGATCTATTTTCATTTCGGCTCACTTAAAATAGCAGGAAGTTTAACGCCAAGAAGAATAGACATATTGCTTTGACCGGCCATTTTATCCATGTCTGTTGCATCGATAATACGGGCTTCTTTTTCATCTTTAGCCACAGTATATGGGTTAGCAGACAAAGCATATCTAATCATTAAGGAAATAGTAGGCTGTAAAGAATCAGGATCAACAACTACTTTAAAGGCGCCGACGTGTTCGTCATTATCAAGATCAAGACCTTCGGTATAAGGAGCATAGAACAGAGAACCGACGATTTCATTACCGCCGAAGGATTCTTTAACGCCTACAGTAACATAATCTAATGGACTGTTAACGTCAACAAACACAGGAAGACCGTTAGCAAGGAACCCATACGCTGATTCAGCCAGGTATTCGTCATCTTCAGGGCGATGTTTTAACCAGCCAGACCCAGCCAGAACAGCAGCGGCACGAGCACTAGCAACGACAAAAGTTCCTGAATAGGATGTTTCTCGCTGGATATAACTGTTCATTTCACAAACTAACTGGTAAAGTTTACGAGCCGCTTCAGGAGCATTATCGTAAGATAAATCTACAGTACCATTATCTGAAACACCTGCAACTTTATAACGACGGGAAACAGTAATCAGAGATTGAAGGACATCTTTATTGACTTCATCTGCCATCGTTGTAGCAAGAAGATCTTCAAGGAACATATTAGCATCAAAGCCGTTAGCTTCTAGGTCTTGAGCCAGCTCAACAGTCAGAGATGTTTTAAGCTTACGGGTTTTAACTCTAGCATTCCATTTATTAACAGTGAAATTAGCAGAACTAATTTCGACACTATTGGATTCGAATTTAGCAGTTTCAGCAGCTTCAGAATAAAGGCGAAGCTTTAAAGTAACTAAGGCGTCAGCAAGTGCCTCGGCAATCGTAGCGCCGTCTAGGGCTCCAGTTTCTAAGGCCTTATAAACCACATTGTTATACTTATAAAGTTCCCCTGCCGTCACAGAGTGTGTAGCAGAAGTGATTTCTTCGATACTATCCCGGTCAGATGCAGAAGCAGCCCCACCGTAAGTAGCACCTGTGTTAAAAGAGAGTTCATCGTCTGGAGTTTCGTATTTAACACCATACAGAGCAGCAACAGGCTGAGTAGTACGTTGTTCGGCGACGATGTCAGTGTAAACCAATTTAGTAGTAGCGCGGGTCAATGCAACGAGATTCGGGCGACCATATTGGATGCTATTCGTTACAGTTGATTCGCGCAGAAGTTCGTTAATTTTAGCCATTGCGCTTTCCTCGGGTTGATATAATTCTATTTATAAAAGGTCTACAAACAAAAATGGGAGAGCTTTTGCTCTCCCATAAAGGTTTTTAAAAATTACAGACCTTTCACCCATACACGACGGAAGTAGGCGTTTTTACCAACGGAGTTAACGATGGACGGCATACCGGACTGAATACGTGCACCAGGAGCTTGCAGTTTAGAATCAGCGAACGGGTTAATACCAATACCGTAACGGGTTTTGAAGCCCATGACCGGCTGGAAGTTCTTCGGATCGGAACCACGCAGCGGGGTCAGCGCAACGTAAGGAGCATAGTAGATACCAGCGTCCATTTCGTTGGTGCCTTTATAACCGATGGTGAAGTAGTCCTGCGGAGCATACTGGTCGATGTAGACGCGGTATTTGCCACCAAGAACACCTGCAAACACGGATTTAGTGGTGTCAACGTTATAGCCTTTACCCAGACCTTGTGCAGCATAGGTGATACCAGAATCAGTAGCAGCCAGTGCGTTTACAACGTTACGGGAAGCGATAATGAAGTTACCTTCACCGCGACCGGTCTGACGAGCGATTTCAGCGGATTCTTTGTCAATCTGGAACAGGAGAGCTTTAAAGCTTTCACCGGCCCAACGAGCACCGCGAATATCAATCGGATCCTGGAAGTCGAATACACCAGCTTTAGAACCAACGGTCTGGGTCATACCAGTTTTACCAGGCTGAGCAGAGTAGTTGATCCAGTCAACAACTTCACGGTTGATTTCCAGCATAATTTCAGTAGCCAGAATAGAACTCAGTTCGGCATCTGCATCCATACCGTGAACAGCGCGCAGATCCTGGGCCAGTTCGATGGAATACTGAGCTTTCAGCTGACGAGATTTAGCTTCGATAACTTGCTTATCGATACGGAAGCCCATTTCGTTCCACGGATTGTCTTGGGAACCATTGAAGCCTTCCTGCAGTTCAGCGATAGAAGTAGCCATACCTTCAGCCAGTTCAGCCAGTTTACCAGCTTCAACCAGACCAATAACAACTGCATCCAGTGCAGCGGCGTCGGCAGCAGCACCCGGGGTTACGGTTTCAACAGCCTGGAAGTAAGCAACACCGGTTTCCTGGAATACGTGCTTAACAATGGTACCTTCAGTGATTTCAGTGCTTGCTTTAATATCAGCGAATGCACGGCCCTGAGCGGTAGCACCCTGACCAGAGAACATTGCATCCGGAGCAAACATCGGGTGGAAAGCTTCTTTAGCACCCGGTGCAATCGGATCTTTACCGTATACTGCGCGCAGTGCAAATACCTGGCCAGTAGGGCTGGACATCGGTTGAACACCGCAGATATCAAAAGCAATCAGATTAGGAATAGCACGACGAACCATACCCATTACAGCCGGGCCGATCTGAGTGATAGCACCAGAAGTCTGGCCTGCTGCGATATTCTGAGCATCGTAACCATGGTCACCGCCAATTTCTGCTTCGCTCAGGAAAGAACCAAAAGCTTCAGCAATTTTTTCGTCACGGAAAGCCGGTTCAGTCTGAATAGCTGCTTCCTGGTTTTCCATAATTTTTGCAATCAGCGCTTTTTTACCGGCACCTACGATTTCCGGCAGGCCTTCACCTTCAAGCAGCGGAGTCCATTTTTCTACGAGTTTGTTAGTTTTCATGTGTTAATAACCTTTTTAAATTAAGAAATACGAGCCGCTGAAGCGACATATGCAGCCATCAGGCCACCGGATTGTTTAGGAGTTTCTTCAGGTTCTACAGCTTCGACAACGAAGTTAAGACCGTCAGCATCTTTGTCAATAGTATTTATATCAGCACTTTCGACAATTGCTGAAGCTTCAGCGGAGGACTGTACCATTTCTACGATGGCGGCCAGTTTAGTACCGAATGCATCAGAATATTCCAAACCTTCAGTCAGAGAAGCAACTTTCTCTTTCTGGGATTCAGTTAAGTCGCGGGTAGCTTCGTTCATAGCAGTTTCGCGTTGAACGTAATTGATATAAGCATCGCGCATATTTACTTCTTCAAACAGACGTGCAGTTTCAGCTTTCTGTTCAGCAATTTCTTCTTGCATTTCTGCAACAACATCTACTGCATCTTCAGGAACCACGACGTTATGTTCAACGAACAGATCTTTAAGACCGACAACCATGGATTCGAACAGATCAGCTTTAATACCGCGATCTACAGCCAGTTTGTTTTCGGCGAGCCACTCTTTAGCGACATGGTCGAGGAATTTAGCGGCAGATTCAGCGATTTTTTTCTCGGCTTTTTCTTCAGCTTTTTCTTTTTCTTCTTCGACTTTTTCTTCGGCCAGAGTAGCGATTTTTTCGATATGAGATTCAGCCAGCTTTACAGCGGCGGTTTTTACAGCGGATTCGTAAACAGTTTCAAACTTAGCCTTAACGTCGGCAGACAGTTCAACTGATTCGAAAATGCTGTCCAGTTCGACTTTAGCATCAATAGTCTGAGCTTCAGTCATCAGAAGTTCTTTAAGCATTTTGGTGTCCTGTTGTTAAGTTACATTATTATTTATAATGCTTTTCTAGGCTCTCGATTAGAGCGGTAAATGCTTTATCAGCATTCATCTTGGCAGTTGCTTCTACCGTTTCTGTAGACTCACGAATTTCTCGTGGTGCTACAAACGCATCTGGAGCTGAGGGACCCCAAACTGCATCAACACCGACCGTCAGGCGGAAACCTTCTTGTACGATGTTATATCCTTTACCTGAATCTTTTAATGTGCCCAGGCCTCTACTAGACACTCCAGGAATCCATCCTGCTCGGATGTTAGCAGCCAATTTATCACCTGGACCGTGGTCACCTTCGATGATACGTGCACGTCCATAAACATCATTACCCTTCCACCACATATCTTCAATAATGATAGCAGCTTGCATTGGGTCGACGTTTGCACGAGGAGGATGATTTAGTTCTCCTAACGACTGTTTCGTTTTAACTTGTTCGGTTATATACCGGTCAATGGCACGCTCTAGGACAGCTTTAGGATATAACCGTTTATTACGGTTTACCACTTCGGCCTGAAGGAAAATACCTTCAATATACAGTCCTGGCTTTAAACCGCTCGACCCGTCTGAAGGTTGTTCAAACGATTCGAGCATAGGTTTTCCATCAATGATTTCACCCGGTATTCCCCAGTTCTCAATTAAGAGTTGTTCATTGATGTTTGACATTAGCTCAGTCCTAGTGCTTGACGACGTTTAATAGCTTTCTTTTGTTTGCGAATACCACGAGTTACCGCGCTCGGATTCGCCCGTTTGGATTTGACCGCTTTTCGAGCAATTTGACGGCGCTTCGATTTAGAAAGACCAGTAGTTTGATAAGCATTACGCTCACGAGTTTTGCGGTCTTTAAGGCGGGTCACTTCACCGCGACTGTTGACATGCTTAACGATAAATTCATTAAGCTGCATATCTTCATTGAGAGAACCCATTGCGATAGCCAGTTCAGTTTCACTAGCCATCATGTTCTCTACAATTGTATTTATACCGTCTTTATCGAATGCTTTAGACAAATGGTCAATGCGGCCCTGAGCTTCTTGAATTTTGCTTTCAACGTTCTCGATAACTAATTCGAAATTTTCAGGGAGTATCAACATTATTCGTCGTCCTCATCGTCGTCGCCTTCATCAGCGTCATCGTCATTTTTCTTTTCTTTTTTCTCGTCAGCGTCATCCTCTTCATCTTCTTCAGGTTCTTCGCCTTCGATCATGACTGAGCTTGCAATTTCAACTTTAAGCTCTTCAATTAAACTAGACGTCCGTTCTTGCAGCAGCGGAGCCACGGCTTTACGTACTGCAACGAGGTCGTTAGCCTTAATTGCTTCCATTAATTCTTCCATTTAGAAGTCCTCTACATTTTCTGGGTCTTGGAAACGAGCCTCTTTAGACTCTAATTCAATTTGCTTAGCTTCCTGATCAATCTGTTCATCAGACATCTGCAAGAAAGTTTTCATGGCGTATTGGTGAGAAATATATTTACCGATAAAAGGTTCAGCCATGGTTAGCATATTGATTCTACGTTCCATCACTTCTGCATCCTTCATTTCGGTGAAGTATGAATCCTGATGGAACACAACTTTAATATTATTTATCTCTTTATTCCACTCATCTTCTGTAATAACTTTCTTCAAAAGAAGATTGGTTTTCAGAGGATCAAGCAGAATTTCTTCAAACTTATGCTGAAGATCTCGGATAAATTTACGGAAATCTAGTTCTTCACGAGTGATACCAGTTCCTGCATCAAACTGTACACCGCCTTGATTATTAAGGTCTGGCATACGAGATAATGGAACACGAAGAGCCATATAAAGAGCTGCACGGAAATAACGTACGTCATCCATGTCACTCATATTAGTGGCACCTGGCAGAGTATCAACTTCTGTTACTGCTTTACCGTCACGTCGTTGTAACCAGTAGTCTTCTGTCATGGACATATTATGCTGCTGGTTTTTAATCTTACCGGTCGAAGCGTCATACACAACACGATTTTTCATTGTGTTCATAATGTGCTGCATATGTGCTGCTGCCTTACGCGAAGGCATATTCCCAGTATCAATATAGAAGATACGACGGTCGGGAGCACGCGTGATGCGGTAAATTACTAAGGCATCTTCTAAGAGTTTAAGCTGGTTCGCGGGTTTAACGGCCCTGTGAAGATAACCGATAATGCTTTTACCGCAGCAATCAACTAAGCCTGAGTGGGCATATGTAATAGCTGAACGCGGAATTTTAATCTTAGTATTAGCAGAATAAACTTTGTTATTTACGCAGTAGCTTTCGTTAGCCGTGTCGTAGATAAAATATTCTTTGTAGCCTTTAATGACTTTAACACCGGCTTCTTCTTTTGTGATTAGTTCACGCACATATTGAAGGTTGCGTGGATCTAAACGACGAAGCTCTTTAATACCATCTTTAGGACGCTTAAGATCGATAATTTTGTGGAAGAAGATACGCGAGTCTACATACCAACGACGGAAATGGTCATTACCTTTTCTTTCGAAGTCAAGACAATTCAAAACTTCTTTGAATTCGTCCATCATTCGTTCTTTTATATTTGTACTAAAGTCGGTGGAGTCGAGGTTTAAAGATACTACATCATGGCCATCTTCATAAACGATGGAATCTGAAATAATATCCTGGACTGCGTTATCTACTTCATAGTTGTTCATCAAACTACGGTACGTGTCAATAAGCTCACGAGTAGTTTTCATGCCCGGTAACTGCGTACCAAACATCATCTGGTTAAACGCGTTATACGGGGCATCATGCTCATTAGTTTCTACTTCATGAGCTCCATCATCGAATTTGGGTCCGGTAATGGATTCTAAATCGTCTCTAATTTGTCGTTTATATTCGAACTCGTCGTGTTTTTCCCACGGAGCGAATAAACTTAGAATGTTGAAATTCATTACGTTCTCCAATAATGATATCTTACTACTATTTATATCGCTATTTCGTAAGGTCATTTGCTTAAGAAATAGCGATAGGGTCCGAAGACCCTACCAGAATTACAACCACCAGTCAAGGGCAAAGGTAGCTTCAAATGTTTCAACTTCGTTATTGCTATCCCAATCGAGGGCAACTTCACCAACGTTGGTCGGCCAAAGGCCTGTGATTTCGTGTTCATTAGTGATAGTTTTACCATCACGGGAGAATTGACGAACTTTAGCAGTTTTCTTATATTCAGCAGGGGTAGAACCAGTAATTTCGTTACCCTGGGAATGAGCCATGGCAGCCCAAGCAATAATAGCTTTACGAACTTCATGAGCGTCATCGTTATAAATTGTGATAGTCCAATCGTCGAATGTACGGTCACCAGCAATGTTAATTTTGCGGTTCATATATCCAACAGGAACTTTTTCTACAATACCTGCAGGCATAGTAGCAGCTTTACACTGGAAGCTGAAGTTACGGCCGAGGAATGGGATTTCAACTTCAAACAGGTTAGGACGAGCGAAGTCACCGGATTCGAAAGCACGTGTGATGTCTGTTAATTCCATCAGTAATCTCTCTTATTTATATCGCCTGGAAGTGTCTGTGGACGCCAGGGATAATTTAAATTGTGGTTAATATAATTTATTATCCTCTAAAAAGGATTCGCCTGGCGGCGTCCTACGGATTTATTGCTAAACCTGAAGCCATAGTATAATGACTTCAGGTCTTTCCGGTAGGTGATTATATTATTGTTGAACACCAATCAGTTCATCAAAGTCTGCACCGGTTGCAGTAGCAACAAAGTTCAGAGTAATGAAGTTGATAGAACGTGCCGGCTTGATGTAGAACGATGCAACGAATTCGTTACGGTCGATGACCGCCGGGGTGTTGTTAGTAGTATCACAGACAACACGGAAATCGTACATACCACCAAGAGCTTTAATGTTCGCTAAGTATTGTCCTGTTTCCATACGGAACGAGGAACGAGTGAAGTTATCGTTCAACTCGAAGATTTGATACTTAGAACTATCACCGATATTGGTTTTCAGCATGTTAAACAGACGACGAACGTTAATACGGTCGAACGGAGTTGGAACCGTAGTAGCGGTTTTATCGCCAAACAGAACAAAACCTTCACCTGTACCTTGACCAATAACAGGGTTAATACCTACTTGATACATGCGATCACGAGCCGCTTGACGAGGTTCAATAGCCAGTTTGATGCAGTTCAGAATCTGTCCACGACGATATCCAGCCGGAGACATCCAAGGCTGAGAAGTTGTATCAGTACGAGCACACAGACCTGCAATATCAGCTGCTAAAGGAACCCAACGGTTAACGTCATTATATTTATCATACTGATATTTATAGTTACCGTCAATTGCTGCGTATGTGGTATTAATGTTCATATTCGAATCGGTATAAGAACCGTCACCTTCGCGCCAATCGATCAGGTTGTCAACAGCCCGCGTCAGCGGAACATTAACAAGCGCAGAACGAGGCGGAGAAATAAGAACTAAGCAGTCTTGACGTTCATCACCGATAGAAACAACATGTTTCTGGACGGTAGAAGAAACTTCAGCTTCTTCACCGGCACATGCACCGGCAATAAGCAGGTTAACACGCAGTGCTTCACGATCACCAAACAGATCCCAACCTTTCATCAGATCCGCAGCAGTAACAGATTCGTTAGCAGAGGCACCACCATCTAACTGAATAATACCACTGAAATCTTTAGGCCAGCCTTCTGAAGTAGCAAAAATGAATTTAGAAGAACCGTTGGCGAAATAATCATCCATAAAGATGTTATTGCCATACATATCTTTATCACCACGCTTAGTAGACAGGATAATATTTTCTACTAAGGTCCCATCGCGGCGAACGATAATAGCGTATTGATCTGCTGTCTGAGGGCCATAGCCAAATACAGATTTAGCAGTTGACGCACGAGTACCACCGCCTGGATACATGTCTAACAGAGAAACTGCGTTAGCATCATAGGTAGCTTTAGAAACAATTTCTACTTCCAGAGTAGAACCGATTTCGCCAGGGTAAACAGCCACAACACCAGGCATACCATATTTAGATAATGCAGTTTGGAAGGTGGTATTAGTAATTTTTTCATCGGCCGTTTCTGTATCAGTCAACAGAATACCGGAATCAACAACAATTTTGCCCAGGATAATACCACCGGAAACACCAGCAGAAGTTCCTGCGATTTCAACAGTCCAAGAACTGCCTAAATCTGGATACTGGTTGATGGATTTCGCATAAGCGATAATTTTTGCAGTCGGGATAAAGACCGAAAGGATTTTACCGTCGGTGTCTACTTTAGTGATACGACCTTCTGTTTCAACATCCGTGGTCAGATATTTTACAGTCAGTTTATCACCTACAGAGTAGTTAGTACCTGCGGTATCGATGGTCCATTCAATGTTACCAGCGATAGGGCTTGCGTTTTTAGCAGCCTCTTCATTTACAACACGTACGGTACGAAGATCATTACCATACTGAAGGAAGTTCATACCGGACATAAAATAGTCAGCGGTCTGGTTGTTCGGCCCACCAAACAGGTCAACAAGTTCTACTTCATTAGTAACCTGAGTAACTTGATATGCCGGACCCCATTGAAACTTACCAACTAATGCAGCACGACCTGTAGCGTTAATGACTACCGTGCTTTGGACGCTCGTTTCTTTGAGCTCAATTCCAGGAGAGATTAAAGCCATGATTATTCCTCAAAGTGATTTGCTTTATCTTATTTATACGAATGAAATTCCAGGCTCCACAGGAGCGTAGGAAGCACTATTATCGGCAGCATCTACAAATACCACAGGCGCGTATTCATCGTTCATATCTTCCAATTCACGACTAAAGACTTCTGATGCAAGACGCATGTCGTCTTTATCTGCGTAATCGGCGAATTTCTGTTGGGTTGAAAGCCAAGCAAAAATTACTAGACTCATAACCAGGTCATCATGGAAGCCTTCTTCCGCCGCCCAAGAAAGTTTCTTCTGGCTAAACGTACGGAATTCCATAATGGTAGGTTTATGGTGGAGAATTAATTTATCTTTCTCGATAAGGTCTTTTAAAGTAGAGCAACCGACGGCTTTAGTCTTAGTAGTTTGCTTCATACCTAAATCAACCATTGAATCGCAAATAACGTTTTCGTATTCAAGATCCATATAAAGAGATTTTGCAACAGAAACACCAGTCGAGTTCAACTCAATATATACAGGGGCTTCGTTGTATTCCATTAAGTATTTATGCACTATATCCGGAAGGATTAAGTGAGAAATCTCATTGGAATGTAATACAGCAACCTGTTCCCAAGTATCAGACGTTACGTCGATAATATGCATTGCATGATAATCTTGGCCGCGACCTTCAGAACAGTCTAAAGCAGCAATATATTTATGACCTTCTTCAGGCTGCTTAAAGCGATAAAAATAGTTCTGTTCAGGGATGGTTTCTATCCATTCCATAATAGCCAATTTCATCCCACTGATTAACGTTCCTGACGTTCCTTGGAATTCAGCCATATGTTCCTGTCGGAATTGTTCTAAAGATGACCCAGAAATTGTCTGACGGCTCCACTGCCAACCATCATCAAATCGATCGTTATCATCGTACAACCGTTCTTTAACAGAGTTCCAAATAGCCGTGTACGGTTCAAAACCAGACTTACCTTCTACAGCGGCAGTCCATATATCATAGAAGTGGTTTAATCCGTTAGGAGTCGTTGTGATAATAATCTTAGAACGACGCCCGGATGAAATAACCGGCTGGATAGCAAGCCAAGCATCAATGAAGTTCGGGATAAACGCGCACTCGTCGATATAGATCATAGCGAAGGAGTTACCACGGACGGCATCAGGGCTACTTGCGTAGGCGCCAATGGAACTACCATTATCTAGTTCAATGTTGCCCTTGTTCCACTCGGAGATCCCTGGTTGTAAAAAATCAGGCAGAAGTTCAATAGCTTGTTTAGTACGATCTAGTACTTCTTCAGACATACTACGCTTATGCGCTAGAACACCTACAGCTTTATCTTTGTTAAAGCAAACAAAATGGGCGAGGAAAATAGCTACAACAGTTGTCTTACCTAGCTGACGAGACAGGTTACATGTCGTCATACGCTTGGAGGACATAATTTTCAGCATATCACGCTGGTAATCACGGAGTTGGACCTTAATGGTCCCATAGTCAATGTGCGTGATTGCGCAATAAGTTTCTGCAAAGTAGACAATGTCGTCTCGGCATTTCTTCCATTCTTGAACCATTTCTTTAGTCCAAGCTGTTTTAATGTTGGCCCTTTTAAGGTTAGGAAGAGCATTATAACGAGTACGCTTATTGTTCTTATCTTTAAATGTTCTAAAATTAGTTGGATCTTCGCCTTGAAGACGAATCTTGACTATTCCGTTAATGCGAAGATAATCATCAAAAGACTCAGGATACCATTTCTGGTCCCACTGAGACTGGAAGAACTTAATCCCGTCTTCTGTTTTAACCGCCATAGAACTAGGCGGCTTGATTACAATATTATCGCCAACGTTCAACGGATGGTCATCGTTAAAGACGTTAACTGGCTGTTCCATTAATTAACCTGCTTTTCTAATCGCTCTTGGGCTTCATAACTATCACCAATCTCATCCATCAAATCAGACGGAGAGCCCATGAAAATAGTAGCATTCTCAATGTTAGTTGTCTGCTGCCCGCCTTGACCTTTAGTGTCAACTTTCTCATCGGTGATTTCTTTCATTTCTTTATGAAGTTTAAGAATTTCCTTGTTCGTGGTAGTCATCTGTCCCATTAGGGTAGCAAATACTTCCATATGGCGAGGGGAGTCAGCGTTTTTAGCTGTTTCAAGGAAAATCTTACCTGCATCCATTAGCATTTGCTGTTGGAAGTGAAGGTTTTTACGAACTACAGAATAGTCATCTTCAAGGTCAGGTTTACGGTCGTTAGGGTTAGATTTAACTTCAACGAGTTCTAATTTCTCGTATACAGGAATTTCTTCACCTTCAATTCCTGGTAAGCTGTCGATATCCAACAGCTTGCTCATGTCTAGTACTTCACTCATTTCGCCTCACTCCAGGAGGAATATCTCCTGACGGAATAGGAATATTTTGAGAATAACTTTGTTCATATGAACCATCCCAATCAGCAGATTCTATATGCCTCGGGACTGCCTCTGTATCAACAGATTCAAAATTATCATTGTGGGAAAGTTCTTTACTGTTTGCAAAGAAGTCCAAATAAATCGTTTTGATCTCACCTTCAAGTTCAGCAACAGGTGGATAAAGCCAGCCGTTTACTTCAAACATAATAGACCACTCAAGGCGACGTCTTGAATTAGCATCACCATCAACCTGTTCATCCGGTGCAATACTTTGAAGAACTATTTTTATATCACGCTTGAATTGAATATTGTTAGGATAAAGCTCGTGAATAGTTGTGTTAAAGTGTGGCTGAAAATACGGTAAAATTTGCTCGACAATCTGATACATATCATCTTGATGACGAGTATAGATTCCAAGCTCAAAAATCATCTTAATAGGAGTAGGGTTATACTGCGAGACTGGAGTTTTACCATCTTGAGTTTGGGACTTAGTCCTATTAAGCTGAGAAGTTTTAAAAGCTGCATTGTATTGCATATCTACTAAATGAAGATTCATTCTTGGAAGAATAGTTTCTATTTTTGCTTTATCTTCAGTAGATTGAACAGCGGTCCACTTATTAAGCTGCATCCTAAATTTTTCTTTAGAAGCATACGAAATAGGGACTTTAATATATTTAAGGCCTTGGTCATTGCGTAGACGCGCTACTTGGACATGGGAAAACAAATCACCCATCAACACAATATATCTACGCAAGGACGAATTGTACCAGTGTCCGAACATTTTATCTCCAGAGCCCGGGGTTTCCGGGCATATAGATTATTTAATCATCTAAGAACCCATCGTCAAAAGGAGAAGATTTAGGTGGAACATAATTTCCTCTTCCGTTATTGACATAGAAAGGTTCTACATACTGAGCTGCTTCAGCATTAATCTCTTCTGTTTCGGCGTACTGATCAATGTTGATATCAGCCAACCCATCAATATTTTTAATAGGCTGAAGATCGAGTTCACTGAATTCAGGAATATTGATACCTTCATTACGCTGTAGTTCAGGCTGCATTTCTTCACCGGAATAGACATATTTCTGAGCAGTTATTTTACGCATGGCATTTTGACCTACCTGATAAAACGGGTCGTAAGGTTCTACCCAAGTTATTTCAAATAGGCTATTATCCATCGGAAAATAAACCAGATCACCAGCAATAGGCTCTTTACCATCTGCTTGATGTTTAAACAAGCGAGGATTAATAGTGAATGATACTTCGTCATTAACAGACATACCGAACTTACTAAAGAACGTATTGTCACCTGAATACCCGTCAAAGCTATTCAAATAAGCCGCAAACATCCAAGCCTTATTAAAGCTTGATTGAGGATCTTCGCCAAACAGAAGATCTGGATTGTTAAACTGACGTGGCAGATAATAAAGCTCTATTCCACGCATCTGAATACTTTCGGCTACCAATACATCAGCTAGAGTTTGGGTATTAGTATACTTGTTGAAGTTAACAAACGGGTTTAGAATTTCAGTTTCGTTGGTCTTAGCATAGCCCGAACGGTCTTCGAGCCTAGCAAATAAATTCGAATTATAAGTGCTCATTATTTACCCCAACAGAATAGGACACCCAGGATCGAGTAAATCAAGCTCGGCACGTAAGGCTTCTTTTTCTATACGAGCTTCTTCGATTAAACGGGTCCCGTCAACAGTTACACCGCCCGGAAGCATCATGCCTTGGTGTTTGGCTAAAATCTGACCATTGAGTTCTTTAGCTAAACAATGGGCGTAATCTTTAACCCAGCGATTATTATAAGCCCCTTCGCGATTCTGGTTCTGTTCGCCTGCAAATTGGCCTGTGATTCCTTTATTAGGATTATCATATATTTCGCCAACACCCCACTGATTAGCATTATTAGAACCGGCATAACCATATCCGGCGGTGTTACCTACGGCCCAATCTACGTTATTATAAGATTTAGTCCATACCTCACAAACGATTATATCACCCTTCATAAAGTTACCCATTACTTTGAGCATCTCTGTATCAGAGTTATACCAATAATCTGGAAGTGGGGACAAAAGGTCCTGCATCATCGACCAGTAAGTCATCAGCTGTGTAAAATACCCTAGGTCAGCTCCGAACGCATTCGGCCCGTAGCCCTTTTGACAAGATGAACCCATACCGCCATTGATACCGGCCATACCCATAAGAAAGTCTGTAAACCAAGGATAAGTGGCATTTCCGTCCATTGAAATAATCGAGCCGACATTAGTACGTACTATCTGGGAAATAGCAAATACATTACGCCCGTGGAGATTAAACACCCCGTTCAAGAACTGGGCATTATCAGATTCTTCTGTACCAATATAGAAAACTTGGTAGCCTTTGTTCAGACCGCTAAAATGATATTCACCGTAGAGCTCTAGAGCGCGCTGGATACAATCATATATTTGGTCAGTAGTTAATTCAACATTTACAATAGGTGCGCCCATGCGGCGCAGGATAAGGTCCTTCAGTTCAGAAGGATTATTAGCAACTTGTCCGGCCATAAAAAGTCCTCATATAATAATCATATTTATACAAAAATGGGAGACCGAAGTCTCCCCAATTTTAGCGCGCTGGAACTACAGTAATATCAACAGCTTCTACATTTAAAACAACTTGAGAAGCCGGTTCAACAGCTTTAATGGCTAGGCGTAAACGATCTGTTTCTTCTAACTGTCCAAGCCAATCAAAGCTAACAACTTGGTAACCTGCTACAGTTTTAACACCTACAGAGTTAACATCCACAGAAACGTCATCAACATAAAATACAAGGTCGAGAACTTTATCTGCATGGGCTTTTTCGATAATAACCGAAGCTGATATACTATAAATTGCAGTGTCGTCGATAACGATTTCGCTATTAATAACACGAATCTGATTATTAAAATCAGCCGCTACAAGGCCAGGACCAAACGAATACTCAAAACCATCAGCGGTTAAATCTGCGGAGAGGTCTTTACCTTTAAATGAACCCATCACCATGGATTTTTTGATCCACTGGTCTTTTGTACGGAGGTAAGCATTCAGGTCAGTTACATCCTGCACATAATCTGAATTTATCTTTTTAACAGACTCTAAAAGACCGCTCTTTTCAATAGGGTCCGTCGAACCGGAATTACCGTAAACAGTTTTACGAACTTCGTTTAATTGGCCTGTAATACCTGTCGTACCATTGCCAATTTCAGCCTGAATATCTTGAATAGATGATTGCTGCTGAGACTGGACGCCGATAACTTCAGTCAAACGACCTTCAATAGAACTAGGATCAGGAGTTTCGCCAGGGCCAACAATACCTGTTTTCTGCTGAATCCAAGCTATCTGGCCACGTATACCAGAAGATGCATCGGCTCCAACAACGGTCTTAATTTCATCTTGGGTAGTTTGAATCGCATCTAATCTACCTAAAATGCTGTACGGTTCTGAAGCTGATCCGATTTTTACTTCAATGACACCTACTTTATCAACAAGACCGGTTCCAGCTGAATTAACGGTAGCATCAATAGATAGAGTACGTGATTCTAAATTAGATACTCTAGACGAAATTGTTTCAGGACCTGTTAAATTAATGGCAGCAGAAATGTTTTCTTGAGTGGTTTTAAGAAGACCAATATCGTTGTCAGCCTTAATTATTCTGCTGTAAATGGAAGTCCCATTTGCTAAGGTTTTAGGTCCTATTTCAGTACGAATTTCATCAATTCTGCCTGATAAAGCACCTACATCAGAATCGATAAAATTGTCTTCAAGATCTTGGACACGGGAGGTAACTTTAGAAATGGCATCACTGTTAGAAATGATGCGAAGCTTCATACCTGAGCCAGAAGAATCTAAATCAACTTCACCGTTTTTATTCTGCCCTGGATAAGAACCGATTTCATCTTTGATGAATACAATATCCCCACGGACAGTACGGTGTTTAGGATCTAAGTTCGGATTATACACTCCGACTTCAGCCGTTAATTTTGTCGAAGATTCTTTTAAAGAAGCTATTTCTTGCTCGTGAAGATCTAATTCAGAATTAACCAGTATAATGTCATCGCGGTTTTTATAAACCTGAGTTACTGCATCAACATCAGTGGTAATTTCTAAAGATTCTTTAATAGATTCGATTTCAGTACTGTTCTTGTTTAATTGTTCTACAGTTCGTTCTACTTCATGGTGAACGAATTCGATATTCTCTTGGAGTTGAACGCCGACGCGGTTAAGTTCACCTTCATGCCCGTAGCGAGTAGAAGCCGCATTAAGCGGCTCTCCATTTTTAATCCAAGCAATTCGTTTTTGAGAATCACCTGGCTCATTAGTTACATTGGGTAAAGTTTCAAGCTTGATAATCATTAAGAATCCTTAATTTGTGCAGAATGTGGCCAGTACGTCTACATGTAAAACTCGATGCCATTGGACAGGCTCAATGTCAACTCTAGCTCCTGGAGGAATGTTACCAAACCGGAAATTGCCTGATGCATAAGCCTCAAATCTCCAGGAATGACCATTTCTTCCGCCTTTAGTGTTTTCTATATTTAATGTAAGCATTCCGCCTTGTCTTTGCCCATTAACACGAACATAGAACTGAAAAATACGGTTATCGCCGCCATCATTGTTTCTTTCAAATTTACAAACAACGTTCATACCTACAGTAGAAGAGCCTTCCCACGGACTTTGGCAATACCAAGTATCCGGACTACCGTTGTTTCCTCTGTAGTTAAGGTAGGTAGCTCCTTCAATGCGGGTAATATTGCCAACCATCCTGTCTTTAGGCATAAAACGGTTGTCAGCTTCGCCTTTAGACCAAGCATTTACATCCCCAGCACCTAAAGTAATATTTCCAGATAAAGGCTTACCGTTTACGGTAGTTGTTTTAAACACGACGGCATCAGCTCTTGCGGCAGTTTGGCCTGATTGAGGAACACCAGATAGCTGGACTAACCCGTATTGGGATGTAGAACCGCGAAGGGCCATCAATTGCTTAGGAGAAACTGCTACAGAATCTAAAGTCCCGGCAGCTGTTTCAGATGCAGTAGATAAACGAATAACGCCAAATTTAGATTCAGATGCTTTAGCACCAAGTAATCCTTTAGGTGATATAGCGTATCCATCTCCTAAAGTCCCTTGCTGAATTTGAGCGCTAGTAGCTAACTTAACCAACCCTAAGTTAGTTTCTGTTGCCATCGTATATGAAGGAGGATTAGCTGAATGAGCGGCAATCATTTCTACAACGCGCTTAGGAGTTACCGCAGTAGTATCATCAGTACCAGCTTGCCCCATATCATAAGTGGCACGCTTAATAGTACCAAATCTAGTTTCATTTGCTGTTACATTGGTAAAAACATGGCCTAATGAAGAAGGAACTATAGCAGCGTTGCCAATAGCGAATCCGGCGGCTTCAGCATTAGTAGCATATCTGGTTAGGCCTTTTACTGTGGTAGTTGCATCTGGCCTAGTGATTACAGATTTTAATGTGGCTGGGCTAACAAATTTATTTGTTATTACCCCTGCATCTACTTCAGGTTGAGTAGCTATAGCCACAATACCCGGAGTTGTAGGGGACGCTATAGGTAAACCTACGTCAGTACGTGACCAGTCGCCAAGCATTGATAATGCTTTTTGGACATTATCCACAGAATCCGGCCAATCTGTACTAGCCGGTTTAAAAATTGTGTATTCAGCTAAGTCACTATAGTGCTGAAAGTTATTTTGAGCCATTACGAGATCCTCTGGAAATAATGGAAGCGAACAGTATTACTAGCAAATACTTTATCTTCGCTACCTAAAAAGTTCCAACTTCCGTAACCTTGTTTAGCAGGAGATAAAACACTAAAGTTAACTGTAATACCATTCCACTTAAAAGTTTCGAAAGTATGGTTCTGGTAATCCAGATGGGTAATATCTACAATATTCTGGGTAGAAGCAGAGCTGAAAACTGCTGCAATAGCAACCTTATCGGCAACCATAGACTCGAGAATGTTAAGCCATTTAGCAGCAGCTATCTCGGCAGTATCGCCATTTTTAAGTTTAACAGCAACACCTAGAATCTCAACGATTTCTTCAGTCACTTCATCTTCTAATTTGACAACACCAGAAAAAACAGCCCGAGTAATTTGTTGCGTTTTCCCTGGGCTAATACCAGTTACATTAGTAACAACTTCTCCAACATCGCTAGGGATCATAGCGCGGACATCATCTATTGCTGCCTGGATATTAGGATACCAAACGCCGTGTTGTGTTTGTTTTAGTGTGACCGATCCATAAGGAACTTGATCACCTACAGAAATATCTTCAGGGTCTAATTCAAACTGAAGATAGTTAGCTTCTCTTGAAGGGACCTTAGCCCCTTCACGTGTTTTAGTAAAAATCATTATGCCACCCTTATCCAGCGATAGACAGTTATAGAAGGTTGAACGTTAGAAATAGGTAAGCCACCGGCGCCTTTGTTTACGGTGATAGAACCTTCTCTATATTTAGAATAGCCAGGACCAGATGCATCAGGGTCTAATTGACATCCGCCGATAACTACAGTACCATTATCATCGGCAATAAGAACTGTGTCATCAGATTTGAGTTCCGGGATGTTATTTGCCGAAATCTGGAATTCAACCTCGCCGACCGTGCCTCCAGCACTATGAGACGGCCTACCTGAACTGTCTAGGTCATTATTATTTAATGCAAAGTAAGGATTGCTTATATCAGAAGCCCACCCTACAGAAGCATAGCCTTCACCGTACATCTTCCATACACCCATACCCATATAATCTCGCGGGTTAGCTGGGTTATGAGCATTTTCATAAATGGTTCCGATAGGATAAATCGAATCAAAAAATGCCGAGATGTTAGATAACCGAACATCATATTCATTAGGCACATCAACTTTAGTTTTTTGGCCTGGATTCTGATAATCAGTGTATTCGATCCTGTTTTTAAGGTCCACTGTTTCTTCGGCATTCATATAAATCAAATCTGTCTCAGAAACAATATCATCCAGGGTCATCGTGGTTCCGATATTGTTATTATACCAACGGACAGTAATGATATCTTGGTCTTCAAATGGCTGGCCAAATCTGATAGCCGAAACTTTAATACCATCAGTATCAAATACTAATCGATAATCGGAGTCCGATTGGACCCAAGTCCCGCCATTAGCTATACAGTCCTGTGAAGATTCGCCTGGAGCACCTTCACAAATAAATTCTGGGAGCCCGCCGGTTCCTGCTTCAACCTGGCTTTTACCGTTTATTTCTACCTCAATAGAATTAGGGTTCATGTCTATACCAGGAAGAACACCTAAATCCGCAGTGCTAAATTCACGCAGGGTGCTCAAATCGGCTACAATTTTAGAACCTTGGACTGTTTTCTCAGAGGTAAGTTTGTTACTGCGAACCATAACAGTAACTTTGTTGTATGAGCTACGCCATACACCTATACCGTCTAAAAAGGTTTCGAAAATAATTACATCGCCGGCTGAACAAGGTTTAACTAACCGAACATCTTTTTTATTCAAGGCCACGATAGTATTGTTTAGGCCAGGAGAACCGTAATCGGCATTATCTGGGTCAAATCCATTTTCACCATAAAACAGCATATTACCACGACGATAGACGTTCAGAGATTCTGGATTATATTCTTCGCCATCAAAAATATCTAAGAAGTCAGTTTGGCCTTCAGTAGCAATAATTGATTTCTTAGAAACTGTAGCTAAATCACCATTGGTAAATTTCTCAATAGTTTTGCCATTAATGTATTCCCATCTACCAGGTGAGCAATAAACCAACTCAAGGTCTTGATAGTTTGTATTAAAAGTCTTAGGAGATGAAGAACCTTTAATGGTATCGCCGGAAGCAGCAACAACAGTCACCGGAGATAAACGCCAGGTGGACCATACATCACGAAGACGAATCACACTATTGTAATCAGAAGGTTTACCTTTAGGAAGATAAACAGTCACACGCGCTGCCTGAGTATTAACCGCGAAGCTATCACCCATTTTAGGATCAAGTCGAATAGAAGTAGCCGCCGAGTGAGTTTTCCAGGCACCGGCTGCGTGAGGATAAGTACCATCACCTAATTGATAGTACAATTCGTCAAAGTTGTTATTAATCTTTTGGCCACCAAGGCGGAGGTAGTCTCCGCTGCCGTCGTCGACTACTTGACCAATATTTAAATTCTGTTTCATTATTAGATTCCTGTACCGACGGTCTGAGTACCGATAGATTTAATTGCCAGTCTAGCGTTAGAGTAATTTGATTTCACGTTAAGAACTACTTTACCGGCAGCATTAACCGAGTAAGTAGCAGTATAAAATAATTCATCGTCACCTTTTTCGCCACCCATTCTTATCACAGCATATTCGGTAGAATATACCTGATTCATGCTAGAATCAACCAGCAAAAGAGTTTCAGAAGTCTGTCGAATATTTTTACCTGGTGGGGTAGCTACATAGCTCATCAAAAGCTTAATAGAGTTAAATTCTCTCACCCCAGCGATAACAATATCAGTTCCTGTTTGGTTAATTGTAAATGTTCTTTCTAAAGGAACGTGCTGCTGTCCGAACATACTTGTAATAGAATAGTCCCAAACAGCTTTACCAGTTTGGTCTTTAGAAACACACCAAACTTCAACTCTAGTATATGGAGAAACTATTTCAATTTTATCGCCGCCTGAGGCAAAACCATCTCCGTCGGTAGTTTGAATAGTAAGACTCGACTGTTCCGAAATAGACCCATCACTATTTACAAAATATATTGCTTCGCCGACGTTGCCTTTAGCTATACGCACATTTAGTTTTTGGCCGTTAGTAGAAATATCGTGACAAGTCCCTAAATGGATAGCATCTATATAATCAGAAAATGACAGCTTTTGATAATACCCGGTTGCATGGATTATCTGGGTGTTTTCGCCATCAGCAGCCGCAAAAAGCCGTTGGTCGCCGAAAGCATTAAAAATATCTGAGAAGTTGCTGTTTATTTTAACGCCGCCATCGTATAAGATATCGCCTGTCGAGGCGTTACCAATTTCACCTACGTTTACGACTTCTTTTGGAATTTGTGTGAATGCCATAGTGTACCTCAATATGTTTATAGAGATATTTATAAACAAAAATGGGAGCCTTAAGGCTCCCCAATTAGAATTCAAAGATGATACTAACTTCTTCAGTTTGGTCCATTGACCTAATGATTGGTTGTCTATTTTCCATATAAATGATTTCACCTGACTGTCTAAACAAACTTACAGCAGGATAAGAACCTTTAGTGGCCTTAACATTAGGGTCATTAGGATTCTTTTTAGCTTCTAGCGGATTGCTAATAACAGCAAGCTGCCTGAATCCGGTATTGCCTGGTAAACTAAATTCCGGGAAATAGACAGAGTCTAAGAAAGCTTTAAACCGTACACAGTTGGCTTTAAGGCGATAAATGATGTCATAGTCATATTGTTGCCAACTGATATTATTATGGTAACCCCATCTTTGCGGGTCTGCTGCTACTTCTTCAGGCCAGGGAACAACGATGTACTCATTGGTACAACGGTTAATAGAAACATCAGGCGGAATCTCATAAAGGTATTCCCAGTAATATCCGTCGCCGGTATCTATAATACCATTAGTGCCACCACTAGTATCCGCTCGGCCTCTAGGAACGATAGCTGAAGAATTTGACGGAGTCCATTTACCACCTAATGCGAGACATTCGTCTTTGCTAGGTAGTTGTCCAATAGAACACATACCGTTATTTGGAACGTCAACGCACTTATAAACTAGCCAGCCAGCTCCGACTTCAGTTTTATTATATGGTGCGTTATTAGTAACGACAATATCACCAATTAAAAATGTTGAGTTGCCATATCGCGAATCACCCCAATCACGCCTTGGAATAACGCAATCTAACATACTCGGGTCTACTTTAACAACGCCCATCATGTTAGTCCAGATATCAACAACCCCGTCAGTACTATCTGAAGGATACGGAGGAGCAAATCCTGGTTCGTTTTCATTAGCAGACCATGGGGTCGATTTGCCGAAGCTTATATACATTGTATTTTGTTCTGGACCATCTCCGACGGATTTATAGAACGTGTACATTTTTTCAGTACGAAATTTAGAAGTAATAACAGCGCGATAAATCGCGCTGTTCACTGATGCTAGTGCAGATGTAGACATTTATTCACCTATATTGACCTGGGTTGGATTCTCAGGATCACGAGGATTTCCTACATTATCTTTAAGTCGTTCATCGACTAACTCTCTGTAACAAGAGAATGTTACAGCAGACTGGTCAAATAAAGGACTATACCGCTTACGTCTTTCACAAGGGCCTTGGCCTTGGAATTGATTATTATTCGCTGTGATATATTCTTGAGTACACGGATAAGGAACGCCTTTGTTTACATTGTCGTAGTAAATAGGGTCACCCCATGCGTCTCGTTCTATAGTTCCACTTGGCGAAATTGCGGCGTTTCTATCAGGATAATATGAAGGAATGCCTGAGTCCCACTTATAGTTCTTGAGCTTATTTATGATAGTTTCAACGTGTTTCATACTAAGACCAGAGTTAATAAACATCGTGATCAAAGTAATACCGATGAAGCCGAAACCGACCGGATGAACAAATCTCAGTACGTCATCTCTGTATCTAGAAGTAGGAAGAGAAGAACGAATTTTCATCACATAATAAGAACGAGACCTGTTAATATATTCTATGGTATTAGAAATAAGTTCTTTACCACGAACACCCACCACAATCATACCTTCAAAAGACGTTTTTTCAGATTTAACTTCTTGTCCAGCGATAAATCGACCTATCATATTATGAATGGTCATACGCCACAGAAGCTTACCGTCAACGTATTCACGCTCAATATATGTCACATTACAGCGACCTGATGCAGTATAAATCGTTCTTCCCACAATATCATCATTGATATTATCAGAATCGACAACTATATCATACTCGGTGCTGTTTTTAGATTCGATGTCAATTTCAACATCTTCATTATACAAGAGCTTGAACAAGAACTGATAGCTTTCTTCAATACCTTTTGTGGCATAGAAGTCATTTTTACGAGCTTCAAAGAAACGAACGACAGAATCTCTTTGGTCCTTTGACAGATAGATATTACGTTTGTAAACTTCAGACCATAAGTATTCCCAAGCGTGTTCTTCACGTGGGTACTTATCACGAACAAGGTTCAGAAGCTTATTGTAATGAGTCCCGTATCCTTTAGAAATGAACTGCAAGTAATAATTGCTAAACGCCTCAAAGTTGGTATCTTGAAGCAAATAACTATCTGGCATCATTTTACGAACTAAAGGAACCAAATCCGGGTCTTGGAGACCAGTATCTTCTGTTGGGGTCCAAGGAACTTCATGTTCTTGGTTTTGTAAAAATGCCTTAAACATTACATTTTTAGGCTTCCAAGTAATCTTAACATAATCTCTGACTCTGTATTCAAATTCATAGAACCCTACTAAAGTACCATCAGGCTCATGAAACATAATGCCGGAGGCATATTTTAAGAAGCTATCAAACTCTACGTTAGGACAATAGAATACGCCGTCGCCTTTATTCCAAACTTCATGCAAAATACGATTAGGATCTGTTAAAGACAGAGTATCAACATACTTGGTATAAGTAGTGTTGTTATAAACTACTAAAGCATGGTCCGTAGTAGTAACCCAGTTTCTATTTCCAGAACGGGCCATCCAGTTAAACCAAGGCTCGGCATAAAATTTCATACGGCCAGGTTTAAACTCTTCCCAACCGCTATTTTCGTTAGATCGGAAGCTCATCATATGCCAATGTTTATCATGATGGTACTGGTAAGGGGCATAATATGAAACGGCTTCTGTAACCTTGGCAGGGTATTCTAAAGGAAGTTCATTATCAGGAACATATTCGTTATACCGAAAGTCGCCAGAGCTAAAGAACAATTCTTGGCCATCAGTGGACATACTAGACCATCCGTGCTCAATTCTCCTGCGTTCTTCTGCTGTAGTACCAAAAACTCTTCTAAAGCTTAAAGTATCTTCGTCAAATACGTAAACGCCTTTAATTGCTTCAGCTTCTTTAGACACGCATTCAACATTTTTAGGGTCAGATGCATCAAGCCCTGCGGATTTTAAACGGCCCGTAATAAGAGCAAAGATTTTGCCGCCGATAGAATCCATTTTATAACAAACAGCTAGGTCATCACCGGTTATTCTGATTATTTCAGGCTCAAATAACTTTTCACCGAATGTAGGGGACCCAATAACGGTATCAACTGTGGCTTGTTTTAATTTAATTCTGCGAACCGTGTCTCTGGCTACACCGTATAAGTGTGTATTGTTAACGGTCATAGCTTCTACTCTAGTATTAAGAATACCAGGCCATGAAGCATATACACCGAAGATTTCTACTTCGAACCCTAAATTAAGTTGGTCACCTAACTTAGTAAATGTTACTTCGTTATCGCTAAAACGAACTTCATCTGAGGACCAACGAACATCGCTGGATTTACGGCCATAGAACACTTTATTATAGCCAAGGACGTATGTAGTAGTGTTGGATTGATAAACACATGTCCTTGAAACAGGATTGCCTACGCGATCACTAAAGAGGCGTACGTAGTGCCAGTTTTGGCCTTTATCATTAGATACTTTGACCATGTGCTGGAAACGTTCAAACAGATAGAGGTTGCCATCTATTTCAGCAAGCATGGTTCTGTCTTTATCTACACAGACCGCTTCTATAGGCCCTTGAATTTCATGGAATTCATCTTCACCTAAAACATATTGCTTAACTTGTGAAAGATCTTTATATTCGGTAGAGATAGGAAAGTTTTCAGCCATCAACGATGCCTGTAATGCAGCCGTATTGAAGTTAACATAGTTCATACGGTTCTTAATGAACTTTTCTTCAATGAACGGCTTCATAAGCATGAATTGGCTCATCTGTTCAAATGTGTAGGCGTTAACTTCAAATGTTTCAAAGTCTTCAGTTTCTACCCATTCCGAAGGTTCGAATCCCGCCGCGGTCGATTGTACACGCATTCTGTACGTGGTCATAGGACGCAAGTTATTTGCGAACCATTCGTTTTCAGTGGTATAACCTAGTGCACGCCAACTTAAAGAAGAACGGTCGAGAAGTCGACCGGTTTCATCTTCGATTTCGGCTATTTCTACAAAATAGTAGAAGTTTGCACCAACGTCATCCCAACGAATATTGACCTGGTTCGCTGATAGCTTGTGAATACGTAAGCTGGTGACGAAAGGTGCAATTGTCATTGAGTAATTGGCTCCAATGTGATAGTTGTGTATTGAGGGCGTAAATCGTTCTCAAATACGATAAGTGTTCCATCTCTTGAGAAAATAATATCTTGACTTGGCGTAGAATAAAGCTCGATGCTTTGGTCTTCAAAACGATCTGAAGTTACACCAAGAGCCCCAAGGTTCCAATAGATGTTATCACCCGGATAAGAGATTTCGCCGACTTTATAAAATTTAGTACGACCTTCTATAGTAGGTTTATTAAAATCGGATCCTGTGTACGGTGTAATATGTGTATTCTCAACAATATCACCGTCTTGGAAAGGCCCTATAACAATATTCCCTTTTCCTAACTCATCAGGATCGGCCCCGTAAATTCTAACAGGATAACTCAACTCAGAATTAGCTACAAAAGAAATGTCGCTTGACTCTAAAGTCCGCTTATTAATTTGATTATAGTATTTAATACCGCTTTCAGGCAGAACAAAATAGTTAACAACTTCACGAACCAGCTGAATTGTGGCAGATGAACCTAAAATACTAATATTTGCATCATCTACATAAGTCAACATTTTAGACTTACTAAATGAGCTATTGAAGATTTCTACTTCATCGCGATAATAAGTATCTATCTGGTCTAAAATTTTATTTTCAAGCCACTGTTCAGACTCTTGCAGTTTATTCATGGCATAAGAAACTTTAACATTTTGCTTAATGAACAAATAATCTGGAGACATAATAGCTGGAGTAATAGGAGCTAATGTAAACGGCTCTAAGTAAGCTTTAATATCTTCTCTCTGGACAGCAGTCAGTTGTAGACCTGATTTTGGTTTAATTGCAATGAATGCATAACCTGGTTTATCTTGGTCTGTAAAGCATTGAACAGCCTGAACAATATTACCAAAACGAGAACTAACAAAACTTTCATAATCTGACTTAGAAACGCAACGCATTTGGGATTCACGTTTCAGAGTAGCAAGTTCTCGAATACGTTCAATTCCTTCAGGGTCGCCCCCACCATCAGCGCCAACATAATCAGGAGAATTGGTCCAGTTTTCAATGATTTTATTAACAGTAACATATTGAAGTGTGTCGGCATAACTAAAATCTACGGCACCGTTAGCAACATCACCCTCTGTACGAATATACTCAATGGTTATTGTGTCATTACGAGTAGGTTTTAGACCACCAATAAAGTTAGCTTCTAAAACACCACCGGCCACAGAAGTAGTTTCTACACCTTCGCCAAAGAAGAATTCTGTATCACCATCAACAGTTTCACGCATATAGTAAATGTGCGAAGTGCTTCCGGTGTGAACCATTGATCTATCGGTCCAGTTGGTCCATTCAGAGCCGTTAACCATTAAGCGAACTTCTGACCTGTCAATATTAGGGTCACGGACTAAAATAGGAACTTTAGGGTCGTACTGAATTATCTGGCGAATAATTCGACCTTGAGCGAGCTCAACAACAGGCCAGTAATGTTTGTCATCATCACGTGTTACAACTACATCTTTAGTTGTGACAAAAGAATATGGGTCTGCTGACGTATCTCTAGCATAGGCTAAAAATTTGGTCCCACGTGGAATACTAAGTGATACTGGATTTAAGTCATGGGTAACATCCAGCATAATAGAAGTTTTAGCGGCGGATTTAGAAGCAGGAAGATAGCCATTTTCTTGAGCTGCTTGGACTACTGAACTTCGAAGATTCGCGGTGCCAATAAAACTTTCGTATATTGCTGTGTTAGCAAATTGCTGAATATAAAGAGTATTATAAGCTAAAAGATCTAACAATACGTTGATTCGAGAACCTGAAAAATCGTAATCTTGAAATTCGGATTGACTTGAAAGCCAATCAATAAGATTGTTTTTAATTTCATCAAAGGTTGCACCAACGAATGCTTCTGGGATAGCGTTTGCAGTACGCGTCAACTGATAATTTACTGGTTCTGTAGTAGCCATTAGTGAATAAACACCTTATGTGAAGATTGAGCGATGGTGTCACCGCATGAAATTGGATCGGCCATTTGGGCTGCTTTCTTCCCGTTAACGAATACTTTACTCGTTCTAGCCTCTACGACGCCTCCATGTGTATCATGAGGCTTCGTTGTTTTTGTGTGTGGTGTAATAGGATCGCCGTCACGAACAACAGCGATACCGCCGGTGAATACCTTAGACTGTGTAGCATTTACATCGGTCGGCGGATAAGCATCATGTCCCGTTGTAATGCAATGATTGTATGCTAAGCCTGCCATTAGTTCTCCGCATATACGTAATCACGTAGCTTATTGGCCCAAATGCTCCAGTTGCCTTTAACTGTTTGTGAGTAGACCTTTGTTAGCTTTTTCTCTTCTACAGAGCCACTTCCTGGTTCGCCAGGGACCGCTGGAGTAGTTACGGTATAGATTAACTCAACAGTGTATGTAAATGTCTTAGAAAGCGCCGTAGGGGCCCTGAATAAGTATAGATCTGCTTCTTTTGGGGGAGGTAACTCCTCCCACGCTGAAGCTGATTTCAGATCATCGCCTTCTCGGTATAAAAGCGCATTAGCACCAAAAGTGAAAATTGAGTTATAGTTACCTGTATAATGGTTTTGAGCTACAGTGATACCGGTTACTGGTTGGTAGTTAGTAATAGTAATTGACTTAAGAGTTTCATCTGCCTCCAAAGAGGCAGTGAAGTATTGGTCTACAAAGTCACCTTCTATAAGTTCTTCTAATGTCGTATTTATTGGAATTATCTGAGCCATAATTAACCTACATCAATTCTGCTACCGTCGATAGTGTACTGACCTTGAGCAATAGAACTCATCGAAGCCATTGTCTCAGTCCATGACCCGCCTACATTCCAAGAAACCGTTCCTGCAACGACATAAGACATGTTCCCGCCAATATTCATTTCATGGTTCCCATCCACTTTAGTGGTAGCATTGCCATTTACTTGGATATCCGCATTTCCTTCAACGATAACTTTTACATTACCTTTGACTACAACAGTCCCGTCGCCTTCAATGGTTTTAGTTTCATTTCCACGAATATAAAGAGTATTATCACCGTCAATTTGCTGACGTCGATTGTACATATTATAATAAACTTCGTTTCCACCAACGTTAACTTTCTTATCACCAGAAATCATGATATTCCCGTCACCTTGAGTCATATCATAAAGATCGGCAACTGTTTTACGCGTACGGCGCCCGTCAGGAGCAACTTCTTCGTAACAGCCAGTTGGATGGACCAGTCTATATCGTTCGTAACCAGGAGTATCGTCAAATTCTTGAACATGTCCTGCTTCAGATTCATACGTATGAACGTAAGGATATTCGCCTTTATAAGAACTTTCAGGTTCTTTGAATAGAATCCTTGAATCTGTAGGAGTCCATGGAGCGCTTGGATCGTCAGAATCATCGGAAACCGGAGCAGCAAATAATTGAATCATTCTTCCTTTAGCCTGTTCTGGAGGAACAGGAACACCGTATGACTCTAAATTACCGGTTAAGATAATCATAGATACACGAGAAGCACGGCCTTTAGTCTGATTAAACCAAACAGAATTGCGGGCTTCTTTAAATGCCGTTTGCCAGTCTTCGACAAGCATTGCGTCTAGCATACCTTTGAATTTTGCTAATCCGTGGATGCCCATTTGGAAAGCCATATTCTCTAAAGCCATCTGACGAGACCTGTTTACTTTAGCATAAACAGGACCCACTCTAGGATTGCTTTTTACATCTCGTTGAACATCTGCTAAATCTTTCTGGAATAATTTAGAGGCTTCTTCCATTTCGATGATGCCTGGATTTCCAGATACTTGACGCCCTACTTGATTGCTCAGAATTTTATTAATCTGGGCCATATCGCGTATTTTCTGCATCACAATCAAGTGGCCGATACCTACGGTAGGGTACCCTTCAGAATCCCAGTATACTTTTAAACGAAGGCCTTCATCGCGACGAAGCATGTTTTCAATAGTGAAATTAGGATTGTCGTCTGGTTTAACATCTCCAATATCTGTTGAATCTGGATTAATACCCACATCAAGATTAGCATCTTGAATGACGTTAGTATTACTGTTATAACCTATTTCAGACCCTTGAGTCAACGGGTTCGTGTCTGAACCTAAGTATCTAGGGAACTGTCCTGTAGGGTCACTGAACCCTTCTGTATAGTTAGGCTTCTTTGTATTGTGGGCTGATATAACATGAGTAACAATGCCTGAGGTTTTATATTTGTCGAGCCATTGTCCAAAAACTGTACTACCTTCAACAATACCTGTAATTGAATGACCTACTCCACTGATACCAGCAGAGTTAGTAGGCTGCCCTACAGTCATCCATGGTAAATCAGCGGTAGAAATACCAGAAATAGGCCCTTGTGTTTTTTGGAACGGATGAAGGCCTACAACACGTACTCTTACTCGACCTTGTTTTAACGGGTCCATCCTATCTTCTACGACGCCAGTGAACCAGCGTACTTCATCATTCATTTCAATCATTCTGGGGCCTTTTCCATTTCACGAACTATATCTGATAAAAAAGATTCGATATCAACAGGGTTAATGATTTTGATCTGCCGGAGTTTTTCATTTTCTAATATAGCGTCTTCATAGACATCGACTGCAGCTAATGCACCGCGATATTGGATGTGTGAATCCTTAGTATAATCGTTCTCACCTTTGGCCCACCAGATGCCTGAATTAGGAGGAACCTGCTCTACGTTATAATATCTGTTCCCGTCGGCATCAACATGATACAAGATCTGGTTCCCGCCAACTTTAGAGTATTTCTGTTCAGCTGCTTGGTAACAAGCATCCTGTGATTTAATCCATCCATGATAAGGGTCATAGATTCCGTTACACATTAAGAGAATCCAATAGAACTGCGTGTTACCGTACAGTTCATAAGACAGTTCTTCTGGACGTGGAGCACCTTGAATGTAATAGTTCTGAAGCAAGTAGTTAACCGCTACACGGTCAAAATATTCTTGGTAATCACGATAGATATTAGCTGTCGGGATTATCTTCTTGCTGCCAGTCGTTTTAGCTTGGTACTCAATTGGGTTGAAAAACGAAAAGAGCATAGTGTATCCTTTTATAAATATTGATATATGTATTTATAAGGAGGCTTCATTATGGCCTACAGCGGCAAATTTATGCCAGAGAATATCTCTAAGTACAAAGGAGACGTAAGAAAAATTACATACCGTTCCTCATGGGAGCAGTATCTAATGAGATGGCTTGACCGTCATCCTGAGGTTGTTCAGTGGAATAGTGAAGAAGTTGTAATTCCGTATTTTTGCAATGCTGAAGGAAAGAAACGACGCTACTTCATGGACTTTTGGGTTAGATTTAAAGATGGGCAACAGTTCTTTTTTGAAGTGAAACCTGCCAAAGAAACTGTTCCTCCGCCTAAACCTGTCAAGCTTACTACAGCGGCTAAGAAACGCTACATAAATGAAGTGTATACTTATTCGGTGAATCAGGATAAATGGAAAGCAGCTCAAGCAACTGCTGACAAAATGGGTATACAATTTAGACTAATTACTGAGCATTCCCTCAAGAAACTTGGATGGAAAGGCTAATGGCTATAATCGAATTCTTGGGTGAAGCTGCTCCGGCGCTTAATCGTGCACCAAGTAAATCAGAGCAGCAATGGGTTAAGATTGGTGTTGAATACGCTAAAGCAAAGGCCAAAGGAATCACAGCTAAAGAATTCGCTGAAGAACGTGGATTCAACTATGCTTCGTTCACTAAAGCCATGTCACGATACCAATCACGTATCAAAACGGCCGTAAAGGTCGAAAAGTTAGAAAAGAAACCACAAAATAAACTGACTAAAGCTGAACGTCAGTTAATTATGATTAACAGTTTCCGTAGTTCTCTTCGTGAAAAAATAAAGAATGAAGGAGCCGCTGTTAACAACAAATCGGCTAGATGGTTCAATGATACCATTAAGAAAAATGTTCGTGGGCACCAAGTATCTAAGCCTGAACCAGGCAAATTATACGCATACATCTATGATGCTAAGCATAAAGATACATTACCATATTGGGACAAATATCCATTGATTATTAATCTTGGATTCGGTCAAAACGGAAGTTCTAGGGTTATGTACGGTCTTAATCTTCACTACATACCTCCTAAAGCGCGCCAGGCTTTCCTAGAAGAACTCCTGAAGCAATACGCGAACACGCCTGTAATATCTAATAAGACTAAACTTAAAATCAACTGGAGTCAAGTGAAGGGCTTTAAAGGTGCCGACCAGATGATTAAATCCTATTTGCCTGGGCATATCAAAGGTCCGATGATAGAGATTAAGCCTGCAGATTGGGCTAATGTAGTAATGTTGCCACTTCAGCAGTTTATGTCGAAAGGCAAACGTTATTCTGCTACTTCAGTATGGAAATCATAATGCACGATTCAAATGGTGGGTTATTTAACCAAACTAACACAACAAACTTTCTATTAGAGGTTCCTGATGGGAACCTCACTAAAGCATTTAAACTGAATCTTCAAGTAGCTGCTGTTCCAGGGATTCACATCCCTGTTACTGAAGTTGCCGGTCAACCTCAAGGCATGCATCGGGCTTCTTTAAGTTCTGCCACAATAGAGTTCGAAGCCGTTCCATGTCGGTTTTTAGTCGACGAGAAACTTGAATCATGGCTTCAGTGCTATCAGTGGATGCTGGCCTGCAATAACTATTTGAATAGAGATAAGTCTGGGTGGAACCGCAAAGATGGTTTCCCGGATGCTGTTTTAATGCATATTCTAGATAACGATAAACGTGATATAGTATTGACTATCAGATATGTAGGAGCTTGGATCTCCGACCTTAGTGAAATCGAATACTCACTGGCCGAAGATTCTGACGTTCCCATGTATTGCACTGCTACATTGAACTATAAGTACATCGAAGTTGAACAAAACGGCGTAATTATAGAGGGACGTGCTCCTATTAATGAGGCACGTGAAGTTCAATTACAGGCCCAAATCAGGGGTCGTCATCCGAGTATGCAATGAAACAAGTTTATCTTTTAGGTAAAAAACGTAGTGGCAAGGATACCACTGCTGACTATATTATGGATAACTACAACGCCATTAAGGCTCAGTTGGCTTGGCCAATCAAAGAAGCTTTGCATCACGCGTTTTCTGTTGTACAATACCAGTATTCAGACATTCAGAAATTAACTCGAGACCAGCTCGAAGGTATTGATTACGACCGTGAACAGAATTTGTTCCTTGATAAGAAGCGTGTGTTAGCTATTATGCTCGCCGCAATGGGTTGGTTATCTGAACAGAAGTATTTGTGCGCTACCTACAACGGCTTACCTATGAACTCGGTAGAAAGAGAAGTTGAACGCGTCATAAATACTATTGAAGATGATTGGTCCGTTAGACGTCTGATGCAGACCCTTGGAACGGATATCGTGGTCAATTGCTTTGATAAGATGTATTGGGTTAAATGGTGTATGGATGAATATGCTGATAACTTTGAGAAGTATAATTACTTCATAGTTCCAGATGTTCGTCAAGAACATGAAATTTCTTTTGCCAGGGCGATGGGTGCTACAATTATCCATGTAGTTCGCCCTTCTAAAGAAACTAAAACGGATTCTCACATCACCGAGCGTGGCCTTCCGGTTATGCCTGGTGATATTGTAATAACAAACGACGGTTCTATTGAAGAACTTTACAAAAAAAT